TTCAGCCGGACGGCCTCGTCGGTGCTGATCTGCGCGGCCTCGACCTTGCCCTGCCAGTAGTCCACCGTCCGGTCGAGCTGGTACCCCTGGAGTGTCGCCCCGACGGGGGCCCAGTAGCGGTGCAGGATGCGGCCGATCAGGAAGCCGAGCAGAAGCTGGGGCACGCTGAGCTTGCCGAGGAAGTGCGCCGAGACCTTGAATCCCGGGTGACGGAAGGCCGTAGCCGCGTGCGCCCACGCACCGGGGAGAGCGAAGTCGATCAGCCAGACGCCGAGTACGCCCAGTGCGAGGGTGAGGCCGATGATGACCAGCGGCGCGGTCAGGATGCGCCAGGTGCCGACCCGGACTCCCCACCACTTCTTCTTGGCGAGGAGGGTGGTGATCGCCATGGTGGCGAACGCGGGCTCGGGGATGTCGCGGAACGCGGTGTGCCGGTACAGCGGCCAGTTCGCCGAGTGGATGAAGCCCATCCCGCCGTCCCACCAGGTCTTCAGGTAGAAGATCTGGTGGTTGAAGCCGCCGATGTGGATGTACCAGCGGACCTCGAACAGGCCGAAGTAGAGCCCGGCGATGAACCCGGCCCCGATGAAGCCGGCTACAACCGACCACAGCGTGGACTGGGCGAAGCGGAACCGCACCGGATCACCGGACAGCAGGAATGCCTGGGACTTGCCCAGGGCGGTGATGCTGTCGGCAACGTCACTGCCTACCTTGCCGGCGACCCGGCGGTGCGGCAGGCGGTCGAGCACCCCGCCGAGGGCACTCACTTCGTCACCGTCGCGGTGGCGGTGGGAGTGGCGGTGGCTGAGGGGCTGGCGCCCAGGCCGTTGACGCAGGAGGCCATGGCGTTGAGGAAGCCGGTCTCCTTGCTGGCGCTGGTGCCCGTTGCCTTGTGGGCGTTCTCGGCGGCCGTGAGAGCGCACGCAGCTACCGCGTCGTCGTCGGCCTTCGGGATCGCCTCGCAGGTGTAGAAGCCCTGGCGTGTGCTCTTGTGCAGCAGCAGGCTGACCTCCCACGCCTGGACGGTGCTGCCCTTGGGCTGGCACTTGGCGGCGAGTGCCGCCGCATCGGACGCGGCGGCCGAGGCCTGCGCCGAGTAGCTCGGGTCAGGCGTGAAGATGCTGGGCACGGACGCGGCTGCGCCCTTGTTTCCGCCGCACGCGACCGCAGCGGCGAGCACTCCCGCAGCGAGCGGGGCGGCGGCGAGGAACCGTCGGTTCATGGGGGTATCTGATTCCCTTCCTTGATGGTTTCTTACTCGGGGTGGAGGAGGTCGAGGTCGCGGCTGGTTAGCTCCTCGCGGTTCATTCGTCTTCGTCCATACCGGCGAACAGCGCGTCGAAGCATGCCTCGTGCTCGCCGCTCATGAGCGTGCCGCGCTGCCCGTCGGACAGCTCGGGAAGCATGTCCTGGACGTAGCCCTCGCCCCTGTGCCAGCGACTCCAGCGGTCCGCGTTGACGCCTGAGACCTCGCTCGGCTGCTGGCAGAGCGGGCAGACGAAATGCAGCGTGAGGGTGCCGTCCTCCGCTACGTGAGAGGATTCGAGCGGGGTCGCCGACGCCATCAGTCTTCCTCCTCGTCGTATGCGGCCGGCACCCAGACCTGCTCCAGGAACACCAGCTCTGACGGCCACGGGTAGGCCGCCGGCCACACCTTGCGGGCGACCCGCTTGTCGGCGTTGCACTGGGGAGCGCCCAGGCCGGCCACCTGCCGCCTGCCACGGTGGCTGACGATGTTGTGGAACGCGAGGCCCTTGTCCGGGTGCGCGACCCACCAGCGGCAGGCGTAGAACTTGTACTCCCTGAGCGGGTCAACGGGCGCCGTCGTGGCCTCCGCGACAGGGAGGAACAGGTAGTGCCTCTCCTCCAGCCAGATGTTCACGCTGCCTCCATGTCTTCCATCCGCTCGGCGTGCGGGTGCTTTACGTGGACGATGACGTTGCGCCGCAGGTCGCGGCACGGTTCTTCCTCGTCGGCCCCGCAGCGGCGGCACTCCAGGAGCAGCGCCAGCTCCTCCCATTCGGCCAGCTCGGCGACCGCCGTCTTGGCTGCCCGGCGGTTGGCTGCGTCGAAGACCTCGGTGATCGACTTGACCCAGTTCTCGCGGACCGCGTCGCTGAGCGTCTCCCAGAGGAGGCCGTCGCCCAGGCAGCCGTTCTCTGACAGGTAGGCGACAACCTCGCGCGCTCCCTCAGTCCGGGCGACGCGGCCCACGTCGCGGCTGGAGGGCTTCACTCCGTTCCGTTCGAACGGGCCTGCAAGCCGTGGCATCTTCCTTCAGTCCTTCCTTTCCGCTGACCTGGTATTCGAGGTAATGGACGAGGTAAAAGTGCAAAACGGTACTAATCCAGCTTTTAGAGGACTTACGGCAAACCGGGCAGCGCACCGGGTATCTGCGGGTCACTAACGAATGGTGAAGGAGCAGCGGCTTCTTGCGCCTGGTATCTGTGAAACCAAAGCTCGGATTCGATGTAGCGGCGGGTCGCGCCGCCTGTCTTCGTCTCAAAACCACCGCACGAGCAGGTGACGTCGTAGCCCCAGGAGCCGCGCATCGTGCCGGTGCGGCGGATCTTCGCGCCCCCGGCCCACACCCACCAGGTCGCCTGGTGGGCCTTCATCGTCTCGGCGCTGAGGATGTCGCTCACCCGAGCCCCCTCGCCCGCCAGGCCCCACAGCACGCCCAGCAGATCATCTCGCCGGTCCCGGCCCACTCGGTCATGGCGATGGCGTTCCCGCAGGCCTCGCAGGAAGGGACCGGGACCCAGCGCCAGCCGTCCTTCATCCAGCCCTTGACGATCTTCACGTAGGGCTGGCTGCCGCCGGTTCCCTCGCGGCCGAGGACGTCAGCCTTGGCCGCGAGGTAGTTCTCGGCCTCGACCTCGTAGGTGTCGCCCCACGAGTAGGTCTCACCGTACCCGTCGGCCTTCACCGCGATCAGCCTGAAAGTGCTCACGATTCGTCGTACTCCTCGCGGTCGTCGTACTCCTCGCGGTCGCTGTAGTCGGGGTCGCCTGACCTGTCGTGCATCCCGGCCGGCTCTACCACGTCGTCCTTGAAGTCGATCGTGTAACCCTTGGGCGTCTTAACGATCGTCACGTCGATGAACGTGGCGATGACGGAGATGTCTGCCATCTGCACCATGCGCTGCGCCTGCGAGTAGGTAACGTCCGTCAGCCTCGCCTGGATCAGGCTCGCAGCGTCCATTCGGTTAAGCGGCTTCTTGTTCTTGCTCATCAGATGCCTCTCGCCTTCGCGTCGTCGATGCGGAGCCGGCAGACGGTCTTCTTGCGTCGGTGCCACCGCCGCCCGGCGGCCGTCAGGTCGAAGCACCTCTCCCCGACGCCCGCATGGCACATGCGGCAGGTGATCTTCAGCGCCTTCTCTTCCTGGTTCATCTCAGATTCCCTCGTACGCTGCGATCATGGCGCGGGCCGCGTCCGCGTAGGCGCCGGCCGGCAGCAGGTTGGAGTCGTCGAGGGTCATATGGCCGGCGATCTCCCACCGGACGCCCGTGGGGATGAACTTCCCGGTCACGCCCTTGACGCCGACACCCCAGACCTCGCCGACAGGACGCGGGTACTTCACGCTGGTGTCGTTGTACTCGTCTGCGTCGAAGACCTTGTATACGGGCAGGTCGGTGCCGGGGTAGTTCCCGTCGTGTACCAGTTGGTAAGCCATCTCAGGTCCTCCTGTAGCGCTCGTTCCTTGCAGAACCGACAATACAGGGTTTCTTGATAACGGGCAATCATATTTGGGGCTACGGGCGTGTTCGCCCCTCCAGGATCACCACGAACATCCCGTTCTCGAACCCGGCCGACACCTGCTCCAGCTCGAACAGGTGCCCGTGCACGCGGACCAGGACCTTCTTGCCCACGTCCATGTTGCGGCCCCATGCCCCGCCGAGATCGGTGAGGACATGCAGTGCCTCCTTCAGCTCCCCGACGCTCAGGCCGCCTTCTTCGCCCGCCGTCACAGTCTCGCCTCCCCGTCGGCCGCGAGCTGCTCGACCGCCAGCAGGTCGGCCACAGGCAGCCGGACGACGTCCAGCTCGGCCAGGAAGCCCACCCACACCGGCTCGATCCCGGGGAAATCCTGGAATTCGCTGTCGCTGACCCGCCCGTGGGCGTACAGCACCGTCTGGTTGGCCAGGAGCTGCACCTGCGGCGCGCTGAGCCAGCGGGCCAGCTTCACCTCGCGCTCCGACAGCTTCAGCTCCGGGACCTGGAGCCCCAGGTAGGCGACGTAGATCTCCCACTGGTGGCCGGTGCCCTTCGGGCCTGGCTCGCGCCTGCACCTGTTGAGGCGCCAGCCGCCCACCGGGGTCCAGTGCACCTCGGTGACGTCCAGGCCCACTTCCTCCTTCAGCTCGGCCCGCGCCGCGTCGGTATAGCTCAGGTGCTCGTCGAAGACGTGCCCGGATACCGGGGCGACGCTGAAGGGGAACGTGTTGCGCCATATGAACAGCCACCTCGGCCGCCCGTTCCCGTCGGTGCGCTCGACCAGCACGCCGACGCTGGCGTTGTCGCACTGCTTCGCCGGCGCTACGGCGTCCGCCTGTCCTGGCATCGGTTCTCCTAAATGTCTGAAGGGCGGCCCGCATGAGCCGCCCTTCAGACATTATCAATAAACCTTGTATCGGTGGAAGAGCTTAGGCTGCTTCGCCTGCTTCCTTTTCCTCCCGCTGACGCGCTCTCGATACTCTTGCAGTGCGGCTCACCTGAAGGTTCTTCCGCTCCTCCTCGGTGAGGCCGCCCCGGATGCCGTACCGGCCGCCGCCGCTCTTCTCCTCGGCCATCGCCGCCTCCAGGCACTCGGTCCTGGCGCAGCACCCGGTGCACAGTCCCTTCGCCTTCTCCACGCGCACCTCGCGCGTGCCGGGACTCTCGTTCTCGCCCTTGTAGAACAGGCCCGTGCTCTCGCCCCGGCACGCCACCTCCGCTGGTGCGCGCCAGATCGGCACGGTCTCCTTGCGCCACTGCGCCGCCCTCGGGCTGGTGCGGCTCACCCGCGCCGCCTCTCCCGGTGCGCCAGCAGGCGCGCGCCAAGTCCTACGGCCAGGATCATCCCGCCAGCCCAGTAGCCGGGCACTCCGCCCTGGAGCGCGCCGTTGAGTACCAGGTCGGCTGAGCCGACGGCAGTCCAGATAGCGCCGGTCCTTGCCGTGTTGCTGGCGCGCGCCGCCCTGTACCGCGCCAGGCGCGCCGCGTCCCTGGTGCGCCACCTGATGCCGTACCGCGCCGCCTGGCGCGGTGCGCTGGTGCGCCCTGGCGCACCGCTTGCTGCTCCCGCTCTCATGAGACAGCCCTTCCCTGAAATGAAGCGGGGCCCCGGATGTGGCGTCCGCGAGGCCCCGCAGGCGCGCCCTCTTTCCCCTTGCCGGGGGCGCGCCGCTCCTGATGCTAGCGGGGGGCCTTGAAGCTGGCGTCGCCGAGCTTGTCGGGCATCTGGAGCTTGGAAGCGGACTTGCCCGTGCGCCAGGTGTCCCACGAGCGCAGGCACAGGAACAGCACCGTCTCCTGCTTGACCCTGGTGCCGTGCCTCTGCGCTTCGTACTGGTCGCGGGCGAGGCGCTTGCGGAGTACCGTCAGCGGGTGCGGCCTGCCCGGCACCTCGTCGGTCAGCCCGGCGCCGCTGCGCAGGTACTCCAGGAATATGTCCCGCTGCTCCGGGCTCTTCTGGCCGAGGAGCCACCACAGGAAGCCCGCCACTCCGGCCGGCACGATGGGCGGCTTGAGGCTCCAGTTGGCGGCGAACTTGGTGGCTTCCTCGATGTAGGCGACGCGCTCAAGCTCTGCCGGGAGGTACTTGCCTTCCTGCGGCTTCAGGATTTCCATGACCTCGGCGCGGGTTGGCTTGTAGGCGTTGCCGGTGATGCGCCCGGCTTCCCACAGCACGATGCGGCGGCCGATGGTGTAGAGCATCGTGGGGTTCTCGCGGCCGTCCATGCCGAGGAGGTCCTGGCCGGTCCTGTTCTTGCCGATGTTGAGGTAGGGGAACGCCTCGTCGATCTCCTGCGTGGTGCCCCTGGTCACCCACAGGGTGAGAGTGAAGTCGTCGGGATGGGCGATCTCCTCCTTCCTGGCGAGCGCCATAGCCGCTTCGAGGATCGCGAGGTAGCGCTGCTGCCCGTCGCGCAGCACGCCGTCCCCGGTGTCTTCCCCGTCGTAGACGACGGGCTCGGGGCTCTTCCTCCAGCGGCCGGCCTCCATGTCGCGGGCGTAGCGGGCGATGACTCCCGGCGAGGGGTGCCTGCCGCACCGGGCTGTCTTGAGGTCCTCGCGGGCGATGGCCGGCGTGATATCTTCCCACTGGCTGTGCATTGTGGCTGAAGCCTTCTTCCTGTTCTGCTGTGTTCCCTGTTGTTTACTGTTGTCCTGATCGGGTGCCCTTGCCCGGCACCCGTCAGGGGACGTGCAGCTCGCAGTTGCCGGGGCAGCAGAAGTGGAACCCTGCCTCCGTCATGGTGACCGAGCACGTGCTGAAGTAGTGCCCCTGGTGCTCGTTTCCGGTGGGACGCCCGCAGCGCTCGCAGACAAGGCCGTCACCCGCGCCGGGCAGCATGTCCGGCTCGTCGGCCCAGGGGAGCCTCTCCAGGCGCCTGGTGGCCCTCCTGAGCGGCTCTGTGGGGCTGTCCGGGCTAGTCACCGGGGTGGAACACCTTCTCGTGGTCCTCCATCAGCTTGCCGGCTTCCTGGCAGCGCTTGCGCTCAGTCCCGGTCACCGGCCTGTGCCCTCTCGTGCTCCTCGATGGCGGCCCGTACGTAGCTGCCCACACTCGCGGTGCGGCTCCAGTCGAGCAGCTCGCCCCACTCCCGGCCGCTCAGCGGCTTCGGGTTGGGGCTCCCGCAGTAGCAGCACACCGGGGTGCGCATGCCTGTGGTGCCGAACGCGATGCGCCAGTGTCTCATGCGCAGGGGGCAGCGGGTCATCGCCTGCCTGCGACGGGGAGCCCTCTCAGTCACTGTTCTTCCTCCCGGTAGTTCGTAGGCAGCAGGTAGCAGATCCGCCCTCGTGCGCCGTTTGTTCCGCGCGGCCGGCTGCGCCGGGCGTCTAACGCGCGAGGGCCGGTCTCAGAATACAGGATTCCTTGATAATCAACAACGGGGAACAGAACTGTTCAGGCGGCTTCCCGCATGAACGGGGGCACTTCTCTCTCGGGCCTGCGCCGCCAGCGCACGTTCGCCGTCCGGATGAACGCCTCGTCGTCGGTGACCAGGGCGAGCATCTGCGCCGCGTGAGCGTCCGCGTCAGGCAGGGAGCCCGGCGGGTGCGCGCAGTAGGTGGCGTCGCGCTCCTCGCCTATCTCCGGCATGAGGTCCACGTTGCCTGCCTGGCCACGGTTCCTGACCCGCCAGCGGCGCCCGGACGGGCCCCTGACCTCGAACCAGCCCTTGTCCTGGTAGCTCTCCCACTGCTCGTCGCTCAGCAGCGACCGCAGCAGCTCCAGGGCGCGGGATTCGGCCTGCTCGCGTTCCAGGCGCTGCTCCGCAGCCCTGGCCTCCGTCTCGGCCTGCCGCTCCCGGAGGCGCTCCCGGACCTCCCTGTCGCGCTCCTCGCGCTCGGCGCGCTGCTCCTCGGTCTCCTGGTAGGCCGTATTCCACGTGACCCACTGGGTGCCGGTGCTGACGTAGGCGGTGCTCGTGGAGTAGTTGAAGGCGAGTGACCCGGCTGTGGTCGCGACCGCGCTGTTCCACGAGGTCCAGGCGGTGTCCGCCATCGTGACGGTGGTGCCCGTCGTCAAGCACCAGGCGAACCACGTCTGCCCTGGCGACCAGGAGCTGAAGGCCTCCTGCTTGAGCGGCTGGACAGCCGTCAGGTCCGCCAGCGTTCCCGCTGTCGGAGCCGGGAGCTGCTGCGCCAGTGCCTTTAGCGCCTGGTCAGCCAGGGCGGGTGCTGACCCTGCCACGTCAGCCGCCGACGAGCGGCTTGACGAGGATGATCCGCTCGGCGTCCGGGTCGAACTCCCGGATCTGCTCGCCCTGGTGGCCGTCCTTGCCCTCGGCCTTGTAGGCGAGGTAGCCCTTGCGGGTCAGCTCCCTGAACTGCTTCCTGGCCGCGTCCACCTCGTCCTTGTTGCGCCTGTCCCACATCTGGCGGACGTCGCCCGATCGGTCCAGGGTGCTCATGAGCCCGTGGTGCTCCGGCACGGTGATCTCAGTTTCCTGCACAGTCATGTTTCCTCCGAAGGATTTACGCTGATTACTGATGACGAACGGCCAACGTGCAGCCTTCCGCGTATTGCAAGGCCAGCAAGCAGGTCTCAGGTTCGACGGCCACTTGCTACCGCCTCGATACAGCGGCTTCACATGATCCATGTAGCGAGCCGCGTTGCCGCACATCCAGCAACGGCCACCGTAGTAAGCCCGCCGGGCCTGTCGTTGCTCCTCGGTGCAGTTCCCTGGCGCAGCCGCTTCTCTCGTCAGTCGCCGCTGGATGCTCTGCGCTTGCGTCTGAGGCTTCTGCTTCAGCACAGTGAGAGGAGCCGAGGTCAGCCTCTCCAGGAATGACTCGCGACAGGAAGCGCACTCGCGCGCGATACCTTTGCTTCCTTCGAAGCAAAATTCGGCTACCCGCCTTTCGCGTAGGCACATAATGCACCTCTTCTTGATCACGGGAAGATCTCCTGTTCACCGCAGGACCGGCACAGGTAGGTCGTCCCCGGGGTGCACCAGGCTACGTCCAGCGGTACGCCGCACCCGTCGCACACCGACTTCACCGTCCGCGACCCGGCAGGCAGCTCCCCGGGGAGCACGTGCCCCGCCCTGGTGAGAGAACCGGAGCTGGTGAGGCGAGCCCTGGGCCAGGGCTCGCCGTTCATGCTGACGGTGCCCATCGCGACGGCGACCCGGAGAGCCTCCATGGCCGCGTCCCCGGGCGAAGCGTAGACCAGGCTGCCGTCCTCGCGGCGGCCGAACGGCACGCGCCCGTCGTCCGGGCCGGGCAGCTCCCGCTCGCGCCCGCTGCCTTCGAGGAGGGCAGAGGCGTTCCACACGGCCCATACGGCCAGCGAGACACCCGACAGGATGAACACGGTCATGGTGGCCCAGTTGACCGCTCCCGCCGCCCACGCGGGGACCGGCAGCAGCGCCAGGAACTCCGTCAGGAAACTGATCAGGGCCCACTTCACTGCGTTGCGGCCAAGGGCCCGGCCCTTCATGACGGCTTCTCTTCCGGCCACCGGATCGTGATCTCAGTCGCCTTGTCGATCGTCGCGGTGACCTCGGCCGCACCGTCAGGCCTCAGGCCCAGCCGCTCCAGCATCGCCGCCCCGATGTAGGCGAGCAGGCTCCCGGTGCCGGCGAGCACCAGGCCCGGCTCGGATCCGCTGATGTCCGCCAGGACCTCGCCGATCGTGTAGTCGTCGAGTTCCCTCCGCACGTCCGGCGGGGTCATGCCGTGGGGTCCTTCTTCAGCCTCCACGTCCTGAAGCCGGCGTGCTCCAGCGTCCCGCTGGCCTCGCCCTCCTGGAGCCATGCGTGAAGCACCTCGCGGGACGACGGGCCGTGCCGTCCGCTCAGTGCCATGAGTTCGGCGGCCCTCAGCCCCTCCGGGTGCTTCGCGAGGTTCTCCAGGGCTATCTCCTGCCAGCGCAGGCGCCGGTCTTCCTGCGGCTGGCTCTTCAGCAGTACCAGCAGCCCGGTGATGGCGTCCTGGGCCGCCTGCACCAGCGGCTCGGTGTCCTCCAGCAGGTCCTCCGCGCAGGCAGCCCCTGAGCTCTCCAGCTTCTCCTTGGCCATGACCCACGACTCCACGGCGATCTGCGCCATCGCGGGGCTCGCGCAGATATCCGCCGCACGAGCCACGAACAGCGGCTGCGGTATACGCCGCACGTCGTTGTCCGACGCGTGCAGGTGCTCGGCCGCCGCCCACTTCGCTGCCTGCTCCCGCTCCTGCGTAGTCCAGGTGGCGATCACCTCGGCGGGGATCATCACCCCGGCGACCAGGCTGAGGATGTCAGCCAGGACCTCCGGGATTGTCTCGGTCTTTTCCGCTTCAGGAGGCATCTGACTTTCCCTCTCCCGTCGTCCACTTGCCGAACGCCCTGTGCGCCGCGCCTGACTTCAGCCAGGTCTCGTAGGCGTCGGTCTCTTCTGGCGTCCCGAAGCGCAGCTCAAGGTAGCGCCTGTGCTCCTGGAAGCCGGGCCACTGCACGGTGACTGCGGGGCCCGGCCCGGCGATAATCCCGTCGGCCTCCTGCGTGCCCTCGTCCCGTCCGGGGGCGCTCAGGCCCCACGACTCGCGGATGAATTCCAGGGCCTCGTCTATGTCTGCCGCCCTGCACTCGCGGGGTGCGTCCTGGCTGTTGGAGTGCTGGACCTGGGTGCTCGCCCAGATCTCTCCGTCCGCCTCGCGCAGGTGCACCCTGAGCTGCGGGGCCGCGTACTTCCCGAACCCGCTTACGTCGCCTCCGCCTTCGTTGAGTACCGCCGCCTCGCGGGCGGTGAGCGGCCGGTCGCCCCAGGCGAGAATGACATCGCCTTCCCTCCACGGGGGAGCCGGGGCTGTCCTGCCTTCTCCTGCGTCCACTACGCCATCTCCCTCCGCAGGCGCTCAGCCTGCGCCCGTCCCTTGCGCTGCACCCGGGGCGAGGAGGAGCCGCAGAGACCGCACGAGTACTCGCCGCCCAGGGCCCACCACACCGGCCTGTGGGGGTGCGGCACCAGCCGCCACGGAGCTGTCGTCATGTTGAGCCGCAGCTCCGTCGCCCAGGCCCGCGCGAACGTCCGGTACTTCACCCGTCCTCCAGGTGTATCGTCTATCCCGACGAGAATACCAATAAAGCCTGTATTCCAGCTATGTTCTCGCAGCCATTTCCGGCATTCGCACCGGCAGCAGTACGTCGAGAACGCGTAGTGATCGTGCAGCCGCCGCTCGTGCCCGCATCCCGGCCTGCGGCAGCGCCTCGTGTCCTGGCTCGGCTTCACGCGGCCATGTAACCACGCCGGTCACCCGATCCGCCTGATCACTACGAACGCGCCCTCGGCGCTCTCCCCGGGGCGCACCTCGAACGACCCGGCGTCCAGCAGCGCGATGGCATGCCCCGGGACGGTCTCGGCGAACTGCTTGCGGCTCCAGTCCCAGCGCTCCTGAGCCCACCCGGCGTCCACCGGCACGCTCAGCCCCCCGCCGTACAGGAACAGCACCGTGTCTCCCTCCAGCGCCCACGCCCCGCCGGCCTCCACGGCCGTCAGCGGGCCGAACTCCCGGTCCGCCTCCTCCAGCGGCTGCACGCGCCACTTGTCGCCCATCTTCGCCCTGGCCGTCGCGTCGTAGCAGAACACCAGGCCGCTGCCGGGACCGCCCGCCTCCAGCCACGGGTAGCCCGCACGGTCGAGCCAGACGCCGGGCGGCGCTTCCTGCCGCTCCCCGTTCTCGGGCTCCAGCAGGTCCGTCCGGAACCAGTCGAGCGTCCCGTTGTCGAACTGCACCCTCGCCCTGCCCGCCTCGGGGATCACCGCGACCACCTCGCCGTGGAGTTTCCCCGCGTAAACGACGCGCATGCCCTCTTCGATCACCTACAGTTCACCGCCGTACCCCGAACGCGAACGGGTTCCGGATCTCCATCGGGACCCTCGACCAGTCGATCGTGAGAACGGTGACGGTCCCGTCTGTGCTGATCGTCGCCTCCTCCTCGGTGAGGTTCTCGATCAGCAGGTCGAGCACCTCCGACAGCGCGATTCGCCTGCTGTCTACGTGGGTGATGCCTGCCGTGCGCGGCGGCAGCTTCCAGTAGGTGCTCAGCCGGAACGACACGGGCGCCTGGACGCGCTCCTGTGCCTGCTCTGTGGGTGACTCGCTCATGTTGCTCTCCTGTTCAGGTCGTACGTCTGGGTTTGCAGCGCTGCCACGGCGAGGCCCGCAGGGTTCTGCGCCCCCTGGGCGATGAGCGCCAGCACCGCCCGGTAAAGCTCGTCTTCCATCGCCAGCGCCCGGTCCGGCTCCTTCACCGAATGGGCGGCGACCCGCCGCACCATCTCCAGGACGTGCTTCACTGCCGCCGCCCCGTCGCCCAGGATGCGCCCGCCGGACAGCAGGTAGACGGTGACCGACCCGCCGCCGGTCCGCTCGGAAGTCTTGTCGATCGCCATCGTCGCGTGGTTCTTGCAGGCGTGCGCCGCCGGGGATTCCGGGACATCCCGGGTGACCAGGTACAGCGCCCCCGAGTGGCAGAAGTCGCACGCCGGGCCGTCACCCCGGGCCATAGACGCCCGCCTCGCGGAGCCCGTCTATCTCGTTCAGGCACCTGACGGCAGCGTCCCGGTGGCTCAGGGTCGCCAGGAAGAGGCGGTGCCGCTGCCAGAACGCCAGCCAGGGCGTCTGGGCGTGCAGGTCCAGGCATTCCTCCATCAGGCTGAACTGGTACTCGGATTCCGCCAGCAGCGCCTCGACCTGGCCGAGGACCTCGTCCCTGTTCACCGGCAGTTCCCGTTGTGCGGGCAGTGCTGGCAGCAGCAGCCGTCCGGGTAGTCCTCGTTGTGCGCGGTGACCTCTGTGATGCCGTTGACGCCGCGCGCCAGGTAGTAGGCCACTTCGTCCGCCAGCCGGTCGTCCACCTTCACCAGCAGGTACGTCGTCTGGCGGGCGGCCAGCTCGGCGCGGCCCGCGTCGGTGACCGCGTAGGTCGCTCCCCGGCCGTCGCGGCTGACCTTCATGAAGCCGGCGCGGGCCAGGAGGCTGGCCATCGCCGCGACCCGCTGGCTGGAGGTGCCGAGCATCCTGGCGGCTTCCTTCGGGGTGACGTCCGGGCCGCCGTACGACTCGACGATGCGCATCAGGTTGCGGTCCTCGCTGGTGAACCCGTCGCTGTTCCCGCTCACCGCATTGCCCTCTCCCCGGCCCACAGCACCGCCTCGGTCTCGGGGTCCACGACGTAGAGCTGGGTGCCCGTCCCTGCCTCGTGGTTCGCTACCTGGATGGCGATCTCCAGGGTGAAGGTCTTCAGGCTGTGCCCTGCCCTGTCCAGCCTGAACTTGTCGCCGTCGGCGTAGCGAAGTTCGTACTGCTTGTCGTTGGGGGACCTGGTGACCCGGACCGGGCCGCCGAAGATGCTCATCGGACTTCCTCTCCGTCGCTCAGTGCAGCCGCTGGGCGACGAGCACGAGCAGCGTGATCACGGCGGCGTTGAACAGGAGGGTGAAGACCGCCACCCCGGGGGTGACCGGCTTGCGCGGCTTCCCGGTAAAGGCGATCGTCGCGACCACGTCTGCGGCCAGCCAGCCGGTGAGTGCGTACAGGAACCAGACCATTTCAGATCTCTCCTCGGGGTGCGTCGGGAAGGGCCGCCACGTAGGCGGCCCTGGTGCGCCAGTGGATGCCGCACGTGTTGCAGCGGACCAGCGAGTAGTCGCTGGGGGTGAAGTGGTAGCCGTTGAAGGCGCTGTAGTTGCCGTAGCGGACTACGACGTCCCAGGTCGTCTTGTGGGCCTTGTCGGTGCAGGCGTACTTGCGCGGGGGCTCGTAGATGCGCGGCATAACACGACCACCTCGACGAAGTCGGAGGTGGTCGGCACCGCCGTATCGTCCCCGTCACGGCAGAGGACGATGTGGCGGTGATTCGTGCAGCCCGGGTACTCCGGCAGGATCTCCGTCACGGTCGCGGTGTACGCGGTGCCGTCCCACCAGGCCTCGACGCGGCTGCCGGCGGCGAGCGGGGTCCCCCGGCAGTCGGTTACCTCGCTCATACGATCACCTCGACGAATGGCTCCGCCGCCCCGGTGAAGTGCGGCAGCCCTGCCCCGCGCCCGATGACGCCCCAGTCCACTCGCCTCACCTGCATGAACCCGTCGGTGTGCAGGCCCGGCACGGGCTCGGTGCCGCGCGGGTGGTGGATGTAGTCGCCTGGCCGGGGCACCGGCCCGTCGTAGTCCCGCACATCGGCGACGAGCATGTTGCCCTCGGTGATGATAAGCCTCATGTCACTCTCCCTCTTCGAGCAGCGCGTCCAGCATGGAGCCGCCGCTGAACAGCAGGTCGCAGAACACGTCGTCGGCCGGTTCGACGTGGTGCCAGTTCCCGTCCTCGCCCGCGTAGACGGGGAACCCGCACCTCTTGTGCACGAAGATGTCGGCGCCTTCGTCGATGTCGGCGCCTTCGTCCGCCCCGGTGCTCATGCGATCACCTGGAGGTACGGGACGGTGTCCGCCTGGAGGGATACGACGATGGCCGGGACCTTGATCACCGGCTGGCCGTCTTCTTCGGCGACGAGGACGATCTCGTCGCCTTCCCTGATCAGGGCGGTCACTGTCCGCCAGTGGGCCGGGGTGATGGGAATGTCGAAGTCGCCCGGGATGCCCTCCTGTCCCCGTGCGACGATGATCATGGCGTCGGCTACGGGAACGTAGATAGGGACGATCGGGGCTGCGGCTTCCATCAGTTCACCTCCACCGTGATCGTCCAGTCGTGGCCGGCCTCGATGACGGTGCAGGGAACTTCCCTGCCGTCTACTTCGAGTACCGCCTGCACCCCGGGGAGTGCTTCTGTGATCACGTCCCAGGCGCCCCGGTAATGCGGGAGCGTCGCGGTTATCTCGCCCGGCCCGGTCTGGGCGAGGCTGGCCCTGAAGCCGAAGACCCCGATGCTGATCCTGTCCGCCATCAGAACTCGACCACCGTTACGTAGTCGCCGGGGTCGGTGGCCCGGATGCGGCCCTCGTACGCCGCCCCGGCGATCGTGACGGTCACTGCCGCCCCGGGGACGGCCCTGGTGATGAAGTCCAGTACGTCCGTGGTGGGGAGCAGCTCGCAGACAAGCTCGGAGTCCAGTGCTCCCCTGACCCGGGCCAGGACTTCAGAGTCCCCGATCTTGATTCTTGCCATCGGTGCCTCCCGGCGCTCGGTTTCCTTGCAAGCCCAGGATACAGCTTTTCTTGATAAAGCCAAAGGGGTTAGGTGAATTACAGGCTCTCCAGCCAGCCGTGCACCCGATCGACGTGCTCCTGCGTCAGGCCCGTCGCCCGGTCCACGATTTCCAGCCGCTCCTGCCGGGCAAACTGGCCGGCGCGGACCGTGCTGTGTATCTCGGTCACCGTCTTTCTCCTTCGTCGCAGGGGACGACCTGGTCCCCTTCCATCCGGATCTGCGGCGCCTCGGCGCAGCGGCGCATCGGGTAGCAGGAGAACACCATCTGCGGGCCGTCCGGCCCATCCCACTTCGCCAGCCACGACGGGTGCTCGGGAGTAGGCCGCATGCGCCAGTCGCCCCGCACCCGCTCCATGGTGACGGCCGCGCTCACCGGGACGATGCCTGCGCCGGCCAGCCGGTCCTTCAGCAGGAGGCTGACCGGCGTGTAGGCAGCTCCCCGGCGGGGCGCCGGGCACGGCGGGACGCGGCCGGTGCTCCAGGGGCCGTCAGGCTCCAGGCGCGTCTCCCAGCGGGTCAGGCCCCGGGGCGTGGCGAGCCTGGCCCCGGCCGCTCCGCACAGCCCGCAGGTCCGTGTGAGGGCCGTCTGCGGGTCACCGTCGTGCTTCCAGGAGTGGTTCACCTCAGCCATCCGTATGTCATGGCAGGATTTTATCAATAAAGGTTGTATTGCGGAAGCCGCTGTATCGCATGCCTGCCCGCAGCCCGTGCACTTCCAGTAGTGCGTCGTCCTGCCCTCCACGGTCACCGGGGCCCGGCAGCAGGCCGACAGGTCCTCGGTGACCTCGTAGCGGACCGGCTCGCACTCCCTCATGCACTCAGTGCACCGCGTCCTGGCAGGAGAAGCCGACCTGTCCGCGAAGACCGCCGCCTCGCAGCAGTCTGAGGCGATGCAGATCTTTATCCCCGCGTACAGCGGCTCGTCCGCTTCCATGCGCCGCAGGATCACTGCGCCCCCTCCTAGCTCTCGGCTGCCCGGGACGTCCCGACCGCATGGCAGCGAGGGCACCCGACGCGCTTCCCGGACCTGTAGCGCCTGGCGTGCCCCGCGCACAGGAACGCAAGGCTCCTGTACCCGCAGGCCGTGCAGGTGACCGACATCCTCACCGCAGATGGCAGCCCGCACCGCAGGCCCGGCCATGACGCCCTGAGCCGGCCACGGAGCAGCAGCTTCGCGACCCAGCGGGCCCTGCACGGCGGAGCGCCCTCGGCGTCGATCCCGTCCAGCGCCTCGATGACCGCCTCGACCGCCGTCGCGCTCACGGCTGCTCCGGTTCTGCGTAGAAGAACAGGACAGCTACGTCGTAGCAGCTTCCGTTGAGCGGGATGCCTACCGCCTGGCAGGCCCAGTCGTATATGTAAGAGCGCGCGGTTCCGAGATCGAATCTCTGCACCCACTTACGCTGGACCAGTTGGCCGCCGGTGCTTGCCGTGATTATCACGAGCCATTCCATGCCGGTCTTTCCTGTTCCTCGATGAAAACTGTCCACTGCTCTGCCATCGCCCTTGCCAGCCCCGGCAGCGTCCGGTTGCGCTCCCGCTGCCGGTGGACCCGGCCGTGGCGGTCCTCGTGGCCGCTGGCGAACTCCTTGTCGCGGCCCTGCTTCATGTCCACCCGCCAGCTCCCGCCGCCGGTCGCCACGCGCCCGTGAGGGTTGACAGGGCGGTCGGCATACAGCAGCGGCAGGTTCTTCAGCCACAGCCCGGTGGCCTTGATCAGCGGGTCGCCGAACATGTGCGGCTGCACGTACTGGTCCGGCGGCCGGTAGCGGCGGCTCATGTCGCCGCGCGGGTTCTCCACCGCCACGTAGCGGGCAGGGGCGTTCACCATCTTCATGAAGAACCACGCCGCGTAGTCCTGGACGGAGAAGAACTCGTCCTCCGGGATCTCCGGCGGCCTGACGTCCGAGGGCGTGGCGCGCTTCGTCTTCCACCACACCGCGCCCGCCTGCGACAGGTGCGTGCACGGCGGGAACAGGAACGCCGCGTCCCACAGCGGTACCGGGTCTTCCCGCAGTATCCCGGCCACGTCGCGCTCCCGCTTGCGCCGGGCGTTGACCGGGTGGTCCCAGTCGAACAAGTCGAGTACGTCGCCCTGGTAGTGCCGGGCCGACCCGGTCATCCCGGACCACCGGCTCAGCGGATCGGCGATGAAGTCCCGGTCGGGCGACTCCGACGGCAGCACGTCAGCCGACACGGCCTCCCACCCGCGCCTCGCGAACTCGTCCCGCACCTTGGCGGAGCACTCGCACCCGGCCAGCACCCTGCGCTTAGGCATCGCGGTCCTCTTGCTCCAGCCCGAATACGTGCCCGATGCCCAGGCGCACGGCAAGCTCGTAGTTACGGGCCTGCCCGCCTGGCTCGACGGTACTTTCCAGTGAGATCCCGTCCCGTACGCAGACAGCCTCAAGGACTGCCCGAAGCAGGTCTTCTTCAACGCGCATCCGGATGTGCTCGCTGAGGCTTCCGCCCCGCATCAGCGTCAGGTTCTCCGGGAGCGTGGCCACCGGCTGATGGCCGCGCATGTAACGGACGTACACGTACTTGCGGCCGACAGAGTCGATGACCCCCTCTTCCTCGTCGCCGGGGACCGCCGAGTAGACGACGTGCTCGCAGATGCTGTCACGGGCCTCGTCGAGCGTCACTGGTCCTCCGCCCGGGTGAAGTCCTGCTCGTAGTAGATGAAACGGCGCTTCCACGACTCGATGACGAGCCGGGTGCGTCTCTCCAGGGTGTCGCCGCCCTGCGCCAGGTGCCGGTGCTCGGAGGTGACCTCCCGGCTGATCTTCAGCCTCCACCACCAGCCGCTCTCCGGGTCGGTGAACCGGCCGAAATCCGCCTCGGCGAGGACGCCGCCCTCAGGGAGCGTCTCTGCGGCGGCGGTCACCGCCTGGGCCAGGGCATCCTCTGCGGTGGGGCACGGGGGCTTCCCGGTCGTCATTCGTCCTCCTCGCCCGGCGGTTCTACCTCGTCGAATCCGCCGAGCCGCTCGTAGATCCGGATCAGGTTGGTCGCGTGGCCGTAGTGATCGTAGAAGCCACGGCACAGCGCCGGGCCGAAGTCCGGGTGCGGCCCGTAGGTGAGGGTCTCGTGGCAGGTAATGCCCTGGCCCCGCACCCCCGTCTCGATCATGGACTTCAGCCGGCCTGGGCGCAGGTCCATCGGGTTGCCCGGCCGCAGGACGCACGTCGCGCACTGCTCGCTGAGCAGGCGCGGCACCCCTCCCCCGCGAGGCAGGTACGACTGCTCCTCGCTCACCGCTCGCCTGCCGTGATCGACGGCTGCTGCCGGTCGTACTCGTCGAAGACGGTGTGGTCCGGCGCGAGGAGCATGTAGGGGAACAGCGCCCTCTCCGGCTGCACCTGGCCGGCCTCGACCAGGGCGAGGTTCGACTCCAGCCACATCTTCAGGACGCGCCAGGCGACCTTCTGCGCGTGGGCGTGCTCGGTGTACTTCCGCTCGATCTTCCGCTCCCTGTAGGCAGCTCGCAGGGCACCCTGGGTGCCGTCGAAGTTGACGGCGATCTCGTAGCCGCGCTCGCCCCACCGGGTGTCGAGGACGAAGCTGATGCCCATCGGCACCCTGTCCTTCCCGTAGGCGAGCCCGGCCCGCTTCGCGCCGTACTTGCCGAGGGTCACCAGGCACTCGTGCGCGGTCTTGTCCGCCGCGACCTCGGTGGTGTAGTTCAAGGGGCCAGGCATGCTCCCCTCCTTTCGTCGTCTGAGATGCTGGCGCCGCCGGCTGCATCCAGTCGGCGGCGCGCGTCCGCTACCTTCACCTGCTTGTCCCCTCGTAGAACCGCTGTGCCTGCTCCCAGGCCCACTCCCGGCGCGAATCGGCCTCGTCGCCGCTGTAGTTCACGGCCCAGTTCTCGACGGGCTCCATCGCGGTCGCGATCCGCAGCTCCTGGTGCACCGTGTGGATGACGAGAGCGTGGCTCATGCGGGTGCCGGCCTCCACGTCGCTGATGCAGAGCAGGTCGGCGATGTCGTCACGGGTCAGGTGGTGGTCCACCCGGAACAGTGTCATGGCCTCCCCGGTGGAGCGCTGCCGCCACTTCCAGCGGTTCACAGGCCGGTCGCCTCCAGCAGGTGCTCCCAGTCCGTGAGGTACAGGGAGCCGTTCGGCCTGAGATCCACCTCCACTGCGCTGAGCCGCCGGCGGACCACGTCCCAGCGGGCTTCCACTGCCTGCGCCTCGGCACGGCGCCTGTCGGCCTCCTCCTTAGCGGCGGCGAACGCCTCCGGGGTGTAGTAGTGCACGCCGCCGGGGCTGGCGCCGGACGGCAGCCCCTCCTTCGCGCCGACCCGCACCAGCACGCCCCACTCGGCGAGGGCGTCCAGGGCCCGCTTCACCCGGCCGAAGTAGCGTTCCTGGACGCGGTTCCCCGCCCACCCCTGCGGTACGTCCTGTCTGCTGGAGCCGAGCCGCTCCGCTACGGCCCACACGAGGTGGTGTGCTTCGGCGTGCCCGTACTCCGGCATCAGCGCGGCGGCGGCTTCGCGGATCTCGGCGGGCGTCAGGCTGTCTAGCTGCCTCGTCACCACGACCGGAACCACCCGTCTTCGTCCGGCGTGTAAGACACCCACACCTCTCCGCCGCGCGGCGGCTCGTCTTCCTCCGCCGGAGTGATCTCTGCGTGGACACCGCCGTCCTGGGGCGGGTCGTCGTTCCCTCCGAAGAGGCTGCTCAGGATTCCCATGCCCATGATCAGTAATCTCCTTGTTCGTGGTAGCCGTGGCCCGGCTCGTCGTCCCGCTGCTCGTCGAGGGGCAGGACCAGAATGCCGTTGCGAGGCTCTTGCGCCTGCGCGGGCTTGATGATGCCCGTCCCGGAGCGCAGGAGGCCCGTGCAGCTCGCCAGGCCGTTGATCAGGTCCCCGGCGGTCAGCACGCCGAAGCGGCGCCTCAGGACCTCCGCTGCGTTCTCCAGGACCCGGGCGTCCGCCTCGATGGCTGTCCCCGCTGGGTCGTTAGTATCCATAGCCGGATCTTATCAAGAAAAGCTGTAACTCACTACCATCTTCCCTTACCATTGGGGCATGCTCCTGATATTCGCCGCCGTGTGGCTCATGACCGAGCTGGGGGACCTCCTGAAGAGGGCTGCCTCGCAGGCTCGGAAGGGGCAGGAGGCCCCACATGACCACGATGACCCGGCGCACCGGCACCGTCCGCAAGGTAGCTCATGACCCCGGCGACCCGCTCGTCACGAGCCACTGCCCGTTCTGCGGCTCCGGCCAGGTCGTCGGCCGCTCCGACGGCACGATCGGCTGCGACTTCTGCGGCCAGAACTACATCGTGCGGGTGCAGCCCGCGTTCCCGGGGATGCCGCAGATGCCCATGGGGCCGGGCGCTCCCTCGGACACCGGGCCTGACGGCGGCCTGGTGGACCCGGGCATGATCGGCCCCGACGGCGCCCCCGTGGACGACGGGGACGGCCCGCCTCCCGGGGAAGATGCCGAACCGGGAGGCGGGCCGTTTGGCGACTCCCCGGACGACGACGGTGCTGGGCCGCCTTCCGGGGGCGATAACGGCGACGGTACATACTCCGGGCCGCCTCCGAAGAAGAAGTCGGAAAAGGGGAAGGGCAAGAAGGAATCCGTTCGGTCCCGTCGGTACCTGGGGCTCGAAGGGCAGGTCCTCACCGAGGACCAGTTCCTCCGGCACGTCGCCGTCCGGGTGTCCGGCGCCAGCCCGAAGGTGATGGCCGTGCTGCGCGCCGACAGCCGCCGCCAGGTCACCGCCGACGACGGCGCGCTGCTGCCCTACCGCATCCTCGGCAGCGGCCACCGGGTGACCGTCGGCCGGGGCGGATCGGGCTGGTACGGGATGATCAGCCCGCCGGAGCCGCACTCGCAGCACGTGCACCTCATGGACCTCGGGCACGCGGAAACCCGCGAGGACGCCCACCGGACGGCCGACGCGCACCTGGGGCGCGGCCCGGCCCGCGACTTCGTGCGCGCCACCACCACCGACCTCGGCGAGGCCGCCTCCCGCTACAGGTCCCCGGAGTGGCACCGGGGGCCCGGCGCCGGGACCGCCCCGTCGCAGTGGCGCCCGGCGCAGGCATCGCGGGGGCGCCGCCCTTTCACCGCCAGGGCCACCAGGACCGGGAGCTGAGAGACGTGGCGTCGGTCCGGGAGCACATGCGCGGCGCCCACGGCCTGGACGCCGCCGGGATGCTGCCGCTGCGGGTGCTGCTGAGCATGCACGAACAGGACCACGGCAGCGAGCCGGAGTGGGGCGGTTCGGCCGACGCCTCCCGCGCCCCGGGTTTTATCGCGGGGAGGAAGTAGTGGGAATCTTCGAGGCGATCCGCCGGGCTGCCTCCGGCGACTGGCGCGACCACTGGGACCGTGCCATGGACTCTCTGGGAAACGCCGGGTTCCCCAACTCGCAGATGCGCCTCGACACCGGGCACAAGCTGTGGGTCTACCACATGGGACCAGGAGGCCGGGACGAGAACAACGGGCTGTTCGGCATGGACCCGCGACCGGGCTTTCACGCCCAGGTATGGCACCCTGCCGGCGACCAGGGCCACGTTATCGAGGCGCACCTCGGCGACATCCCGGAGCATGTCGGCCCGCTGCTGCGGAACATGTTCGGCCGCCGCGACGTGCTCGGCCACCTGCGCGACCAGATGGACCGTGCGCAAGGGCACGGTCCCGACCAGACCGGCAACCGGCTGATGATCGACATGACCAGGAGGCGCTGATGAGCGACTGGAGCCTCGGCAACCACATCAGTGCGATCGACCGGGCCTCGCAGGACCTGGCCGGGCACGGGTTCCCCGTCCAGGGCGGATCGGGCTTCTGGGAGACCGAAACCGGCCACCACTTCATGGTGAACCGTGATCACGAGGGCAACTGGGAGCTGAGCGGCGGCCACGCCGGGGACCCGGACCTGTCCCTGGTGCACGTGCACCTCGGCCCCGGGGACGACGACGTCGGCGGCAAGGTCAGCCGGGTGTTCCGGGACCGCGAGTTCATGGGGCACCTGGGCGACCAGTACAACCGGGCACGGCTCAACAACAACCCGACCGGCTACGACTTCGACGCCCAGCGGGCGGTCACCCACCGCTCGCCGGACACCGACGTCTTCATGGACAGGAGCCGGTGATGAGCGAGCCGCTGCGCGAGACCGGGCTGCCGGGCAGCAGGCGGATGGTCGCCCCCGACGGGACGGTGGAGTTCACCGAGCACGGCGGGTGCGGGTGGATCATCCTGCGTCCCTCGCGCACCTGGGATGAGTGGCGGCAGTTCGCCCGCGTCATCCTGGCTACCGTTGACCCGGGGGAAAGCTGATGGGGCTTAGCCGCGAAGAGATTTACCACCGGAACAACCTGGCGCGCACGCACCTGTACGAGTCGGGCATGTCGCCTGATGCGCCTGGCCAGGCAGACGGCTCTCCTCCTCACTGGCAGCTTGAGACGGGTCACAGGATCGCCGTCGGATTGCATCCCGATACCGGCGAGTGGGGCCTCAATATCCAGCACTACGGCGACCCGACTGGGACCAGGCTCATCTCGATGCTCGGCACGCACGACGAGTCTGAGGTGCCCGGGCAGCTTGCCCGGGAGTTCCGGCACCGCGAGACCATGGGGCACATGCGTGACCAGTGGCAGCGGGCCGCGCTCAACAACGACCCGACGGGCAGGCACCCGGAGGTGCGGCGCTACGCGCCGGGGACCGCACCGGATTACGTCGTGCTGGACCACTACGGACTACATAGCTGAAGGCCATGTTCGGCTGCTAGCGCGACCGCCTGCGCCGTGATCCGGCTGAATTTCTCTACGTTGCACCGACCGTGCAAGAGCTGAAGATTCCAGTCGTCCTCGATCACAAGACCTGATGCCTTGGGGATGATGTGATCGACTTCTACGTCGGCCAGGTCGTCGGGCAGCTCCAGATCGCACCAGAAGCAGATCCATTCCTGGCGTTCGCCGAGTAGTTGCACCAGTGCTGACCTGTGGTTCTTCTTATGGCGCTTGTTGGCCGCGCTGGCGTGCTCGGTGCAGTACCAGCTCCGCAAGTTCGCTGTCGCACCGCATTCGCCGAAGTCCCTGCACCGTCGCCCGGTGGTCAGCAGAACAGCCTGAGCAGACAGGCGGCTGGACTCCCTCCTGCACGCCTCCGTCTGGGCACATACGCCGTACTTGCTCCAGGTCGGATGGCTGCACACAGTGCACGGCTGCGTGGGGAGGAGACCGCCGCGCTTGGCTGCCTGATTACGCCGCCAGAACTCCCTCTTGCACTCCTGGTTCTTCCGGCAGACGCCCGTCTCGCTTCTTACGGGACCGCCGCAGACTTCGCACGGCTTGACCGGCATCTGCGTCCAGTGGACTGTCACATAGGAATTTTATCAATAAACCCTGTAGCGATCAGGAGAAACGCCCGTACCCCGGAAGGGATGTAGAGCACTTCACTCCCTGGGAGGAACCGGATGCGCGTCGCCTACCGCCCCGGCAGCGGGGCAGCCCGGCAGGCCTCTGTCGCGCAACGGCTCGGGCGCACCATGGGGATGGGCGCGCTCTCTGAGCAGATGTCCCCCGAGGTGGCGGAAGCCAGGAAGAACAGGCGGATTAACGCACGCCAGGGGTCGGTGGGGCGTCGTGCCGCGTACTCCACCGGAGGAGCTGGTGGGTCCGGGTTTTCGGATATCCAGTTTGCCACTGGGCGTCCACGCGATCCTTTGTTCTATTGGAGGCAGAATAACCTCCCTTATGACTTCTCTCAGAACGAAGAGCTTGCGAAAGTACGTGCGTTTTGCCGCCTTTTGTACCAGACAGACCCAATTGTGGGTAGTTGCGTAGATATATTCAGTAAGTTTCCGACGGTCGGCGCGCACCTCGAATGCAAGGACCAGCGGCTGACGGACTTTTACGAAGACCTGTTCTTCGGCGACGACGGCCTGGACTACTCGGAGTTCCTCGTTGATATCGGACGCGAGTACTACATCACTGGCGAGGCGTGGCCTTTCGCGACTTTCAACGAGGACCTGGGCATATGGGATGACGAAGAATTGCTCAACCCCGACGACATCAAAGTCGAGCGCAGCCCGTTCCTGAAGGAGCCCCGGTACTTCACCCGGCTGCCGTGGACGATCCGGCAGATCCTCACCACCAGGCAGCCCGCCTGGGAATACAACAAGCTGATCCAGGAGTACCCGGAGCTGGCCGCCTACACGGCCGAGAACGCGTTCATGCCGGTCTCTAACGTGCTGCTGCGCCAGCTCCGCTTCAAAGGCGACACCTTCAACTTGAGGGGATTGCCTTTGCTCACCCGGGCGATGCGCTCGATGCTCCAGCAGGAGATGCTCAACACCGCCCTCGACTCGATCGCCGACCGGCTCTACACCCCGCTGCTCCTCGCAAAGCTCGGCGCCAGCGCAACCGACCTCGGCACGTCGGTCCCCTGGATTCCCACCGACGACGACCTGGAGAACTTCGAGCTGGCCCTGGACGCCGCCCTCGCCGGCGACTTCCGGGTGCTGATCCACAACTTCGCGGTCGAGCTGGAGTCGGTGTTCGGCCGGGAGAACATGCCCGATCTTTCGGCGGACTTCGAAAGGATCGAGGACCGGGTCCTCCAGGTGTTCGGCCTGTCCCGCACCTTCCTGATGGGCGCCGGGGAAGGCCAGACCTACGCGGCCGACGCGCTCAACAAGCAGCTCGTCGAACAGCTCATGCAGACCTACCAGAAGATGCTGATGCGGCACACCCGCCAGCGGATGCTGATCGTCGCCGAAGCCCAGGAGCACTACGACTACGAGGAGCGCAACGGGCGCCGCTTCGTCGTCATGGAAGAGGTCCTCGAAACCGACGAGGAGACCGGCGAGAAGCGGATCACCGAGCAGCCCAAGCTCCTGGTGCCCGAGCTGAAATGCGCGGTCCTGAACTTCCGCGACGAGGACACCACCCGCCAGTTCGTCGAGGCGATCCGCGCCTCCGGCATCCCCGTCTCCCAGCGCACCCGCACCCGGGGCCTCGGCATCGACCTGGACGAGGAGCGCGAGAGGTCCCAGGACGAGGCGGTCGCCGACATCATCGGCCAGGCCCGCACCCGCAGGCAGGCCTTCATCGAGCTGCGCAACCAGGGGCTGCCCGTCCCCGCCGACCTGATGATGGACTTCGCTCCCGTTGCCCAGGTGGAAGGCGTGCCCCCGGCCGTCGCGGGCCAGGCGATGATGATCGACCGGATGGGCACGCAGCCCGTCCCGCTGCCTGACCTCGCGCCCACCCCGGACGACGCGGCCATGGCCGAGCAGATGGAAGAACAGGCTGGCGGCCCGCTCAACGCCCCCTCTGACGGCGAGCAGGCAGAAGAGGACTCCGGCGGCGGCATGGACCAGCGCCCCGAGGAGTCCGACGAGCAGCGCGGCAGCATGCCGAAGGCCGGGCGCCGTCGCGGCATGCCGAAGAAGGGCGCGCTGCTGGAGCGCACTAGCCGCGTCCGCCGGATGGCGGCCCTGTCCCGGGCGGTGGACGAAGCCGCCCGCGAGGGGGACGCCGCAGCCGCCGGGGCGGCGGACGGATTCGTCCTCACCGCGCACCTGCCGGAATCCGAGGCCCAGGCCCAGAAGGGACAGGGGACCTGGTACTCGGGCGAGTCGATCCGTGGCTACCAGGACCCGGCCCACGTCGGCATCCGTTCTCGCCTCGGCGTGACGGAAGACGACGGCGAGCTGCTCGACTACGACCGCTACGCCCCCGCGCGGGGGTGAGGAGGGGCGAAGTGCACCTGGTCCAGTGCAAGAACAAGGACTGCACGGCAGTAGCCACCATCACGGCGCACGACGTGGACATCCACGCGGCGCTGGACGCGGCGGGGTGCGAGTGCTGCCCGCAGGACCATCACCACGGGCAGGCGGCCAGCGCCACCGGCACTCCATGCCGCCCCGTGACCGTCACGATGCTGCCCGGCTCGGCCGAGATCTCCCTGGGGTAACCGATGGCCTACATGACCGACACCGGCCGCACCGCGAACATCCTCAACTACATCCTGGACGCGGGATCCATCCAGGCGATCACCCAGCCGTACATGCTGCGGCTGATGACCGCGATGGGCAGCGGCAACGGCAACGTCAACGGCACCAACGGCACCGAGCTGTCCGGTACCGGGTACACGGCCGGCGGCTCCACGCTGGGCGCCTCCGCGCCGTTCGGGTCGTTCTCCAGCACCGCCCCGACCGCCTCGAACGCCAACGCGGTCTCCTGGTCCGCCGGCTCCTCGTGGTCCACGGTCGTCGGAGTCGAGATCTGGGACTCCACCACCGGCACCAAGCTGCGCTGGTTCCAGGGCGTCCTGTCGGCCAACATCACCGGGGTGTCCTCGGGCGACACGGTGCAGTTCGCCGTCGCCTCCATCAGCCTGAACGCGACCCAGTGGTAGGGGAGGCGAGCGGCTGATGGCAAGCCAGGCGTGGGTTTCCCTGCTCAACGGCGGCCTGGCATCCTCCGGGCCCGGGGCCACCTGGACCGAGGCGGCCTCAACGACGGCCGTCCTGTCCCCGCAGACGTCGGTGACCAACCAGGACTACGCGGTGGCGCAGGCCGGGGGCCAGCCGCTCGGGTGGTACCCGGGCTGGCTGATCCGGGTGACGGCGCGCGGGTGGATCACCACCAACACCACGACGGGCACGCTGACGGTCTCGCTGAGGGCCAACAAGAACAACGCGACCGCCCCGGCGTCCAACACGGTGCTGGCTACCTGCAACGGGCTCACCACCGGGGCCACTGCGGTCACCGGCATCCAGTACGAGCTGCACGCGCTGATCCGGTGCACGAACGTGGCCAGCTCCGGCAACACGGTCAGCACGCAGGGAACGCTGTTCATAGGCAACAGCGGCGCGGGAGTTCCGGCCAACCCGATCGCGCTGACCGCCTCGGCCGGCATGACGCTGCCGATGCCGAACATCTCCGGCGAGAACCCCGCCGCAGTAGACACCACCCAGCTCCAGGGCATCCAGCTCTGCGCCACCGGCACAGCCGCCTCCGGAACCATCGCATGCACCCAGTGGCTGGTGGAGGCCCTTAACTAAGGCGGTAACAGCCGGTGGCGCTCACCGTAACTGCGACTGCCAGCGGGGCGGGCTCAGCCAACGGCATCGAGCTGGCCGTCAGGGTCCTGAACGGCGCTTCGCTGACGCAGGCCGGGGCAGCGGCCAACTCGGCGACAGTCACCACGCCGCAGCTCGCCGTGACTCCGGGCGCGTCCGGGAACTGGGTTTACGGCTGCGTCGGCACAGGCGGGTCGGCGACCGCGTTCTCCAGCCTGGACGCCGACACCACGTCCGTCGCCGCCTCCACCGTCGTCAGCGGCGGCTACTGGGGCATGTACCGCTCCACCTCCGGGACCACCACGTCTTCCACGACGTACGGATGGGCGGCGCCCACCGCGACCTCCGGCAACTACTTCGCGGCATGCGCCGAGATCCAGGCCAGCGGCACCCTGTCGGAGGACAGCTCTACCCCGGCGGTCGCCTCTACCTCCGGCGCCGCGACGGTCACGAGCGCGTCGTTCACCCCGCCCGGCACGTCCATTCTCGTCGCCACGGTCCTCGCCCAGTGGAGCGGCACGGGCGCGGTAAGCGTCGCGCTGAGCGACTCCGCCGGCGCGTACAACTGGACGCAGCTCAGCGCCACCCCGACCGAGGCGCTGGCCAGCGTCTGGGTGGGCATCCCCGTCTCCGGCGGAACGGCCGGCTTCGCAGCCGTCGGAGGGCTCGGCAGCGCCACCGCGTCCGGGTTCACCCTGACGACCGGCGCGGCGGACGGCAAGGACCACTTCGTCCTGCTGTGGGTGACTTCGGAGACGGTCGCCGACTACGCGACGGCGGTCAGCAGCAGCAACATCGCCTGGGACCCGGCCCCGGCGGTCCCGCATACCCCGTTCACGAACAACCCCGTCGTCCAGACGGTGTTCAAGGGCAAGGTGACCAGCGCCTCGGCCGGCGCTGCGGTAACCGTCTCGCTGTCAGCGGGCAGCCCGACCATGCGCATCGCCTGGCGGGAGTTCAGTACCGCCGCCGGGTACGGGGCTCTCGTCCTGGAGGCCCTCGGGACCACCGACACCGCGTCCGGCGGCGCGATGCCGCCGGTCACTCCCGTGCACGCGGGGTGCCTTTACGCCGGCTACGTCTACGACGACGGAACCGGGGTCGCGGGCACGACCGCCGGCTACGTCTACGCCCTGGACGCCAACACCAACCAGTTCGCCTACAACCTGTCGTGCACCGGCTCCCCGCAGAGCCCGAACATCGGCGACACGGGCGGCACCTCCGGCATCGGCGTGATGATGTACCAGGCGGTCAACACGCCGCCGCCCCGCCCCGCCCTGGTGCCGCCCGGCTCCAGGTCCCCCATGTCCATGCGGGCGCTCCAGGTGCCGCCGCTCCCGCCGGGGCCGGTCACCCTGCCCGGGGCGGTGTCCCTGTCGGGATCAGGCACGGTCACCCCGACCGGGAACGGCCGCAGCCAGTACACCTGGCCTTTCACCTACGACTCGATTTGGAACCTGCCGGTCAGCGCGAGCGCCACGTACGCCCCGTCGGGAATCACTGTCACCAGCGACTACTCGACCGATCCCAGCGCGGTGGAGTACTGCTGTACTGATCCCGCGCAGCCGGTCAAGAGCCTGCTCAACGCGGAGCTGTCCGGCGGGGGCACCGGGGCGGTGAACGTCTACGTCGCGCCCGGCATGTCCGCTCCGGGTACCTGGAATGACTGCGCGGCGCTCCTGGGGACTGACAACGACACCGTCTACCAGGGCCAGACCCTGGAGCTGACGGCAGGCGGCAACCCGCAGTTCGGCGGGGACGCGGACGCTCCGTCGGCCACGGTCAGCATCACCGGGGAGGGGATCACCGGGGCGCACGGCGGGTCAGGGCTGTCTGCGCTGGGCGGGACGCTCACCGTGGCCGACCTGACCGGCTCGGGGCCGATCAGCCATGCGATGAAGGTCTGTTTCAACGGCTACGAGTACTACTCGTCCGCAGGCGCCGGCTACCAGTGGCCGGCGATCAGTGCCGACGGCGGGTACAACGTCCCGGCCGACGTGAACTACTACGGCGGCTCCAATCCTGACGTGATCCTGGGGGCGCTGCTGGCGCTCCCGCCTTTCATCGTGCCGTCCTCGCGGTACTCCGATCCGCTCGTCCAGCGGATCGCCACCGCCATGCAGTGCTACGGCTGCTACATCGTTGACAACACCGCGAGCGGACCCGGTGTCAGCGACAGCATTATCGAAATCAACTACGACGCGGTCAGCTACTTCACGGGCACCGGCACTTTCAGCTCTGATCTTCATCAGATGCTGGAAGACCTTCAGGTCATCACCAGCAGTACGTCGAGCACGCCGGGCGGCGGCGCGATCGGAAGCGACAGGTTCGCTCCCTATGCACCGCCGTTCAACAACGGCACGGACGTCCCGCCGTCGGTGACGGTAGTGACCCCGGAGTCGGTCCTGATGGAGTCTCTCCAGGACGCCTTCCCCGGCAGCACACTCAATGCCCAGTGGGGAAGTTACGGCACCGTAACCGTCGCCGCGAACCAGGCCGCTGTCGCGTCGGGCACCTCCGAGAGCGGCATCTACTCGGTCTCCGGGTACATGCTCACCGGCAGCTACATGCTGGCCAAGGTCACCCCTTACACCGGGGGGACCGGCGGCTACACGTATTTCCAGGCCATCACGGAGACCGGCTCAGGCGGAGCTGGAATCCAGTACAACAGCGGGAGCATCTGGGCATACTGGATCAGCTCCTCTGGCGCGGTCACCAGCCTGGCCACGCTCACGTACGACCCGGTAAACCACGCCTGGTGGCGCATCAGGGAGTCCGGCGGGACGACCTATTTCGACACGGCCCCCGACGGGCTTGTCTGGACGAACAGATGGTCGGTCGCCGACCCGATCATCTACAACAGCATGGAAGCCCAGCTAGGGACCGCGATCAGCGGCGGCACCGCCGGGACCACCTACCTCACTGACTTCAACCTGCCGTCAGCCGCCGGGGCGGTCTCGCTGGCAGGCACCGGAATCCTGGGGGCAGCCGGGCAGGCGGCAGTACCGGGAGCCGCCTCCCTGGCCGGCCTGGGTACCGCCTCCGCCGCCGGGCACAAGAGCATCCCCGGCGCTGCGTCCTTCGTCGGCATCGGCAGCCTCACGGCGAGCGGGACGGGCACCGTCAGCGCCGCCGCCGCACTGACGGGGTCCGGCACTGCCGGAGCCGCCGGGCAGAAGACGGTCCCGGGCGCGGCGCCGCTCGCCGGGTCCGGGACCACGGGCGCCGCCGGCGGCCTCGCCGGGTCAGCCCCCATGGCAGGCCTGGGGAGCCTGGGAGCCGCCGGGCAGAAGACCGTCCCGGGAGCAGCGCCGCTGGCCGGGCTCGGTGCCGTCACCCCGGACGGGCAGAAGACCGTCCCCGGTGCCGCGTCTTTCTCCGGTATCGGCAGCTTCGGGGCAGCCGGGCACAAGACGGTGCCCGGGGCAGCGCCCCTGGCGGGGACCGGGCTGGCGACGGCCGCAGGCCAGAAGACGGTGCCGGGGAGCGCTTCCCTGGCCGGCCTGGGCACCGCCGCAGTCGCGGGCCAGAAGACGGTTCCCGGTGCTGTCTCAGCCGCCGGGACCGGCACCCTGACTGCCGCTGAGCACAAGACAGTCCCGGGTGCGGCCCCGCTCGGCGGAGCCGGAAGTCTGTCCGGCGCCGGGGAGACGGTCCGCCCCGGGGCAGCCGCCCTGGCCGGCGCGGGCATCTTCTCCGCTACCTCCGGCGGGTTCCTCCCCGGGGCGGCGGCACTGGCAGGGGCCGGCACGGCAGGAGCCGCCGGGCAGAAGACGGTACCCGGGACAGCGGCGCTCAGCGGATCGGGTACGGCCGCCGCCGCTGCCCGGGTGACCTATTCCGCCTCTGCCCCTCTCGCGGGGGCGGGAACCCTGGCAGCCGCCTGGACCTTCACGCAGCAGGCGGCTGCGCCCCTCGGCGGCCTTGGCACCGCCTCCGCTTCCCCCTCGGGGTTCGTCCCGGGAGCAGCCCCGCTCGCCGGGGCGGGAACCCTGGGCGCTGGTGCGGTGCGCACCGCTCACGCGGTCGCCGCGCTGGCCGCGCAGGCAGAGCTGGCCGCTCAGGCACGGCTGACAAGAGAGGCGTCCGCGTCCCTGGCGTCGGGGGCCGTCCTCAGCCCGCATGCCGTCGTCGGCCGGCCGGGCAGTGCGGCACTGACCGCGCCAGGCACGGTCAGTGCCCCCGGGCTGGTCACCGAGAAGGCCGCCTTCGCGGGGTCTGCTCACGGAACCCTCGGCGCTGCGGCAGTGAGGACTGCCGTGGCGCGCGGGGCGCTGGCGGCTTCCGCAGCGCTGACCGCGCACGGCACCATCGCGAGGCCCGGCACCGCGTACTTCACGGCAGCGCCCGTCGTGACCGCCGCCGGGGTCATCCCGCAGCGCGGGACCGCCGCGCTCGGCGCGCACCCGGTGCTGTTCGCGTCGGCCTTCAACCGCCTCGGCACCGCGTCCCTGTCTTCCACGGCCGCCCTGTCGTGCTCGGCGACCGCCGGGCCTGACCTGGAAGCGCTGTGGGCCGCTTACCAGAAGGCGCGGCTGGCGGAGAACAGGGCCTTCGAGATCTGGCGGATGATGCACCAGGCGGGAGGCACCGACGGCACCGCCGGGTTCCTGTACGCGAAGGCGTACGAGGCCGAGCGCCAGGCTGATCTTGCCTACAAGGCTTTCCAGGCGGCGCAGCGGAGGGTCTTCACCGGAGTCACCGGCTGACCCCGGAAGACTGGGAGGTCTTTCGTGTGGGGTAACTGGTACTGGCCGCGCGGGCTGATCGTCGTGTTCGTCGCGTTCGCGGTCCCTGAGCTGTACGCGCTGTTCACCAACGTGCAGAACACGCTCTCGGACTACTGCTGGCGCGAGCTGAACGTCAACGTGGCGTGGGGGCACGGGGTGCACACGGCCGCCTGGTGGTTCTCGCTGGTCATGTGGCTGACGTTCGTGGCGGTCATCACCGGGCACATCTGGTGGCGGTCGCTGTAACCGGGGCCTTAGAGGGACGGGGCCGACATGCGGTCCTTCCACTCCTGCGCGCACTCCAGCGTGCAGAACGCGTGGTCAGTCTCGTCTCCCTCCACCCGGGCGAGCCACGGGTCACCGCTCACCTTGCTGGAGCAGGAGGGACCCTCGCATTCGCTGGCGTCTTCTTCCTCTTCGGGGGAGGCGACGGCCAGCAGGACCGGGGCTGCCTTGATCGCCGCCGGCAGCGGCGGCGCGGGGGGCGTGATCCGCACGCGGTCGTGCGCCGCGTGGCGGATCCGGCCGATCCCCACCGCGATAGCGATGAAAGAGACAGCGAACACGGCCATGTAGAACTGCCCCGGGTAGGCACGGATGAAGTCGTTCAGCTCGACGCCCGCCCAGGCGAGCAGCAGTACTGCGACGATGACGACGATCGCGGCTGGCATCAGTCTTCCTCCTGTACCCTGCACTCGCCGTCCGGGCAGTCCGTGCAGTTCAGGACGGGCATGGGCCACGAAAACACCACGCCGCGCGGGATCGAGTGAGAGCCGCTGAGGTGCCCGCAGTTCGTGCAGATGTTCACTGGATCTCCTCAGAAAACGCCCTCGAACGGGCTCCAGCCCCAGCGCCTGCGGCGGCGGGGCGCGGTGCGGACCGTGGCCGGAATCGTCTCCTCCTGCTGCCTCGCCTGGACCATGACCTTTTCCCCGTGCTCGTAGCGCTCGCCCGCCTCGGGCGGGACGACAGCGGCGATCAGTCCGTCGCCGATGCAGACGTAGGTGACGGTCCCGGCCAGGGCGCCGTAAGCGGCCCTGACCATCGCGGCGCCTAGTTCGGCCGAACCATCCGACCCGCGACTGACGTAGTCCTCGATGTCGATGTAGTTGCTCATCAGGTGAACTCCAGGTCCAGGGCGGGGTTGTAGGACAGGTCCTCGAAGCGGTGCCCCCAGGTTCCCTTCGCTGGCGTGAAGCCGCCGTCGGGGGAGAAATGCTGGGAGTAGTGCTCGGCGACGGCCAGGGCGTCGCCCAGCTCGTCTGCGTCCAGCACGCCGTGCTCGCTGATCAGGTGCTTGCGCAGCCCGTCGTGCTCCTCGGTGAGAGGCCACTCTTGTCCCTTGCTCATAAAGGGACAATATCAAGGAAAGCTGTATTCCTCAACGCTTTTGGCCTTCACCGCCAGAAGGGGTGAGGAGGCAGCATGATCCGGAGGCACTCAACCAGGCTGTCCCAGGCGCACGACGAGCCGGAGGACGACCAGGCGCAGCACACCGCCGCCCGTGACTACCCCGAGCTGGGCACCGTCCTGACCGACCGCCCCGACCCGGGCCAGCAGATCACGGTCATCGGGATGCGCCGCCACGGCGACGCCTACGGCACCCCCGAGGACGCCCGCAGCGGCGAGTACAACGGCGGCGAGGGCGACCTCGGCATGTACTGGGCCGAGCCGGGCCAGCAGGCGTGGAAAGAGGAGAACCTCGGCCCGCAGGAAGAGGCCCCGCCGCCCCTCTACAGCCCGGACACGTTCGCCGGGAACGTCATGGCCCGCTTGCACGCCATGGAGGAGGCCCAGGGCTTCTTCGGCATGCGCCACCACGCCACCTCCATCAACGGCACCCAGATCGACGACGCCGGGGACGCGCCGGAGCACGGCACCGTACCCCGCGCCGGCGAGCCGAATTCCTACGACGACCGCTCCACCGAAGGCCAGGGCGACCCCCGGTGGAACCAGGCGCTGCCGGCGTCGCAGCACGGCGACAAGAAGGCCGAGAACGGCGCGACCGTCGGGATGTACCCCGAGGGGATGTCAGCCGGCGGCGGACCCGGGCTGGAGATCGGCGCGTTCACCGCCGCCTTGCCTCCTGGCGAGCTGGACGAGCTGCGCAGGCACGTCGGCGGGGACCACGGCTTCCCCGTCCAGGACAGCTACGGGGACGCAGCCCTGTCCGCCATCCACGACGGGCTGCACATGTCGGGGCTGGCCTCCCACAGCCACGCTGACGACGACTACGAGACCAATCCTGCCTGGGACCGCGACGCTGGCGGCTACCACGAGTTCACCGGCTCCCGCCGGACCGCCCGGGTGCCGTGGACCGGCAAGGAGCGCGGCAGCCTGCACCGCTGGCAGGAGGAGCCCACGGCCACCTGGGGCGACTTCGTGCCGTCCTCGGAGTTCCCGCTCCTGGGCGCGGGCGAGCACGTCAGCCACGAGGACGGCGGCGACGGCATCGGCCCGGTCGAGGGCGCCGGGGGCCTGGACGACAGGTTCGGCCCGGACATCACCTCGCTGGGCCCGGCGATGAAGAGCCCGTCCGGCTACCCCCTGGCACTGCCTGAGAACGGCGGGTCGGCCGCCGACGACCCGGAGAAGGCGGTCGCCGACTCGCGGGACTTCCGCCCGCGCCCGCAGGAGGACGTGCGGGAGCGCGACCCGGACAGGTTCCTGCGGATGATGAACGCGCTCAACGTCCACGTGCGGATCGACGGCAAGGAACTGCACGACCACGACGACCCGGACAACTCCCTGGACGCTGCCGAGGACAAGAAGCCGGACAGTCCACAGGACAAAAACGACCCCGGTAACGAGTCTTCGCAGGCAGACGACGCTGACTCGCTGGACAGTCCACAGGACAGTCCACAGGGACTCCCGGCGCCCGGGACGCAGGAAGACAACCCTGAGGCCGACCCGTCGCAGTGGCCGCAGGCCGGGGCGGACGTGAACGAGACGTCCCGCGCCTATACCCAGGGCAGCGGAGACGGCAAGGTAAAGCGCGGCACTCCTCCTGCGCCCCAGCAGGATCAGGAGAACGATCCCGGCAACCAGGACGATTCCAGCGGTCCGGACGACGACAGCACCCCGTTCAGCAAGGACGGCGCCCTGGCGATGTTCACTGCCTCCGCCGCCAGCCCGGCGTTCCGCTTCGAGTTCACTGCCACCTGGAACGACGTCGTCGCCAAGGCGAAGCGGATCAGGGCCGGCGGCCACGTCCGCATCGTGCACGCTTCGGCGAGCATGGTCATCGGCGAGGTGCGCGGCGACCACGACACCTACGAGACCGGCATCCAGCGTCCGGTCGGCAAGCGGCAGACGATCCAGCACTGGGCGTGCGGCTGCCCGTGGGCGAGCTTCCACCAGAAGACAGCGGCCAGGAGCTTCAACGGCCGCCCGTGCTCGCACGTGATGGCCCTCCAGTTCGAGGCGCAGGCGCGCGGTATGTTCGGCCGCCAGTTCAGCTCCGACGCCGAGGTGCCCGCCTGGGCGCCGCAGAGCGTCGTGGTGAAGTCCTGGCCGCCGTACGAGGGAGAACCGCACGCCGGCCGCTGGCGTGAGGAGTGGCGCGCACCACTGGCGCACCTGCGCCGCCCCGGTGGCGCGCCAGGTGCACCAGGCGACGTCCTTGGTGCGCCAGTGGTGTGCGCCACCGCCGCACTGGTGCGCGCCGGGGAGGACCCCGCCGAGGTCGGCGCGCTCCAGGTGCTGGCCGGGATGCGCACCGAAGCAGAGACGTCTTCGGTGCTGCGCGTCGCGTGCATGGGGAATTCCATCGCAGCGAACGGAAACGGACCGGAAGGGGACAACCCAGATCTTTCTTTCCTCCGGTGGGCCAGCCGTCTCTCAGCCGGCTGTATCCGCCACGCGGGCTCGTTTTCGGCCGACGGGGCGAGCAGCAGCCAGATTCTTGCCTCCCAGATGGCTCCTGTGGTGGCATCCAAGCCCGACGCCTGCATCATCGGCCCCTGGGTGGTGAACAACCCGGTCCTCGGTGTTTCCTTCGACCGGACGGCAGCCGACGTTGAGAACGCCGTGCTGGCGCTTCGAGTCGCCGGGATAGCTCCCCTGCTGTCACTTGAGCCTCCGGCGCCTGACCAGGAGCGCTCTGCTTTCGTGCGGCAGTACAACGAATGGGCGCAGCACTTTGCCGCCAGGTCCGGCGTCCCGGTCGCCGACTTTTTCGCGTCGCTGACAGGTCGGAACGGGGACTGGGCCGAAGGTTATAGCGCTGACGGGATACACCCGACCGCTGCTGGTGCGCGGGCTATGGGCAGGACTGTTGCCGGGTTGCTGAATTCCCCGGCGGTAGTTATCCCGGCGCCCCTGGCGTCGCTGCGTTACGAAGCCGACCAGTCGAACGCCCCGTGGGGAAGCCAGAACGTCACCCAGAGCCCGCCGCAGAAGCCCTACGGGGCGACCTCCCCGCCGAACAAGGATCAGGACCCGGGCAGCTACGGCCCGCTCGCCGGGCCCGACCCGGAGAACTGGGGCGGCATCCAGGAAGACAGCGTGATGCAGATGCCGCTGTCCAACACCGCGTCGCACCCGGTGCCGGGCGATACCGCCTGGCCCGCTACAGAGGGCTGGCAGGACGAGGACCAGGACGACTTCCCGTACTCCGACCGCTCGGCCACGGCGGGACCGTCTACCTCGATCAGTCCCCGGGACCCGCAGGGCATCCGGATGGAGGAGGCCAGGGTCACCGCAGCGGGCACGCCGTTCCCGGTCAACGGCACCGTCCCGCAGCTCGACGGGGCCCTGGCGGAGCTGCACGACCGCCCGGAGCCCGCGCTGCCGGAGACGACCGGGGACGACGAGACCGCGAAGACGGCCGCCGCCGACGGAACGATCGGCGGGAACAGCGCCGGGACCGGAATGGGCCACGGCGCACCGCTGGACACCGCCGCGCTCGGGGAGTTCGGCGCGTCGGTCCGCGCCAGCTTCCGGCAGATGTTCGGCGGCACCCCGATGGGCGACCTGAACCGGGAGACCTCCCCGCAGGCCCAGCAGCCGTCGCCCGTCACCCAGGAGCCCGGCCTGGGGTCAATGGACGACGCTCTCAGTCCCGAGGACCCCTCGATCCAGACGATCGGCAACCAGCAGTGGTCCGGCGGCGGGGCCGACTCCGACGAGGTAGCAGTGCCTGCCGGGCAGTCGCAGGGCGGCATCGAGGACATCGTGGCTTCGTTCCAGCGGTCTGCGGCGGCGAAAGGCTACGCGGGCGGCGGAGGTCCGGGCCCGGCTGACGGCGACATCGCGGCGGCGGCGCGGCAGCACCTGTCCAGGACCGCTGACGTGCTGCCGAAGGAAGAGGCCGACGAGCTGGTCAGGGAGGGGGCAGGCAGCCGGGCCAGGAACCTGGACCTGCTCCGCCTGGAGGGCACGCATTACGAGGACGAAGACGAGGACCTGGCTAGGAAGGGCATCAGCTTGGACAACTACGACGACGACGTGATCTTCGCGTGAGCGGGCTCGCGTACCGGATGGACCAGCTACACCGCGATGTGATCGCGTCCGCCGACCCCTACCTGGGGCGCGGGGTGTTCCTTGCCGCTCCCGGGATGGAGTGCGAAGAGATCACCGGGAAGCTCGCCGAGCGGCTGGGGATGACCGTGCCGGCCGTTGCCTGGGACGGTATCGGCGCGTGGGTTGACCTCGGCGGCGTGCCCGGGATGGATGCTCAGGAGCTGGAGTCCAGGTGGGGCGCGACTCCGTAGCCGGCTGTGCCGTTTTGACTGACGACTGGAGGGGGTCCGGATGACTACGGCGCTGTCCGTTCTGGGGGCGCTTGGCGGGTTTACCGCCTTTATCACCGGGGTGACGCTCATCCTGCGGGCGATTTTCAAGCAGGTAAACGCGACTGAGAAGAACACCACAGCCACGGAAGACCTGACAGAGAAGGTCGGCAGCCTCTCGGAGAAGTTCGGGCTGCTGGACACCAGGGTCACCATCCTGGAAGACCATGACCGCAGGAACGGGGTGAGACCCCATTCGTAAGCTGCTTCTCATCAACCTGAGCCCGGCGACGAGGGCCGTCATCGTGGCCGCCGTGCTCATCTCCTTCATCGTCGGCGGCGTGGTCCTCGACTACCTCGTCGCCGGCTACCGGGCCGCGCAGGCGGTGCAGCAGTCCGTGGGGCAGTCCGAGCAGGCCCTGTGCGGGATCATCGACCTGGTGACAGCCGTCCCCGAGCAGCCTCCGGCCGACCCGGAGGCGAACCCGTCACGGGTGACGTCGTACCGCTTCTACCTGGCGTTCGTGTCTGTCGGCCGCAAGTACCACTGCACAGGGAACTAGCTGTCGTCCTCGTCGTCGCCTGTGTGCTGCGGTGCACCCGGCGCCAGGGAGCTGGGCGGCACGAAGAAGACGCCGCCTGAGTCCGGGAGGTCCGGGTAAGAGGGCAGCGTCTCCAGGTAGCGTCCCAGGTCGGCGTCCAGGGCCGGGCGCATCAGCTCTACGACGATGGTCGGCGGGTCGTTCGGGGCGCGCCTGCGGGGCCTCTTCTGCTGCGGGACCTGAACGGGGATGTTCCACGAGGGGTTCTCAGCCGTCCTCCACGGCGGCTTCTGCCCGGGCGTCGGGTCGGTCACATGGGAGGAGAACCTCCGATGCACGCTGGGGAGCTGGTCGGCGCGGACAGTCATCGGGTCCTGGTCCTTGTCGGTCCGCAGGTCGGTGACGTACTGGTCGGCCTCCCGCCCGGCAGCTTCCTCCCGCTGGCGGCGGGCCCCGGGGAGGAGCCTGCGCAGCCAGCCGAGCCAGTCCCTGCGCTCGGGCAGTATGAAGCCGTCCTCGCGCGGCATGGCCAGCGCGAGGACGGCTGCGGCGAGCAGGATGCCTGCCGCCGTCCAGTGATTCATCCCTTTTCCCTGCACACTCGCCCCATCCTGAACGCGCGGGACTCAGCGTCTGTCAGGTGCAGGCCGCACTTCATGCACCGCTCCTGGTTGTCCGCATAGGCCTCGCGGGCCTTGCTGATGCCCGCCTGGAGGATAGCGTTCAGGGCCAGGAACTGCTCGGGCCGCGATGCTTCGACCAGGCGTGGGTACTTGGTGTCGCCGCCGCCGATGACCCGCTTGACGAAGCGGACCCCGGGCTTCCTTCCCTCGGTCACCTTCCAGAAGTCCAGGTCGTTGCTCCCGGTCCGGGACGGGGTGGCGTAGAAGCCGCCCGGGATGTCCGCGATAACCGCCGGCGGCTCCTGGGCCGGTGCCTGGGGCGTCATGTTCTCCTCTGAGGTCCGCTGGCCGGGAAGGTCGGCGCACCTGGCGAGGTACCGCATTATCCCGTCGTACTGCGCCGGGTTGACCGGCTTCCTGCCGTCCACCAGGAAGGCGGCAAGCTTGTGGTCCTTGTGCGCCGCCGTCGCGGCGATCTTCTCGCTCATCGCCTGCCCGGTCATGTCCGTGCCTACCACTAGAGCCATCTTCTTCTCCCTGGTCATCCCTGCGTAGCCTCTGCTCTGCGTTCGCTGGACACGACAATAGCAAGAAAAGCTGTATTCAGCAACGAGTTTCCCCGGTTCCCCGGAAGAGAGGAGAGCAGACCGGGAGGACCCGTGCGCAAGTATGCGTCGCTGGAGGTGCTGGAGGCGTGGCAGCACCAGCCGCGCGCCCGGCTTGAAGGGAACCGGATCGTCCGGACCGCACACCGGGTGGCATTCGACTACGAACCGCGCCAGGGGTACCTGTACGTCCGTTCCAGGATGATCTCCAGCCGGACGAACGACAACCACGACACGTTCCCGGCCGAGGAAATCGAAAAGGGATATAAGTCCTTTTTGGGCAAGCCGGTTTTTGTCAACCACCACAACGCGAACCACCGCCGCGCCCGGGGCGTCATCGTCGCCGTTGCGCTGCACCGCGACAGGAACCCCGACGGGACGCCCGACACCTGGGTCGAGGGCCTCCATGAGATCGACGCGGTGAAGTTCCCGAAGCTGTCTAAGGCGATCCTCGCCGGCCGGGTCAACCGCACCTCGATGGGCGTGGACGTGGACTGGTCCACCTGCTCGGCCTGCGGCAACAAGGCCACCAGCCCCGCCGAGTACTGCAAGCACCTGCCCGCGCTGAAGGGCAAGAAGATCCGGCAGCGCAACAAGGTCACCGGCAAGGTCGAGGAGAAGCTGATCCACGAGGTCTGCGCCGGCCTCAGCTTCTTCGAGAACAGCCTCCTGGTGGAAGACCCCGCTGACCCGACGGCGTACCTGCTCGGCAAGCCCGACTCCCGGGGCATGGCGAAGGCCGCCGCGAAGACCGCAGCGGCCGGGGACCCGGACTTCCGCGACCACCTCGGCAACACCTGCCGGAACTGCGGCGACCCGGTGGCCTTCCTCCCCCGCACCCGGACAGGGAAGTACCCGGACAGGTTCGTGCACGACTCGGCGCGCCTCTACGACCACCAGCCCGACCCGGCGGACCCGGGCAGCCGGTCAGGGAAGCTGATGCCGGGCACCTTCGGCGGGACCCGCTGCGCGGTCTGCGGCGGCGACGTGAAGATCAACCTGCGCGCCCTGCACACCGACACGGGCGGCTGGCACCACGGCGACGGCATGAAGCGCGATCACCCGGCGGTCCCGCTGGACGCCCGCTCCGTCTACGACTCGGTCCCCGGCACACGGGCGCAGTACGACCAGGCGCGGAGCCAGATGAGCGACCACATGCACGGCCTGTTCGAGCAGCTCGAAGGACGCCCGCTGCCCCGCCGGCCGCGCGGCGACGAGGGGCAGATGCCCCCCGACCCGTTCACCGCCGCCAGGCGGAAGAAGCCCCAGGGCAAGCCGGTGCGCGGCTACGGCAGGGACCCGAAGTTCGACGGGGTGGCCCTCAAGAAGGACCGCAACGGGTTCTACGTGCACACTCACAGGTCGAGGAGCGAGTCCTACCCCACAGTCGATGACATCCCGGACGCCGATATCGACTACATCCGGTCCACCGGGGCGAAGGCCGAAGGCGGCGATCACCCCTGGTTCATGAACCACCCGGTCTCCCCGCACCACATCGTCCACGCCTATAACGACTCCTCCGACGACGAGCGGGCACTGGGCGACCGCTGGTACTCCGACGCCCACCACGTCGCCAAGGTCATCGGCAAGGGGGACTCCGCCCTCGGCGCCGGGCTGCTGTCGGCCTACTCCCCCCGCACGATGTGGCCGGTCAACATGTTCAATGCCAGCCGCGCCGCCCAGGGGGATCCGCCCGGCCCCGGCAGCGGCGCGCTCGGCGACCACCAGCGCAAGGCGATCCGCATCCTCGGCGGCGAGCACCACTCCAAGGTCCTCACCGCCCCGAAGACCGCCGCGTTCGCGCACCTGATCGAGCACGGCGGCGACACCGACGAGGACCGCAGGAGCGGCCGGGAGCGCGTCGTCATCGACCGGCACGCCATGTCGGTGGCCACCGGGAAGCGGCTGTCCGACGAGGACATGAAGAGCGCGCCCGTCGGTCAGGAGCAGCACTACGAGCACGTCGCCAACGCCTACCGCGAGGCCGCGCACCACATCTCCACGGCCACCGGGCGGCAGGTCAGCCCCCACCAGGTGCAGGCAGCGACCTGGCTGCGGCAGATCAGGAAGAACACCGAGGAGGACTCCTCGGGAACCAGGGGCGGGGGCGGCAAGGGCCGCGTCCAGATGGGCGAGAACAGCCGCCAGCGCTGGGTGGAGCACCATCACGAACACCACCCGGGCAACATCCCGGAGGAGAACATGCACTACCACGGCTCGTCGGCCCAGCCACCGCCTCCCGGCGCTCCCTGGCCGGCCGGAGGTACCCACTGCGCGATGTGCGGCGGCCGTCTGGCCCACCCGGGCAACCCGAGCGGGAAGCCCGTCAGCCGGTCCATGCCGATGATGTGCCAGGACTGCTCGGGCCGCGTCCAGGGGCACGGGGCCGACACCGGCATGCCCGGCTACATGAGCCCCGCCCAGGCGCGGGAGACCGTACAGGACTCGCGTGCCTGGGACCTGGCCGGCGACCGGCTGCGCAGCTCCATGTCGGTGCGCAAGGAAGCGTACGGGGAGACGCGGGTCCCGCCGCAGGTGGACACCCTGCGGATGGACGAGTGCCCGGTGTGCGGGGAGCACAACGTCTGGTCCGGCAGCAGGTGCCCTGTCTGCGGCTTCGTGGTACCGCCGTCGGTTTTCCGGGACCCGGACACCGACAAGGCGAAGGAAGTCCGCGAGCAGCTCGACAGCTCCGGCGAGGTCGATGTCCCGGGCGACCAGGCGGACGCCGGCCAGCCAGACGCGACGCTGCCGACCGCCCAGGTGGGCAGCGGCGACGACGCCGACGACCAGCTTGTCCACCCCGACCAGATCGCCCCCGACGGGGTGCCGACCGTCCAGGGCGGCGACGACCCGGCGAATACCGACGGGCTGCCCCCGCAGGACGAGGACGAGGCCCAGGCCGAGGCGGAGGCGGAGGTTCCCGAGGGGTCGGTCCCCGTCGGCGACGTGCCGCCCGACGAGGCGGACCTGGAGGACGCGGGCGACGAGGGCGAGGAGATGTTCGCCGAGGAGCTGATCTGCCCCGCCTGCGGAACCACCTTCGAGGCAGATGCCGCCGCCCAGCCGGGCGTCCCCTGCCCGGCCTGCGGGATGGCCGCGCTCCACCCGGTGGACGAGGAAGACGGCGACGTAGACGAGGAAGAGCAGGACCCGGGGGCGGTACCCCCGGAAGGAGCAGAAGACCCGTCTGACCCGGACGAGGAGCCCGGGGACGAAGAGGACGAGGAAGACGAGGACAAGGACATGCCAGCAGACCGCAAGACGGCCGCCGCGCTCGCGCAGGCCCAGGCGCACCGGATCGCCGAGCTGAGCGCGCAGAACGAGGTCCTGTCGGCCCAGCTCCGCTTCCTCGCCTTCGCTGCGGGGATCGACCGGGAGCTGGCCGAGGTCGGCCGCCGGGTGATGCGCCGCCACGCGGACGTCCTCAACCCGGCGTCCCCCGTGCCCGACCCGCCGGAGGCCCCGCCGACGGAGACGACCGAGCAGGCGCTCCAGCCGGAGACGATGGACAACGCCGGGCGCCCCGGGACGACCCCGGGCGCGAACTCGCGGGTGCCCGCCGCGCAGACCACCACGGCGATCACCCCGGGCGTGGAGATGCAGACGCCCCCGGCGACCAACCTGATCGACGTGACCGCCCCCGTGCAGGGCACCAATCCCAGCCAGGACGGCGGCGTGCCGCTGGAGCAGCGGCGCATCGAGACCGACGTCCGCATCGACCCCGACCCGCTGAAGGCGCACGGCCCCGGGATCGGCGGCCAGGGCGACAACGGCTCGGCCTTCCCGTGGATTCTCGACGCGCGCCAGCCGGGCCAGCAGGGCGGCCAGCCTTCCGGGTCGGCAGACGAGGCCCAGGCGTCCCGGCGGACGTTCGCCTCCATCCGGCTGGCGAAGCTCCGGGTGCTAGCCGGGCTCGCCCAGGGCGACGAGCTGGCGGTGGCCGAGCGGATCGAGCGCGACGCCTCGCTGGCCACCCCGGTCATCGAGCACGAGATCGGGGTCCTGTCCCGCATGCCGGTCATCGATCAGCGGCAGGCGGCCCGGCCGGTGCAGCGCACCGCCGCCCGGTCGGTCCCGTCGCTCGCCTCGGTGGGAGCCGCGTCCCAGTACGCGCCCGCCGCCGGGGACTACGACCTCGACGCCTCCGACATCTTCGACTGATGACCTACGCCCTGACTGTCGGTTCCGGCACCGACTCGGTCGTGATGCCGAACGGCCTGCGCTACGCGGCGGAGGGGGCCTTCACGCTGTCCGACCGCCAGTTCGGGCTGCTGACCGCCGGGGCGAAGGAACTGCTCGCAGCGGGCGAGGGGGGCACCTCGACGGGCTACCTGGGAGGGACCGTGAGCCATCAGGTGACGATCGCCGGCGGCCTGGACAACGTGGTGCTGCCCAACGGGCTGCGCTACACGGCGGGGGCCGTAGCGGTGCTTTCGGACGAGGAGTACTCCCTGATTCCCGCCGGCGCGCTGAGTTCTCTTTTCTCTTCCAACACGACGTCGCTGACATGACGGTGCCTTTTGCGCCCGCAGCCCCAGAAGGAATAGCAGGAGGGCCTTACGGCCCGGCCGACCAGACACGGAGTAAAGGCCGATGATTCGCACCTACCTCTCGAACGACTACGTGAAGAGGACGATCAGGCCTCTTTACTCCTGGACGCAGGCGACCCCCAAGTCGTGCTTCCTGGACCCGGCGTGGACCCGCGCGGTGCCGATCTGGCCCGGGATGGGATTCGTCCGCAGCGGCGGCGACCTGGTGACCCTGGCGGGCGCGAACAGCACCCAGATGGGCTCCAAGACGATGACCGGCACCGCCTACTCCGGCAACGCGGGCACCACCACGGCACTGGCGAACTCCCTGCCCATCTACGGGCTGGGCGCGCTGTACGTCGGCGGGGACGGCATCGACGAGCTGCTCTACGCGGGCATCAACGCCTTCGCGGTGTGGGTCCTCGGGCCCGACGCGGAGTTCGAGATCCTCGCTCCCGCGTTCGACGCCACCCAGACCTGGACGGACCCGTCCGACGGCTCCGGCGCCGCCCTGGTAGGGGTGTCCACCGCCACCTCGAACCAGGGGATGCTCGTCCCCCTCACGGGAGCGGGCTCGGCTACCGTCTCCGCCCCGGTCGCGCGGCTGCTGAAGGTCAACAGCTCCACCAAGATCACCATCGGCGGCCTTGAGCCTTACGCCGCCGCGCAGCTCACGGCCAACACCAACGCGGGCCGGGACTAACAGGACACGCGGGAAGCAGGAAAGGGAACACCATGACCGAGCTGGCGACCACTTCGGCCGGCGGGCAACTGGCGCTGGCTCCCGGCGGCGGCCTGCGGCCCCGCGTGGCATCGCGCAAGTCCGACGACTACGTTGCGCAGATCGAGGCGCGGCGCTCGCGGAACAACGGCGTCTCGCTGACCCGCGAGGCCAAGGTCCGCAAGATGGCCTTGATCTTGTCGGACGAGATGCACGGCTTCCGCCGGCTGGGCGTCGGGATGGTCGGCCCCATCCAGCTCAAACTCCGGTACCAGGGCATCGTCCGGAACGTGCTGGTCGAGGACCCGGTCACCCCGGGCACCCCGGTGGAGTACGACGTCTGGGACGACCTCGGCCAGGCCTACATCCTGTCCGGCACCGAGGGCGAAGTCCGGGTCACGCCGTTCGAGGGCAAGCGCATCCCCGTCCGGTTCTTCCGGATCGCGTCGCGCCCCGCGCTCCGCAAGGAGGACCTGTTCTACCTGCGGATCAACGCGGTCGAGCAGGCGCAGGACGAGACCAAGCAGGCCATCCTCAAGCAGGAGGACGCCCGGCTGCTGGTGCTCCTCCAGGCGGCGATCACCGACTACGCCACCCGCCCCGACCACGTGGTCACGCCCAACCACAACATCACCGAGGCGTCCGGCTACCTGACTCCCGGTAGCCTCTACAGCGCGGTCGCCATGACCGACCTGCACGAGCTGCCCTCAGCCCGCATCCTGATCAACCCGTTCGACTACCGGGACATGTTCAGGTGGGACATCAACCAGACGGGCTGGGCCTTCAAGGACCGGGTCGTCGCGGGCGAGACCATCACGAGCTTCGGCGAGTTCCAGATCCAGCGGAGCATCATCGTCCCGCAGGCCAAGATCTTCCTCGCTCCCGAGCCGAATTTCCTCGGAGTTTTCCCGATCCTGTACTCTTTGGATGTCGAAGAGAACCACAATGTTGAAGCATTCTGGAAGGGATGGGTATTCGACGAAATGATCGCGATGTCGATTCTCAACCCAAGAGGCCTAGCCTCCATCACGAAGAGCTGAGTCTTTCTTGCTCATGACTCTACGAAGGTTCTGAGCAAACAAGACGCCAAACACTCACCTCTTCCGGTATCCTATCCGGAGGAGGTGGGTGTTTGTCATGGCACCGAAGTCTAAGAAGGATCAGTACATCGATGAGGTCAAGCGCCTCTATATCGACGGCCTGAAGTCTCTCGGCGAGATCAGCGAGATCCTCGGCCCGAGCGTTCAGACGCTCTCACGGTGGCTCGGTGAAGAGGGCATCGAACTGGCCACCCGGCCGAGGAACCCGAACGCCGGGCGCAGCGAGGCCGAGCAGCAGAAGATCAACGAGAGGATCGCCGCTCGCCAGCGAGAGCGCATCGGCGCTGGCGGCCACCATGGCGGCCGGTCGCGCGCGATCGACCGCGAAGACCGGGAGTGCGAGAATCCGGCTTGCTCCGAGATTTTCGAGGTCCCCGTCACTTCTCCGCAGCGGTTCTGCGGTCTGACGTGCGCCAGGTCCGTCGGAAACAAGGACCGCTGGGCAGACAAGAAGAAGATGACCACCTGCCCGTGTGGTGAGGTCTTCTACAGTCCCTACCCGAAGAAGTACCACTCCGACGAGTGCCGGGCTCAGTACGCTGCTAAGCGCCAGAAGGACCCGGCCAACACCCTGACCGGCACCTGCCAGAACCCGGGGTGCCCGCGCGAGAACAGCCAGTTCACCTACCCGAAGTCCCAGGGGCACCGACGCTACTGCTCCGACAAGTGCTCCCAGGAGCACACCAGGCCGAACGAGCCGCTCAATGGCCTGGAGGGAGCTTTCAGGGGACTGTGCTACCTCCTGGATGTCGGATGCCGCCGTCCCGACGGTAGCGAGCAGGTCACCTGGGGAGAGCGCGGCTCTTACGCACCGGACTTCATCTGCGAGTGGCGCGGCGAGGTGATCGCCGTTGAGACCAAGGGTGATCACTGGGTCAAGGAGGACACCGAGCCGAAGCACGCGGCCTGGCGCGAGCAGCGCGGTCCTCTCGCGATGCTGTTCAAGGACGACCTGCGGACGCTTCGTACCGCGCCGTCGGCCGACCGCTTCTGGTCGATGCTGCGCTACCGGGCGACAGGAGGATCTTCGCTGTTGAGATTACAGCTTTTCTTGATATAGTCACGGCATCAGGGAAGTGACTGATCCCACGGAGCGCCGCCCTACGGGAGCGGAACGCCATGGCACGCAGCACCCCGTCCGGTACTCAGACGAGGAGACAGCAATGCCGCAGATCATCAGGACCGCCGAGGAGATCGACGCTGCCAGGGACCGCGCCCAGAAGGCGGCGTTCGACGCCGAGGACGCCGGGGACACCTACGACGCCGCCGAGGCCGTGTACGGCTTCATCCAGTGGATATTCGGGGACTCGGACACCGACCCGACCCTGGAGATGGCCGAGGAGGACTAGGCGGTACCAGCAGAGAGCCGGCCCGGTGATCCGGGCCTACTCTTCTCATTACAGCTTTTCTTGATAAGCTGTCCTCCATGAACGACAGATTGAGCGTAACGCTCCCCGACGGCACCAAGTGCTGGATGTACGCAGACCAGTTGACGTCCCGCCCGGTGAACGAAGCCGCAGACTGCGAGTGCCGCCACACGTGCGCCGAGGACCCCGCCACCGCCTGCTCGCTGTCCGGCGACTGGCACGTCCACCCCGGCGAGCCGTGCCCGGTCCACCCCGACGCGCCCGGCGACCGCTGATGACCCCCGAGGGGAAGCGCCGGCACTACGCCGCCGAGCGCGTCATCTACACGGCGGTGAAGCTGGAAGAGGCGGCACTGCTCGTTCGCATGCGGACAGAGGACCTGGAGAGGAGGCTGCGCGCAGCCGTTGACTGCGGCATCCTTCCGGACGACCTGAAGGCGATGACCCGGAACCCGGACGGCACCGACGCCGGGGCCATTATCGACCGCGTCTACCGCGAGTACCTAGACGACGAGTTCGAGGTGACCGGCCGGGACACGGTGATGTACTGCCTGGCGCACAAGCGCAAGGTGACCTGGCTTCCTGGCCCCGCCTGGTGGATTCACGACAACGACCTGCCGCTCACGGGCAGCCTCGGGGACCCGAGGAGCTGCGCATCGATGTGGAGCGCACCCTCTCCTATTGAGGTAGCCAGGAAGGCAGCATCATGATCAGCAAGGACGCGGGCGCGGCCATGGCCCTCGCCTCCGGCATCCGGAACTGCAAGCAGTACGACGAGGAACTCTGGCCCAGCGTCGTGACCCGGATCATCACCGACCTCGACGAGGCGGGGCAGCAGGAGGCCGTAGACTGCATCGCGCACCTGCTCGGCGACCTGTGGGACCAGCTCCCCTACACTCCTGAACTCCGGGACAGCATCACCCGGATGGCGTCATCCCTGGAGAAGCCATGACCTACGAGGAAGCCGAGGCGCTCGCCCGCCTGGTCAGCCTGTGGAACGGCAGCGCGGTCACGCTGACCTGCGCGGCCGACGTCATGCACGAGCTGGAGGAGACCGAGTACGACGGCGCGGAGGCGCCCGAGGTCCAGGTGGTCCCCTGGTACGAGCCCGGCCAGTGGAAGCTGACCCGGCACGACTCCTGCGACGTGGTCGGCGGGAAGACGATCGAGGACGCGGTCATCGTCAGTCACAAGAACTGCACCGTCCTGGCGGAGTCATGAGGTTCTCCTTCCTCGTGGACGTCGAAGTCGAGGACATCGAGCCCGGCAGCGACCAGGACAGGCCGCCCGCCGGGTACGCTCTCGCCGCGCTGAACGCCGCCGGGCTGCCGGACGCCTGGCAGCTTGACGGGTTCGCGGACCTGCCCTGGATAGCGGGCATTACCTCGGTGGAGCCGGCATCGGCTATGACGGGCCGCAAGCAGCGTAGCTGAATACAGCCTTTCTTGATAAGCTACTCTCATGACAAACGACAACGGGGCCGGCCTCCGGGCGCTCTTCCACGGCCTGTGCACCTTCTGGGACATAGAGATCTGGGACGGGGAACAAGCCGGGGAGATGCCCGGCCCGTTCGACTTCTACCTGCCCTACGGGGCGGGCGTGTTCGTCGTCATCGCCCCCGGACCAGCCGACCGCCAGGCCGAGATCGGTGCCCTCCGGCAGCGGAAGGAGCAGTTCGTCGTCCTGGACCGCGACGACCTGGACAACCTCCGCCTGGCCAGCGGCCCGGAGGAAGCCAGCGAGACGATCGGCAACTGGATCGCCTACGGCACTCACGGGGCCGTGATGCGCCGCCACCCCGGGACCGCCCCGTGAACAGAAGGCAGGGAAGCAGCGTGACTACCAACCTGAGCCAGGCCGTCCGGGACGCGGGGGCGTGGCTCGCGCTGCTCGAAGACAGCCAGGACGAACTCGACGTCACTCTCCTGAACGCCTGGCACTACCCGCCCCTCACCCTCGGCACCATCCGCGTCCTGTACGACCTGGCCCACGAGATCAGCGAGATCAGCGAACGGCACATCGCGGAAACAGTCGCCCGGCGGGAGGCGGCAGCCCCTCGAACGTCAGTCCCTCCCGGTAAAATACAAGGTAACTAGATAAACCAGGAGGAAAAATGGCCGCGTACTCTCCGGCGTCCGCACCAGCGAACATCATCAACCACATCACGGTGATCGCGGACGAGTCTTCGTCCATGAACCACCTGACAGAGACGCTGATCAAGGTCTTCAATAACCTGATCGCTCACCTCGCCGCCCAGTCCAGGTCCAACGGGCAGGAAACACGGATCACCGTCTACTTCTTCAATTCCCGGGGTACCAGCCGCTGCGTCATCTACGACATGGACGTGCTGCGCCTCCCGACAATCGACGGCCTCTACAGCCCCGGCGGCATGACCGCACTGATCGACACGGTGCTGCTGTCGGTCGAAGACCAGCGGCTGATCCCGCAGAAGTACGGCGACCACTCGTTCCTCACCCTCGCCCTCACCGACGGGCAGGAAAACAACAGCAGGTGCACCTCCTCCGAACTCACCCGCACGATCGAGTCCGCACCGGAGAACGAGACCTACGGCGTGTTCGTCCCCAACCAGATGGGCGTGCACGAGGCCAAGAGGCACGGCTTCCCGGCAGCCAACATCTCGGTGTGGGACGCGAATTCCGCCCAGGGGATGGAAGAAGTCGGAAAGGTCATGCGCGACCTCTCCGACGCCTACATGGAAGGCCGCACCAAGGGCGTGCGGGGCTACAGCGCCCGCTCCGGAGGCGGCCTGTTCAGGATGCGCGACTTCACCGCCGCCGAGGTGACCACCGCCCTGGAGCCCCTCGCACCTGACACCTACGTGGCGCTGAACGTCACCCACGACGGCCCGATCCGCGAGTTCGTCGAGGCGGCCGGCCTGATCTACGTCAAGGGCAGTTCTTTCTACCAGCTCACCAAGGCTGTGAAGGTGCAGTCCTACAAGGAGGTCGTCGTCGAGCACCAGGGGAGCTTTTACACGGGCGACGCAGCCCGGCAGATTCTCGGGCTGCCTGACTACGAGGTAACAGTCCAGCCGGCCCGCAAGCCTGGCTGCACGATCTTCTTCCAGAGCACGTCGGTGAACCGCAAGCTCTTCGGCGGGACGCGGCTCCTGGTGATGCGGTAGCTTGCCCCGGTGCCGGCAGACAAGACTCCGTTCCCCGGTGTCGCACGCGGAAGGTGAGGAGGACAGATGATAGGACAGGACAGCGACGCGGCGGTCCTCGCGTCCCTGCGGGCCGAAGGTCCCTGCACCGTGACCGTGAAGCAGCTCGCGGCCAGGACCGGCCTCCCCCGGGTCACCGTGCGCACCTCGGTCACCGTCCTGGCGCTGGACGGCCTGGTGTGCGTGATCCCCAACGAGGGCGAGAGCGCCTACATGATCCGGCACCTGCACGCCGGCCCGGGGTCCTGCGAGCATTCCCTCGGGTGCACCATCCAGGAGGAGGGCGCGTCCTGAGGAGGCGGTAACGAGAGAGCCCCGGCGGGCGGTCCGCCGGGGCTCCTCTGTGCTCAGGACATAACGTACCAGACAGCACCAGCGAAGCGCTTTATGATTTCAATATGCAGGACAATATGCAGCGGGACGAAGCACGCAAGGTTCTCCGGAGCGCCCTGTGGCTCGCCCGGGAACAGGCCGTGGGGGACCTGGAGGAGAAGAAGATCGCCCGGGAGCGAATCACCGACCTGGAGGCCCGCATGGGCATCGGGATGGACAGCCAGCCGACCGCCGGCGACCTGCGGGAAGTGCTCGGCGACGGCGACGCGGAGATCAGGGCGGCCCTGGCGGCCTGGTAATTCAGGGTCCCGGCCCCGTCCCTCAACGGGACCGGGACCCCGGGGGGCGTGCATCCGGTCTCGGGCCGCTTGAAACCGGGAGCACTATGCCGTTATTACACCATTATTACTGACAGAGAGCAAATGATTACTCCAAGTAGTGAAAATAGCGAATGGTTCAAGTCCACGGACAGCTTCGCGAACGGCAACTGCGTCGAGGCGATGCGCTCAGGCGACACCGTGCTGGTCCGGAACAGCAGGAACCCGCTCGGCGCCGTCCTCAGCTTCACCCTCGCGGAGTGGGAAGCGTTTATCGGCGGGGCGAAGCTCGGCGAGTTCGACCTGGACGAGGACGGAAAACTCGCCCGGTCAGACCCCCAGTGACTCCGACGGCTGCTGGAACCCGTAAGCCGCCGGCGGCGGCTCCTCCTCCGGGATCAGCGGCCCGTTCACCTGCTCGATGAAGGCGTAGTCGGCCGGGACGCGGGTGTAGGTGCCGAGCACGGAGGCCAGCTCCCGGTGCGGCGGCGGGATGACGTACGCCACCGACGCCTTCGGGTCCTCCAGCGCCGCGCTCGCCAGGTTGTAGGAGATCCCCGCCGACGCCTGCCACGGCGACGCGAACCCGGTGCGCAGCGTCGTCCGGTCCGGCACCGCGAGCTGGTAGCGGCGCCCGTCGGACCGGAAGAAGTAGTCCAGCGTGTTCACCCGGAAGTCCGGCGTGGACTGCACCGTCACCTGCCCGGTGTTCACCGTGCCCTTCGCGGTGCGCTGCTGGTTCTGGTCGGTGTCGGTCAAGATCGCGGGCCGCACGAGCAGCGCCCGCAGTCCCGGCACCTGCGCCGGGCGGGCCGCGATCACCTGGGTGCCGTAGCACAGGGTGCAGCGGAACTGGTTGCCCTGCCCGTAGGCGGCGCTGATCTGCGCTTCGGTGGCCGCCGTCGGCCAGCCGAGCGGCAGCGCCGTCTCCGGGGCGATGTCGCTGACCGTCTTCGCCGGGGTGTAGCAGCGGGTGCACCGCTGCGCCAGGCCAGCGCCGATGTCCAGGGGCCGCCACATCAGGGCGAACATCACCAGCTCCCCGTACTGCCACAGCGCCTGGGCGTGACGCTGCCGCTCCTGGACGACCGTCCAGCGCTGCGCGTCCCGCTGCCAGGTGGGCTGCTGGCCCTTCGGCCGGACCGGGAACGGCAGCTTCGGCTTCGTATCCGCCGCCGCGCACAGCGACGGGGAGCACGCGAACGCTGCGGCCCCGTGGACGATCCCGGCGGGGACCGGCGTGAAGACGCCCGGCGCCCGGAAGGCCGCCTTCGGGAACGCGGTCCCGTGCGCGGTCCCGGCGAGCTTCGCCCCGGCGGACAGCGTTCCGTGCCCGGCGCGGCTGAGCACCGCCGTCCCGGCCAGCGCCGGGGCGGCATACAGCCGGGCCCCGGGCAGGTCCTGGCCGGCGGCGTGCACCTGGGCCTGGGCGGCGAGCTGCGCGCGGGTGACGGCGGTGCGCAGCGCGTGCGCCGACAGGGCGGCGGCTGACGCGAGAGAGGCCGCCCCGAAGGTCTTCCGGACCCCGGCCGCCCGCAGCGCGGCGGCAGCCTCCAGCGCCGCAGCACCCAGCTCGGTCTTGTGGGCCGCCCCTGCGGCGGTAAGGGTGCCGGCGGCGCTCAGGTGCCCCCTGGCGGTCCGGGAGAGCACAGCCGGGCCCGACAGCGCTGCCGAGCCGTGCATGGCAGCAGCGGCGTGCTCCGTGGCCTTCGCGGCGGCACTGACGGAACCCGGCGCGTGCAGCCCCGCCGAGGCGTTCGCTGTGTGCTTCCCGGTGACCGTCAGCACCGGAGCGGCAGCCAGGTGAGCGGCCGACGCCGACGTCGCGGCGGTCAGGTGCCCGGCGGCCGACAGGACTGCCGACTCGGTGACGTGCAGCAGCGCCGAAACGGCCATCGCCGTCGAAGCGGACAGGCGAGACGAGACGGTGTCGGTGACGTGCGCGGCAGCCGAGAGCTGGGTCCCGGCGTACAGCGCCGCCTGGCCCGGCATGAAGTACCGGCCGGAGACGGTCAGGCTGGTGCCCGCGAGCAGCCGGGCGGCGCCCATCCTCCCCGGGACCGTCAGCACCGGAGCGGCAGCCAGGTGAGCGGCCGACGCCGACGTCGCGGCGGTCAGCGCGGAGGAAGCGTGCAGCGCGGCGACGGCGTTCTGCTGGATTTTAGCGGTCGCGGCGAGCGCCGGACGGGCGATCATCATCGGCACGGTGCCGCTGGCTGTCAGCGCCGTGGATGCCGACAGGGCCGCACTGGCGTTCTTGATGACGCGGGCGAGGACCGACAGCGAGGCGCCAGCGGACAGCGGTGCTTGCAGGGCGACGGCGCCGACAGTCCCCGACCCGGACATCTGCACGGACGAGCCGAGGGTCACGGCGGTGCCCAGCGTCCCGCTTCCCGTCAGGGGCGCCGCTCCGTTGTGAGTGACGGGCACGGGCTACTCCCGCCTCTCTGCGGGGTGCTTTTCCCCGGTCACGTGGCGGTACAGGTCGGCGGCGATCTTCCGCGCCGCCTCGGCGTCCGCCTGGGCTTTCCGGGCGGCTTCGCTGTTCTCCCGGCGCAGCCAGGCGAGGAAGCGCCGGATCGGCTTCTGGAAGACGAGGGTGGCTACTACGGTGATGACGAACTCGGCGGGCATCGCGCCGATGTTGGACCCCGCCCAGCGCCAGTACGCATCCCACCACTGCGGCAGCACGGCAGCCCTCCCTCGGTCTCATGTCTTCCGGGGAAAGCCGGAGCCCGCCTGCTCGGTGTAGCGAGGGGTGGCAGGCGGGCTCCGCGAGGGCCGTAAGGCGGGGAAGACCCTCGTCCGGCGAGGGGACGGGGACTCCGCGCTCGCCAGGTGCCAGGCTATATCAGGCGCCCGGAGAAAGGGCGTTACTTGTCGTAACGTTGTCGAGGCTGGAAGTAATGGCGGTATTGCACCAGGTGATGCCGTTCCACCACCACGGCTGCGGGGCGGCGCCCGGCATGAGGTACTGGGGACCTACCTGAACGGCGGCATGGCTGACGATGATCCGCTCCAGGGACGCTAGCTGCTCGCGCAGCAGCCGCACCTCGGTCTCAAGCTCCGCCTCGCGCTTAGCAGTCATGCACCTTCCGGGGCGAAGACCTCGGACAGGGCCTCAGCGGAGATGGTGAAGTGCGAGGTTGTCACCACGCTCGGCCCGGCCAGGGTCGATGACCCGTGTACCGTCCCGGGCTGCCGTCCCGCCCGGCAGGTATCGCACAGCAGGTCCTCCTGGGTGATCGGCGCCGGGCACGGGCGATCGGGGACAGCTTCGCACTGGCAGGCGGCAGGCACCGGAGTCATCCCGGAGGGTCCGCGCGCTTGAAGACCAGGCTCCCTTGCTCGGTGAGGGTAAGGCGCCACCGGCCTGCGGCCATGCTCCTCTCGGACTCCTGGACCGCCGTCATCTTCCGGCCCATCTCGCAGGCGAACAGGTCGCCGCCAAGCCGCTCGCGCAGCGGGTGCTTCAGCGTCCACCCGTCGTCGGTGATCTCGGCGACGTGCTCAGTCTCCTGGTCGGAGAGGATGTGAGTGACGGCCCCGGGATTCGGGCACTCCGGGTCTAGGCATTTGATCATCCCGCCGGACATCACGTGCAGGTGCGGGCCGCAGCCCATCGGGCAGTAGCCGACGACATCGCGGATCGGTGGCATGACGGTAATTATCCGCCATTCCCTCGCGAGGGGAGGAGCAACGAGTTGACCGCCCCGAAGTGGTAAGAGCCTGACTCTGGCAACGTGACGGCGAGACAGCAGGCCCAGGGCGCGTGTGCGACTTCCCGGCAGATGTCGCATAGGAAGTCCTCCTGGGTAGCTGGCGCACCGCACGCGGCTGCCAGGTTCTTCTGGCACTGGCAGGTGACCAGGGCGTGGCTCACCAGAACTCACCCGCTAGCAGCCGCGCGATCGTCTCGCGGGTCAGTTCCCCGGACTCGCGGTAGATGCGGTCGAGTTCCTTCCGCTGGGACGGCAGCATCGTCGGCAGCGGGAGGATGATCGACTCCAGGGTGTAGAGGCTGGCTATGTCGTCGGCCCAGTCGTCCGGGTCGCTTAGTACGGGATCGGCGGCTGCCACGGAGTCCCCTTGTGATCGTGGGTCTTGAGCTTGCAGTCGATCGTCTTGCAGCTCCGGGTCCGATCACAGATACGGCAGACTCGCTGGCCGTTCTTCGCGATCCGGGTGGTGCTCCGGGTGAACTTGTGGCCCCACCGGCAATTGGTCTTCGATCCGTTGTGATGGCGGCCGTGCCTGACAGTGTCCCTCTTGTTCGCGGAGTAAGTCTTCCAGAAGAGGTTCTCCAGGCGGCAGTTCTCCTTGTTGCCGTCGTCGTGCGCTCCCTCGCAGCCGCGAGGGCACTTGCCGCGAAAGGCAGTCAGCACCAGTACGTGGACCCGGTGGTGGGTGTGCTTTCCCTCCTTGGAGAGGGTGACCATCAGATAGCCGTTGGGGTCCCGGCGCGGGCGGATGATGCGCCCTCTGGTGGTGGCACGGGGAAGACTGTGCACGCGTCCGTCGTCGGACACCAGGTAGAGCCCTTCGAAGTCCGGAACCGGAGCCCACTTGCCCTCAGGTAGCTGAAGATCAGTCATGCACCAATGCTACATCGGATATCCGAAACGGACAAACCAGGATCAATACCATCTCGCCCACATACGAGGCCTGGCAGCCACAGACCCTGCGATCCTGGTAGGGGCGTATCTGCCATAGCTCCCTCCGGATACGAGAACCTTCGGGCTGCCTGTCATTATATGGCGGATCTTGAATACGTCCAGCAGGCCCTTCAGCTCGGCCATCTCGTCGCCGAGAGCCGCCCGCCAGCGGTCGGCGTAGTCCCGGCGGTCCATCCGGGCGACCGGCGGTCCTGAGAACGCCGGCTGCTCGGTGTAGGAGCGGATGAGCTGCTTGACGCACTCCACGTAGGCGTAGGAGGCCAGGAGGCCGCCCCAGAACTGGATCGGGTACTGCGGGCCGCCGTTGCCGTCCAGGGTGTAACTGCTCCACGGCTGGGCGACCGCGTTGATCTTCTGGAGGGCGATGCCCATCATCTGCGCCGCCCGGCCCCGCGACCAGTGCGCCTGGAAGTACTCCTGGGCGTTCGGTCCGCCCCCGGCCGAGTCGAAGAGGTCGGAAAACCGCACCCACACCTGGTCGTTGAGGAAATCCTGCATCTCCGGCGGCAGCACGTCGTAGGACGGGTTGGCCGGGCCGATCTCCAGGTAGGAGGCGTACTGCTGCCCGGCGCCGGAAACGGCGTAAGCCCAGTCCAGCTCCGCGTACCCCGGCGTCTGGGTGTCGGCACTGGACGGGGTGATCACGTAGGTGCCCGTCGCCTCGTGCGCCGCCGTGTACGTGTTGACCAGGGCCTCGCTGCCGTCCGGGTTCTGCATCAGCAGCCGCCCGGTCACCGAGGAGCCGTCCGGATCGGCGAGAACCCCGCCGATGTAAATCGCGAAGGTGAGCGGCGGCTGGGCGAACTGGGACAGGTAAGTGCGCTCCCGCCAGTCGATCAGCCCCGGGTCCACGGTCACGGCAGGCTCCCTAAAGGACGTTGCCGGAGGCGAAAGTGGAGATCAGCGCGATGATCTTCACTCCCTGGAGGTTGACTGTGCTGAAGTAGATGTGGCTGAGCTGCGTCTTGATCCCGATCTGGTGCTGGCCGGCCGCCACCGACGGGATCATCGCCAGGGAGGTGGCGCTGGACGCCACCGTGCCGCCGGAGTTGTACGGGTCGCCCGCGCACCGCACCTGCTCGGAGAAACCGCCCATGTTCGAGGGGGTGCCGTCGAACGTGACGGTCTGCGTCACCACCTGCCAGGCGTCCGACCCGTAGGTGTAGTTGGCGGTCGCGATGATCGCCAGGGCGCTGGGCCGGGGCGTAGTGAAGGTGAGCAGCCCGAAGCTGCTCGTCGAGCCCGGGTTCAGCCCCGCGTTCAGGTTGAAACCGCCTGCGAACACCGGGGCCGCGTCCCGCAGGTCCGTCCACCCGGTCGAGTTGTTCCAGTAGGAGAGCTGCTTCAGGTCGCTCATGAAGATGAGGCGGCCGTTCTGATTCGCTCCCCAGCTAGGGCGGGTGGTGGACGTGCAGATGTAGGTCCCCGGCGAGGCATCCAGGATCTCGTAGTTCGCGGTGAAGTCCGAGAGCTGGAACTGGTCGGACTCGTCGTTGAGCTTCAGCCCCAGGACCGTGCTGTAAGTGGCGATGTCAGCCTCCCAGGCCAGTGCCGCTCTTGATGGCCCCGCTGGGGAGGTAGATCGGGTTGACCGTGTTGGCCGGGTCGAGCGCCCCGGTGCCGACGTTGATCGAGCCCTCGCTGCCCGGCTGGGCCTCGGCGTAGTTCAGCGGCACCACGTAGGACGACCAGGCGGAGAACGCGCCGAGGCCGAGCTGGTTCCCGGCCGCCACCCGGAAGGCGTACCCCTGGTTGTAAGGGGTGGTCCCGTCCGGGTGGTAGATCACCGGGGTGTTCTGGATCAGGCCCTGGGTGAAGACCGCCGACACCGAGCTGGGGTCCGCCCCGTACCAGTAGTCCACCGTGATCGCGTCGCCCGCCTGGGCGTTCACCGATCCTTCGGCCAGCGCGACCGAGTAGGAGGTCCACGGGCCGGCGCCGGTCACCGTGACGGTGTAGTCGTAGCCGTACTCCAGCACCTGGCCGTCCGCCTGGAGCGGGTCTGCCTCGCCGCCCGCGATCTCCCCGGAGGTGAGGATCGACTCGGCCGAGGAGGTGACGTCCCGGACAATGAGCTGGGTCGGCGGGGTGAGGATGCCCGTCTTGGTCAGGTTCGTACCGGAGGTGTCCGCCGTCGGGGCCAGTGCACCGGAACTGGTCGGCGGCGCGGTCAGCGTCAGGCTCGTGCCGATCGCCGTCGGCGACCCGGCCGTCTGCTGGCGGGTGAAGGTGCTGCCGCCCGCCTGGGTGACGTAGGCGTACCAGCCGGTGGCGCTGGTCTTCGCCGGCGGAGACGGGACGGTGATCGTCGAGGTGGACCCCGTGGTGGTCACCGTGCCCATCGCCGAGGCGACGCTCTCGCCGTTGGCGTTGACGTAGGTGACCTTCACCCCGTAGGTGCCGGCGAGGACCGTGCCGGTGGTCGCCGCCGTGGTCGGAGCAGGGGTCGAGGGCGCGCCCAGTGCTGCGGCCAGCAGCACGAGGGTGTCGGACTGGAAGGTCGGCTGCCCGGCGGTGCCGCCGCCGGCCGGGGCGTCCTGCCCGTAGTTCACCGGCTGGCCGGTGTAGGGGACGTACATCGTGCCGAGGGTGGTGGACTGGAGCAGGTAGTACTGGACGTAGACCGTCCCCGAGGGAGCCGCCCAGGTGATCTTCGCACCCCGGTTGACGGCCGTGACCTGGGAGATGCTCGGCGTGCCCGGCACCGACACGGGCGGGTTGGAGTCCCAGTAGGTGGCGTCCCCGTAGCTGTAGCTGACGGCGACGTTGTTCCCGGCGGTGAAGTTCGTGCCGGCGGTGAACTCGATGTACGCCGCCGTGGTGGGGCCGGCGCCTGCCGTGGTGACGGTGTAGTCGGTGGCCGCCACCAGCGGGGTCGAGGTGGAGGTGTCCTCCACCGTGACCGAGGACGGCACCACGCCGGCCTGGCTGAAGTAGTAGGGGGTGGAGACCGCCGCCGCGCTGAACGTGTCGGTCTGCGACGCCAGCGCCGTCGGGGCGGCGGGCGAGCCGATGTAGCTGGTGTCGATCTGGGTGGCCGCGTACGAGGCATCGACCAGCACCGGGGTGTCGTTCACCTGGTTGCCCAGGATGTCGGTCAGGGTCGTGTCTTTGCTGGACGCGGCGACCCCGGCCGACGGGGAACGGTACCCGGGCGGGCTGGAGTACATCGACGGCACGAGGTCGGAGCCGCCCGAGACGGTGGTGTCCAGGGTACCGGACAGGTAGTTGGTGCTCGGGGTGAAGCTCTCCGGGAGGTCGCCGCCGTAGACGCCCTCGGTGTCCGGGGAGCCGGCGCCGGTCCAGCCGAAGGTGCCGGGCTCGGTCTCGGCGACCTTGTACTCCGAGCCGGGCGAGCCGGTCTCCGAGCTGGACTGGGTGCCGGCCGCCGGGTCGGTGAGGGAGCCGCCCGCCGCCTGGTCGCCGATTCCCGCCACGGTCGAGCCGGTGGTGGGATCGACGGACGCCTTGAAAGCGGTTCCCGTCGGGGCCGCGCCGGGCTCGCCTTCGAAGTCGCCCGCGTTGTAGGACGTGTCCGGGACGGTGCCGTAGCGGTAGGTGACCTGGGCGGTGTCGCCGTTCGCCGAGGCGGAGGACGAGGACATGCGGGTGACGGTCCAGGAGACCGTCTCCGGCCGCGTCCCGGTCATCGCCAGGGTGTAGTCGGTCCCTTCCACCAGGGCGGCGGAGGCAGTGACGTCGTACACCGTGATGACGTCGGCTGTCGGCGCCGCCCCGGCGGTCTCAAGGGCCGGGTAGGAGACGACGTACTGCTTCGACAGGGCGGCCGGGGTCCCGGACTCCAGCGTGATGGTGTCGGTCTGCTCGGCCACCCCGACCAGGGGCACGCCGTAGAAGTCGGCGGGGGTTGTCATCCGGCGCTCCGGTCAGTGGTCTCGTCAACGACGGTCATGGGACCGATCCCCGAGGCGTGGTTCTGCCACGGCGCGGTGTGATCGCGCCAGCGGACCGCCCCGCTCCCCGGGTCAAGCTCCAGTCCTGCCTCTTCCAGGGCCCGGCGGGCGCGCTCGGCGGCGTCGGTGACCCGCTGCCGGTCGCCGTCCGGGTCCCCCCGGTTGACGGTCAGCCCCGGGCTCGTCTGCACGACGTTCGGGGAGACAGCCTCGTCGTCCGGGTCCATCGCGCGCAGCGCCCACGCCAGGTCCGAGGCACGGGCGTAGTCGAACGCAGACGTTACCCCGCGCAGGCTGGTGTGGGGCGCGTCCGGTCCGGCGGTGTCCGAGGTGTCGTACGTCCCGGTCATCGCCGCGTGGTCAGGGTTGCGCCCCCATGCCATGTCAGAACCGCGTTCCGTCGTAGTCGTAGTCGCCGTCTTCGAGGACCCAGGGGCCGTCACCGCGCTTGAGGCAGTTGCCGGACAGTCCCTTGTGGCGGTCGCACAGCGGCGGCTTGCCGGTGTCGCCCTGGCGAACCGGAACCTGCTCGCCGCACACCGCACCGGGACGCGAGCCGGGGCCGATGCAGTTGACCACGGTGATCTCGTTGACGCCCGGGGAGTCGAGGACCTCCCGGTCAGCCATCTGCTGGGCCTGCACCCGGCGTGCGAAGGCGTCCGACTGGCGGCTCAGGGCCTGCTGCACGACCGGGTGGTCGGCTCCCTCGACGACGACGATGACGCCCCGGGAGAGGGCCCTCTGGAACGCGATGGTGCGGATCAGCGCATCGGGGATCGGCTGGACGTCCTCGCCGTCGGGGTGGCCCTTCCCCTGGAACACGACCTCGTAGTTCCGCTTGGCGTCGGCCGCGATCACCGTCGGCCCGCTCATCTGGTTCTGGCACATGACGGCCAGCGCGTCGCCTGCCCCTGGCAGTGCGGTGTCCATGATGGTCATTGGTTTCCTCCTAACCCTTCCGTGGCCGCTAGCCGAGGGCCAGCCAGGAGACCGTCGAGGTCTCGCTGCCGGAGCTGGAGGAGACAGTGAAGCCGCTTCCCGTGGTCACCGTCGGCACCGACAGGTTCCCGAGGGTCCCGCCGGGGGCCAGCCGCGAGACGATGATCACCGTGGTGTCGCCCAGGGAGGTCAGCGTGACGTTGACGGTGCCGGCTACCAGGGTGGCGGTCCCGGCGGTGATGCCGGGGATGGCACTGAGCTGGTCCTGCTGCTGCGTCAGGACATCGGAGATCGCGTTGTGGGCGTCGATGTGCCCGGTCTGCCCGGCAGCGACGGTATCCGGCGGGATCGGTGTGGTCATGGAGGCCTCCTCCCCGCTTCCGGGGGAGAACGCCGCGACTCGCCCCCGACACATATCGGAAACAGCCGTACACTCAGCTCATGAAGGAAATGAATCTCAGCAAGACGACCGTGAAGATCATAGATATCTTCCTGGAGGACCCGCAGGCGCCCCGGTACGGGTTCGAGCTGATGAAGCGCATCCACCGGGGCGCCGGCACGGTGTACCCGATCCTCGCGGACCTGACGTCAGCCGGATGGCTGGACCGGAACCGGGAGGACGCCGCAGCCCTGGACAGGCCGCCGCGCATCTACTACACGCTCAGCGCCGGGGCAGCGGCCTACCTGGCCGCCCGGGTCATAGCGATGGCCGGAGACTCAACAGCGGAACACCAGGCGGCCCGAGCCGGAATCGAACCGGCGCCCTACCGCTTAGGAGGCGGTCGCTCTCTCCCCTGAGCTACCGGGCCATGAGGTAAGCAGTAATCCATGCGAGCACCGAGACGACGGCAGCGAGAACGCACACCAGTTGGTACCCGTACATGCCCATGACGGCAGACGTAGCGGCGGAAGCCGACCCGGTGAAGACATAGGACACTACCTGCTGGAGCTTGTTCACAGTGCTGATCGTAGAGGCGGAACGGGGGATCGAACCCCGGTAATGCGCTTTGCAGGCGCATGCCTGAACCACTCGGCCATACCGCCGTGGGTGCTCCCCCGTCCTATCCGCCAGGACCGGGGCCCTGGTTTTCCCTTCATCCGGCCATAGCATGTCTGAAAGCTTCGGGGACTGCTCAGGGGGCTGTTGTAACCGGGGTTGGACTACCGGCGACCTGGGGTGCACGTGCGCCTGGAGGGACTTGAACCCCCGGCCTCGCCCTCCGGAGGGGCGCGCTCTTTCCTGCTGAGCTACGGGCGCATGGAGGCGACACCTGGTGCCGGCCCAGGTCTGTCCGCGAGGACGGCGGATTTACAGTCCGCTGGGCGTGCTGCCGCCCACTGCCGCCATTTGGCGCGAGCCCCTGGATTCTGCCAGGACTCCTCCGGGTGGAACCGGAGCGTGCTGTCCGGGGACGTTATCCATGGTTTCGTCCCCTTCGCATCGAGGTCCCTGTCCAGTCAGGCCCGTGCGCACGGACCTGGCCGGAGCCGGCCTCTTACACCAGACTCGCGTAGGCAATGACGGACTTGAACCGCCGACCTCTCCGGTGTGAACGGAGCGCTCTTCCAACTGAGCTAATCGCCCTTGGGGTGAATGACGAGGCTTGAACTCGCGACCTCCGGTACCACAAACCGGCGCTCTGCCGACTGAGCTACACCCACCATGAGGACGACGGGGGACTGAGCCCGAAGGCGGTGTCAGCCTGCTCACCTGTCGTCCAGTGCGGGCGGAGGGACTCGAACCCCCAACACGATGCTCCGTAGGCACCAGCTCTATCCATTGAGCTACGTCCGCATTAACGGGGCGGTCCCCAGGTGCCGCCGGGGACCGCTAAGAGGAGGCAGGGCTCGAACCTGCAATGCGTGGGCTGGCATCCCGCGCGCCAACGTCTACCAATTCCGCCACTCCTCACCCGTGGGCGTACCTGGGATCGAACCAGGGACCTCTTCCGTGTCAGGGAAACGCGCGTTCCGCTGCGCTACACGCCCAGATACCGCAGCCTGTTCAGTCTCAGGTCCGTCCCCGGAGGGATGCGAGTCCCGGGCCTAGGCCCGGGAGGTCGCTGCGGCGCGGTCGTGACGGGACTCGAACCCGCGATCTCCTCCTTGACAGGGAGGTGAGCACTCCGTCTGCTCTGCACAACCATGCCTGCTGCACCTTGGCGTCGGTGCTTCCCTCCCCGGACGGCCCGGGTGGTGTCGGAGCGTGCAGGACCGCTCGGCTCCGGTACCTGGACTCGAACCAGGAGGCGCGGATTAACAGTCCGCTCGTTTACCGATTAACGGACACCGGAATGGTTCCCCGCTTCCGGTCAGCAGTGCGGGGAGAACTGCGTTCCGAAGACCACCGGGAGCGACCCGGTGCCGACCTTGCCCTTTCTGAGAGCCGGCCGGGCCAGGGCCGGTGGACGGCCAGGCGGTAGCGTTCTGCCTCCCTTACACCCGGGCGTAAAGGCGCTAGGCCTGTCTCTCTCGTAGCGGAGGCAGGACTTGAACCTGCGACCTCTGGGTTATGAGCCCAGCGAGCTACCGGCTGCTCCACTCCGCGTCGTGCTCCCAGGGTATCCCGGGAGGTATCTGTCTCGCACCTGCGAATTTCAGCCCACCAGTGCAAGCGCCCGGATGCCGTAAGAGGGCCGTCCTCTCGCTCCGGCATCCCCAGGTGGCCCCAGACGGTTCCGACCCGTCTTCTCCTGCTTGAAAGGCAAGCGGCCTAGCCATTGGCCGATGGGGTCTAGAATGTTACTCGCCGAGTCGGCTGACAACACCTATACTTAATTCATGAACACCACCACTCAAGGAGAAATAAGCGAAGGCCACGTCATCGCGCACCTACTGAAGCGCGGCTACGCCGTGTCCATACCATTCGGTAACAACCAGCGATATGACCTTGTAATCGATGACGGAAGCCATTTGTGGCGAGCCCAGACAAAAACAGCTCGGCTAGAAAAGGGCTGCCTGGTGTTCAATTGCAGCAATAACGGATACAAGGGCGTACGCAAGACGTATCAGGGGCAGATCGACCTCTTCCTGATCTACAGCCCACACACAGATAAGGTCTATCGGGTACCCATCGAAGCAGCTACTGTCACGTCGATGATGCTGCGTATCGACCCGACCAGGGCAGGGAGCCCCAAGTCACCGAAGCATCCGATCAAGTGGGCTAGCGACTACGAGCTGACCTGAGTGGTCCCGACGGGATTCGAACCCGTGTCAGTTGGTTGAGAACCAACCATCCTGAACCTGACTAGACGACAGGACCATGTTCCGCACGGCTTGACCGACCGCCGGAGAGCACCCGGGGCTAGCAACCGGGTTCACGGGGCCGTCTTTAAGCGCGGCCGTTCAAGTGCGCCATGAGGGTCTCGAACCCTCGGCCAGCCCCTTAGAAGGAGGCTGCTCTGTCCGCTGAGCTAATGGCGCAGATGCTAGTGGGCCGCCAGGGGATCGAACCCTGAACCCGTCGGTTAAAAGCCGACAACTCTGCCGATTGAGTTAGCGGCCCGCGATCGGTATTCGCCGGGCCTGTTTCTCGTACATGTTTTCTCCGTCCCGGTGGGCCGTGTACGGATTGAACGCACGACTCTCACCTTATAAGGGTGCCACTCTTACCACTGAGTTAACGGCCCCTGAGTAGCGGTAGAGGGGATCGAACCCCCGACAACCCGATCATGAGTCGGGCGCTCTGCCGACTGAGCTACACCGCCATGGCGCACCCGGGGTCCCTCACAGCCTCCTGGCGAGCCAGGCTGCCGACCTACCCATCCGGTCGTACCCTCCGCCGGGTGCACTGTGGGCGAAAGAGGAATTGAACCTCTGACCTCCCGGTTATCAGCCGGACGCTCTAACCAACTGAGCTACCCGCCCATTTACCTGCGCAGAGGATTGAGGTGCCGACCCCCACGGCCCTTCCGGACCGCCGCCGGTTTTCGAGACCGGATGCGCCGCCGGGCGCGAACCCTCCACTATCTGCGGTCGCCCCTGGGAACGCTTTGCGGCCGGAGCCTTGCACGGGTCGCAGCACCCGTAGCGGGGAGTCGAACCCCACGCGGAGAGAGCGAGATTTGAACTCGCGAGGCGTTGCCACCAACACGCTTTCCAGGCGTGCGCCCTAGGCCACTAGGCGACCTCTCCATGCACGGCCGGATGACCTCCCGGGTTTCCCCTCGGGGGCTCGCTCCCGCCTGCCGCTGCCTTGCCGCGCGTCAGCAGCAGCGCAGTCACGAGCTGGAAGGTCATCCAAGTGCCGGTCCCGGCTTCCGGTGTACCCAGGGTGGGAGCCTGCCGGGACCCGAGCGGAGGGAGCGAGATTCGAACTCGCGAGGGCGGACCCAACTGCATTAGCGGTGCAGCGCCATAGGCCGGACTAGGCGACCCCTCCATGTGCGCTGCTCCCCCAGATCCAGGCTCGGGGTGGTAGCTCCCCGGCATAGTCCTGGAGCGGAGCCGGGGTCGCCAGGGTGCCGCAGCGCGGGCACCCTGTGGTGGGCGAAGAGGGACTTGAACCCTCACATCCTTGCGGGATACACGGGCCTGAACCGTGCGCGTCTGCCGTTCCGCCACACGCCCATGGAGTGCTCCGCCAACCCGAAGCCCTCTTAGATCTAGCGTCTCGGCAACCGTCATCTCACCAGCCCGGAGACCTCGGGGCTGGCAGCTCGTGGAGCCTGGTGTGTTGGCGACGCTGAGCGGATAACCGGGTTCGAACCGGCGACATCCACCTTGGGAAGGTGGCGCTCTGCCTGCTGAGCTACATCCGCATGACCTGGGGTCCCCTTCAGGCCGCGTCCGGCCTCGGAGGGCGCTCTGTACCATGGCTCGGGCTTTGGGCCAGCAGAGGCGTGGTACCCCAGTTGAGCGGATAACGGGGATCGAACCCGCGACCTACACCTTGGCAAGGTGTCGCGCTACCACTGCGCCACATCCGCATGCTTACTGCGAGCCCGGAGCCGGATTCGAACCGGCGACCTGCTCCCTACCATGGAGCCGCTCTGCCGCTGGAGCTATCCGGGCATGTTCTTGCGCTGGGCGGCAGGGACTCGAACCCCGAACCTCCGGGACCAAAGCCCGGCGCTCTGCCAAAGTTGAGCTAACGCCCACTGTGAGCCGCCTAACGGATTCGAACCGATGACCCTCCGCTTACAAGGCGACTGCTCTTCCTGCTGAGCTAAGGCGGCGTAGTCCGGGGTACCCTCCCGGTCCAGGACAACCAAGTACCACAGGCACGATGTTCCACAAGCCTGCCGTCCCCGCTCTGCCGGGCTCATATACGTTTCGCCCGGTTTATCCTGCCCGTGTCCGAGGAGGGAATCGAACCCTCACGCCCGTGGGTATGGGCACTAGCACCTCAAGCTAGCGCGGCTGCCGTTACGCCACCCGGACATAAGTCAGACCTACACCCGGGCCGTACTGCCCGGCATCCTTCTCCCGCTTGTCCAGGCTCGGCCTGGCGAGTTCGGGCAACCTAACGCGGCCCCGAGGGGTCTCCCCTGCCTCGGTCTGACGATCATGGTGACGGCCTCAGCCCTAGCCGCCACGGGAGCCCCGCCTGTACCTCGCTCCTTCTAACTGCCGGACGTTTCCACCCTCCGCTACCCGGACGTATCTGCAAGGCCGAAGCCCTCGGTGGGACACTACGAGCCCCGGAACGGAATCGAACCGTTGACCTCACCATTACGAGTGGCGTGCTCTGCCATCTGAGCTACAGGGGCTGGATGCCGCGCTCGATCCGTCTAAGCTACCGGCCCACGGGCGGACCGGACGGGACTCGAACCCGCCTCTACGGCTGCTGGGGTACCAGGTCTCGAACCTGGAACCTCGGGCACCAGACGCCCGCGCTCTGCCATTGATTGAGCTATACCCCAATGCGGCGTTTACCGTCTGCCGTGGACTGGTGGGCAAGGAGGGGGTCGAACCCTCATGTCGAAGACACCGGGACTTGAGGCCGGCGCGTCTGCCTGTTCCGCCACTCGCCCAGAGATTGCGGGGCCTGGCCGCCTTCCCCTTGCCAGCTCAGCGGCCAGGCCCGTGTGGACGGGGACCTGCCGCGAGTCCTGCCTGAGGCCTGAGCACCGTCGCCCCACGGCCTGGAACCCTGCCGCACGGGTCTCCTCGCGGGTGGCCCGCGCCGCCCATCAGGAAGATACAGCATTTCAAGCCAGCTCGCGTGCGCCGTGAGGGACTCGAACCCCCGGCCCGCTGATTAAGAGTCAGCAACTCTACCGACTGAGTTAACGGCGCCTGGAGCGGATGACGGGAGTCGAACCCGCGTGACCAGCTTGGAAGGCTGGGGCTCTGCCACTGAGCTACGTCCGCATGTGCCAATTCCACGGCAGTCCTTCATGACGGAACTGCCTCCCTTAACGCAGGGGTCACAGGCAACCTTCGCGCCCGGGAGCACTTCACCCCGGGCTGCCGCGATGATCCTGAGTGCACCAGGTCGCTGCATCGCACGGTCCCGGGGTTCGAACCCGGCTCGGCCCGTAGGCCTGGCGTCCCGCCGACCGCTTTTCCGCCCGGGGCGCTTACCGGGCGGTCCAGGTGACGTCCGTACGCCTGTCACCGTGGTCACAGGGGCGATCGAATCCCCGGCCTGTCCCTTTTCAGGGGACCGCTCGTACCGTCTGAGCTATGTGACCTTGAGTAGCGCCCCGGGGGTCGAGCCCGGCCCTGGGCGAGTGACCACCGCAGGTGCCCGGTTACCCCGGGCCTGCGGCGTCCGCCCGCCCTGTGCGTGCCACCACACCAAGCGCGGTACGCGGGTTGCGGTCCCGCGCTCCGGTGACCCCTGGCCTGGGGTCCCGTCGGGGTAACAGGATTTGAACCTGCGACCTCTTCGTCCCGAACGAAGCGCGCTAGCCAAGCTGCGCCATACCCCGTTGAAAGGCAGTGCACCCGGGAAAGCTGCGGGGTACCCCGCGAACCCGGGACATGCGTCCATGCTTCGGCCGACCACCTGGTTCGTCCAGATTCCTGCCTCGGCACTGCCTGGTCGGGATAGCAGGGGTCGAACCTGCCGCCCCCCGGCCCCCAGCCGGGTGCGCTACCGCTGCGCCATATCCCGAAGCGAATCCCTGGCAGGGCGTGGCCCTTCACTACCGCCGCACTTACGCCGGGGATTCTGTTTGCTCGGTGCCAGGCCCTAGCGTCGCGATCACTTCCTGGTCACCTGCACGGTACTGCCGGACGGCTCTCGCCTCCCCGTGCTGTGGATGCGCCTGCCCTTTTATGAGTCCCCGGCAGGTACAGGGAGGTTAACGCCGCCCACCCGGCCGCCGCATGGCAACCAGGACTACTCCCCCTTGCGCGAGAGGGCTTCGGGGGCTGCGCAAGCCCCAGGCGACTCGTCGGGACAGCCGGGAACGAGCCGGCACCTTCCTGCTTCCAGAGCAGGGGCTCTGCATTGAGCTACATCCCGTCACCCGCGTCCGGAAGCCGTTATCCGGTTATGCATTCGGGCTCGCGGCGCCCGCCCGGCATCCTCCAGCGCTGAGCCTAGGATTCGCGCTGGCAATCACCAAGGTGGAGAAGAGGGGACTCGAACCCCTGACAACCCGGTTGCGGGCCGGGTGCTCTGCCAGACTGAGCTACATCCCCAGGTACGCCGACGCGACTGTCTCCCGACGTGGTGCGACGCCGCTGACGTTTGGCTAAGGCAGTCAGCTAGCCCGGTATAAGCCGGAAGCAGGCAGAGACCCCGCTGACAGGCGGAGGCGGCACCGTCGCGCCGCCCTGGTCTCCCGAAGAAGTCAAGCGCCCGGATCGCTCTCGGACCTGCCTACGGACCTCGCTTGGCTAAAGAACATCTTCGTTGCCTTCCAACTAGTATCGGCTTCCGGCCGATCACGGCAGTGCTCTCGCGTTTGGTTACGGTTCGCCGCACCCGCTGTTGAGCTATGCCCCCTCAGGGGCACCCGGTCTGGGGCCGGGATCGCTGCCTCGTGGAGCCTATCGGATTCGAACCGATGACCTTCTCCATGCCATGGAGACGCGCTACCAACTGCGCTAAGGCCCCATTGGAGCCGCCCCCACGGTCGCCGGGTAGCCACGAGGGCAGCCGGGCGCGAGGGCGGACTCACTGATCCCTAAGATCCTGACGGCCGAGGCCCGGCGCATCCCGCTGGTGTGAACAGCGGGCCGCCTTATCCTCGAAGTGGATACCGCAGCGAGCATCGGGATTCTAGCTGGCGAGGTGCCCGGTACAGGACCGTCTTGCGACAGCCCCAGCCTTTAACGGCTGCTGCTCCCCGGGAGTAGCTGCATTGTCTTTCACCACGCCGAAATCTGAGCGACCGAGGAGTACCCGCCGGTTTGTTTCATGACTCCACCAGACGGTAAGTGTCCGTAGGTCTCCTAGCCCGGACGGGTCCCCGGTCGCTGGCGGCAGGTTGGCACCCTGCCGCATTCGTGTTCCGCTGTTGAGATGTCAAATATCGAGCCGGTTACCGTCCTCGGGGCTCTCGCCCGTCGGCCGGTGGCTGTAGGACCTTGCGGTCCAGCAGGGACGGAGGGGCTCGAACCCCCGGCACGCGGCTTTGGAGACCGCTGCTCTACCACTGAGCTACATCCCTATGCGCTGTTCAGTTGTACCCCGGAAACGGGAGGAGCCGCCTGCGGTTTTCTCCGCTGGCGGCTCCTGGGTGGTCCGGTTTCCCGTTACCCAGGGAGCCCCCTGCCGCTGCACGGCCTGTCTTCGGGCTGGACGGCCTTCAGGGCATGCCCTGAGAGCCAGCCCTGAGACTGGTAGCCGCGTGCGGTGGAGAAGGTCATCCCTGTCCGTTTCATGTGGTCTGCTTGCCGCCGGCCCGCTTGAACGATCCCCTCGCGGGGTCCTCCAGAGGCGGTCTCCGGCGGTTATGGGTCAACCATAGCAGCCTCTCCCGGCAAGACGCAACGCTATTACAGGTTTTCTTGCTAACTCTGCCGGGGGTCCGGGTTCTCTTCCGCCAGCAGGCGCTTCACCTCGGACTCGCGGAACCTGCGGTGCCCGCCCGGGGTGCGGACCGACCTGATCCTCGGCGGCTTCGCCGCTGCCCAGCGGGTCACCGTCTTGGGATCGACCCGGAAGAGGGCAGCCACCTCGCCGGGGGTGAGCAGCGGGTCGTCTTGGCCGTCTTTGGGCACGCGAGCAGGAACAGTCATGTCAGCTCCTTATGGGGACGTACGATGCTTCCCTGGCAAGATTGCCCTAAAGAGGCAGGCCAGGACTCAAGTCACATTAGCCGAGGCTGTTTTGTGACCACCGCACACCTGTGCCGCCCGCCGCCGTGCAGTATCCGTGCAATCTTCGTGCGGTCCGCGTGCAATCTTCGTGCGCATATGTGCAGAACGCGATTTCGGTAAAAGCTCCCCAGCAGTGACGTGTGCACATGTGCAATCTTGAAGCGTCTTATCCGCCAGAAAAATCAGGCCGAGGACGAAGGTGACTAATGCGGCTAAATTCGCAAATCGGTCACCGCGTGGGAATCAGCCCGCGTAGCTACCATTAGTTACTTGTGGTATACCAACTGTCGGCTCGCATGCGCGAGACGAGGCTTTGGGCACTTTCAGATTGCACATGTGCACATATCCCAGGTCAGAGTGTTTAACAGAAGACACGTTCTGCACAAAATGTGCACACCGGATTGCACAGGCCCCGCGAAGATTGCACGGCACCGGGCCGGCCGCGTAGGGAGGAACCTCAACACAACACCAAATACAACTATGTACTAATACTTTTTAGAAAATAAGAAGTAGTTATATACATGGTTTAGTTAGTTAGTAGTTGTTACGTCGAATACTATTTCCTAAGCTAGTTACCCGCCGGTAGCATACGGTACCGTAACCTCGCGTCCCCCTCTGGGTAGCCCTGGAAGGCTCATGGCCGCCCTGACCGAGACGCAGGAGATGATCATCTCCCCCAGCCCGGACCGGCTGATCATGCTCGTCCCCGGGCTGTCGGGGAGCCGCGCCCGGAACCTGGCCAACGCGGCACTCCGGGAAGCGCGCCGGGTCATGCCGAAGCTGTCCGGGCAGGCGGCCAGCCGGATGTTCCCGCTGTACGGCTCGGGCTACTTCGGCATCGGCTGGCAGGACTCCTACGTCTGGTTCCAGGAACAGGGGATCCGGCCGTTCACCATGTTCTCCCTGGCGGGCAAGACAATCCCCATGTGGATCGACGACCCGACGGGCACCGAGCGGGAGAAGAACCCGAAGGCCCGGACCCGGGTCACCCTGTCCGGCAAGACCCAGGTGCTGATCTTCCGCAAGGCGGCCATGCCCGGCCAGATGAAAACGGTCCGCAAGAAGGTCGCCGGAGGGACCTATGAGGAGAAGAGCGTCCCGCTGTCCTACCCTGGGGCGCCGGGCCGGATCGGCAAGCGCGAGGCTCCTGCCCCGTGGACCACCCCCGGACGGGTGGCTGGCGCTGTCGCCCGTGGCAACGTCGGGACCCGGTGGCGTCATCCGGGACTGGCGCCGCGCAAGTTCCTGAACCACGCGGTGAGCCTCGCCGCGCAGCAGGGCGGCATCAACCCGGAGCGGATCTACGCCGCCGACCGTACCTGGAGAGCCCGGTTCTAGGGGAATCGGCCGCCTCCCTTAACTCCCGAGAGCCAGGGTGTCTTCTCCTGTTGCAAGCACGCAGCAGACGGAGGATGACATGTTCAAGGCAGAAAGAGACGACGAGTTCAGCGGCCACGCGGTGGTCTGCGAGCTGTCGGACGACTACAACAGGGACGGAACTGTCGTCGGTTACACGGTGGGGGAAGAGGCACTGGACGATGCGGCCGAGGTTGCCCGGTACATGAGCGGGACCGGCCGTCAGCCGCCTCAGGAGATGCGAGAGACCCTGAATTACACCGTGGCAGCCGGAGAGGAGTTCTAGGCAGCCGCCCCGGAAGGTTCATGACGGGCTACCTCCGGACGATCAAGACGACCGCCGTGAACGCGGTCCAGCAGTCGTTCACGTCCCGGTACCCGGAGCCCGACTCGGCCGGCGGCACCTCGGAGCAGCCGTTCGTGTCGATCGAGTACCCAGTGGAGGAGGCGCAGTACCCGGCCGTCTGGGTGGACTTCGAGACCAGCGAGCTGCGCACCGTCGGCATCGCCTACACCCAGACCGACCCGCAGAACAACGCCTACGCCCGCTGGCGGTTCACCGGGCACGCCGTGTTCACCATCGTCGCGATGACGTCCAACGAGTGCGACATGATCTTCGACCAGATGGTGTCGATGACCGCGTTCGCGGCCCAGTCCGAGTTCCCGTCGGTGTTCCGGCAGACGGTGGAGGCCGCTCCCCTGGTGGCCAGCGTGTGGTCGTTCGACACCGTGGAGGCCCGCGCGAACGCCGCCGCGCCGGGCACTCCGTGGGGCACGATGGAGGTCATCTACGAGCGCGGCTTCGCGCTCCAGGTCATCGGCGAGTTCGTCACCGACCCGTACTCGCAGGCGCTGGTCGAGCTGAGCGCGATCGACGTGGTGATGACCGAGGCGGGCTTCCCGGACTCGACGATCATCCAGATCCCTTCAGGCCAGGTCACCAACACAGGATGATCAGGTCCCTGCTGCCCCGGAAGGAGTGACCACCAGGGCTGCAAGCGGGAAAGGGACATTTGGTGACGATTCCGTCCTTTACGTCATATCAGCCACCGCAAGTGTATGTAACGGACACTTCGATCCCGATCGTCGTGACCCCGCTGGTGCCCTCCACGGTCCTGACCCTCGTCGGCCCGGCGCTCGGCTACCGCACCGCCGTCCAGTCGCTGCTGCTCTACGCGGCCACCGCGACCGGCCTGACCTACACGGGCGTGTTCACCACCGCCCAGTCGGGGCCGCCCGTCGTCACGGCCCCGGTGGTCAGCACCCTGACCGGGACGATCCTCACCGTGGGCGTGGACTACGAGCTGACGGTGACCGCCGACCCGTCGGGCAACGCCGGGCTGGCCACCACGACGATCACCCGGGTCAACACGAGCACGAACGTCTCCGACGGCCAGCAGGTCTCGGTCACCTACAACTACGCCGACGCCGGCTACTACGCGCCGCAGGTCTTCTACGACCAGCAGAGCGTCATCAACGCCTACGGGCAGCCGTTCCTGTCGTCGGTGCCGGTGGCCCCGAACGCCTCCCAGGTGGCGAACCCGCTGTCGTGCGCCGCGCAGATCGCGTTCAGCAACGGGGCGACCACGCTGATCTGCGTGGCCTGCAACCCGGCCGACGGGTCCCTGGAGCAGCAGCTCACCGCCGCGTACGCCAAGGTGGCGACCACCCCGGCGGCGACGATCGTGGTGCCCGTCTTCACCGACGACCTGACCCCGAGTTCGGGCACGGTCGCGGCCGAGGCGCAGTCGCTGGCGCAGGCGCTGAACACCGCGATGGTGACCGCGTACAACGACGGGTTCCCCAGGATCGGCTTCTTCGGCCTGCCGAGGAACTACAGCGAGGGCGACATCCCGTTGCCGACGCTGGCGGCGAACATCGCCAGCCGCCGCCTGGTGCTCGCCTACCCGGAGATCGTGCTGCTCTACAACACGGCGACGAGCACGACGTTCCAGGCGTCGGGCTGCTACCTGGCGGTGGCGCTCGGCGCGGTCCTGTCGTCCCTGCCGGTCAACACCGGCATCACCAACCAGACGGTGCGGGGGACCGGCGGCCTGCCGCAGGCCGAGGTCACCCTGATGACCAACGCGTTCATGAACACGGTCGCGGCTTCGGGCGTGTCGGTGTGCTCGCTGAACTACGCGGGGGCGCTGACCTGCCGCCAGGGCCTGACCACTGACATGTCGGCGATCAACCGCCAGGAGATCTCGGTGGTGCGCCAGTCCGACTCGCTGTTCGTGGCGGTCAGCCAGGGCCTGATGAACGCGGGCCTGATCGGCCAGCCGATCACGGCGAACACGGTCAGCGCGGTGCAGGAGGCGGTTCTCGGCATCCTGGAGGGCGCGGTCACCCAGCAGGTGATCATCAGCTACACGAACCTGACGGTGCAGCAGCAGGCGTACCCGGGCGGCAACCCGACCATCATGAGCGTGACTTTCCAGTACCTGCCGGCGATGCCGCTGAATTTCATCACCGTGCAGATGTCGATCGACCTCTCGGGCGGCCTGGTGGCCACCCAGTCGCAGCAGAACGCCTCGGGCACCGGGACAGGCGCCTAACTAGCGTTCACCACTGGGCGTCCTCGGCTTCCTCGGCATCGCTGACCGGCCTCCAGCGGGACGACTGGTCTGTCCAGGGGAGGGCCAGGCCGTCTCCCTTGGTGCGCGGCACCAGGTGCACGTGCAAGTGGAAGACCGACTGGGTGGCCTCGGCGCCGGCGGAGGTGATCAGGTTGAAGGACCTGATGCCGTTCATTCCCGCCCAGCGGGAGGCGTGTTCTACGGCGAGCCCGGCTCCGTAGGGCCCGTTTCGCGGGTCGGCGGCGCTTTCGACGTGGGTGGTCGGCACGAACAGCAGGTGCCCCGGGGTGACCGGGTCCAGCGGCTCGAACCAGACGATGCTCGGCTGCATCTCCGGCTTTACGAAGGCTTCGTATTCCCCGTGCTCGATGCGCAGGCAGAACGGGCAGCCCATCACGGCACGATCGCCTGCCGCTCGTGCTCGGCGGCCGTCTGCTCTCGGACGGCGTCGGCGACGTCGAGCAGTGCCCAGCCGACGGCGGTGAGCGCGCCGGCGATGTCTCCCAGTCCGACCCGGCCGGTGGCTCCCAGGCCTTCCTCGACGGCGTGCAGCATGGCGTCGGCTGCCGCGCGGGGGTGCTGGTTGGTCATGATTCCTCCTGGCTGGGCTTACGGTCGAATTCCGGGCGGCTGACCCCGGCCGGCCACTTCTCCTGGCAGCCGCGCCTTTGGCATCGCAGGATCACCGGGACTGACCCCGCCTGGACTGTCGTGTCGGTGCGTTCGAGGTCGAACTTGCTGGTGGCCAGTATGGTGCGCGAGCAGGAGGCGAAGATCTTGTCGCGGACTATGTGGTAGCGGCGCGCTGTGCCGGGGTGGTTGTAGCTGGTGGCGTCGCGCATCGCCGCCCGGTAGCTCATGATTCCTCCTGGCCGGCGGCGAACCGGGACCTGATCCTGGTGCGGATCTCCCGCGAATCCATTACCTGCTGCCCGGCTTCCCGCCAGGTGACAGGGACGGCCCCGGCCTTTATGGCGGCGAGGCGCTTGGACTCGGTGACGTCGTAGTGCTGCATGGGCCAGGGCTTGTCCTGGAACCAGGAGCGGTGCAGCCCGATCTTCGCGGCGAGGGCGTGCAGTTCCTCGATGTCGTCGTCGGGCCCGACGGTGAGGTGGGACCAGCGGGCGGTGATGCGGCCGACGGTGGCCTTCTGCCGCCAGTCGTCTACGTAGACGGTCATGATTCCTCCTGGTCGGTGACGTGGGCGTAGGAACGGCGGCTGAGGATATTGCCGAGGGCGGCTTCCTTGATGCCGAAGCGCCCGGCTAGAACGGAGCGCTTCATTCCCTCGGCCCCGAGCCGCCGGATCTCGCGGATCTGCTCGTCCGTGAACCGCGCATCGCTGCGGCGCGAGCGTGCCTTCGGCATGTCCCGGCAGATGATCGAGATGTTCGAGTGGTGAACGCCGAACTGCAACCCGAGTTCGTGGATGCTCTTCCCCTCGGCTCGCAGGCGCCTGATCTCTGCGGCTTGAGGTGCGGTGAGCTTCCCGCCTGACATGCGGCGCTCGTGGGGAGCGATCGGCGGAGGATCGGTGATCCATCCCCAGCTCTTGCCCGAGAGCGCGAGCTGGACAGTGTCGAGCTTGCGGTCCAGTTCGGCGGCGATCTTCGGCGCACTCAGGCCGCCCCGGTAGAGAGTGCGGGCCTTGCGCACTAGGTCGGGACTCAGTGCGTCCTGGCCGCCGATCCCGAGAGACCGGCGCCTGATCGCCTTGTCGCGGTTATTGTCCGCGACGCTCCCGTCCCTGATGTGCAGCGGACGGCAGCAGGGCGGGTTGTCGCAGTCATGCCTTCCGATCACCGGCATGTACCCGTGCACCAGGTAGAAGGCGACTCTCTGGGCGTTGACTGTTCCCTTGCGTCCGGTGAGCGGGTTGATCATGCTGACGGCCCCGTAGTTCCCTCTCGGGCGCTTCCGGGTGGCTCTGAGGAACTCCCAGCAGGACTCGTCGTCGTCGATGATGTTGACCTTCGGCCAAAACTGCCTGTCGGGACCGGGAAGAGTTGTGAGCTGGCCGTCTCGGAGGACCTGCTCGTACTCGATGATGTTCACGAACCCAATACTATCTTGCGAGAGATGGTGTGGCGCGAGGAACGTCCAGAGAGGGGGTGGTGACCACGGCCTCCACGCAAGCGAGAGTAGTCGGATCAGGCTACACTGTGCTGTCATACAACAGCCAGCCTATCGCTTACTGTGAGGGCTGGTTAATTGTGAGGATAGTGGGCAACGCGCTTTCAGCGATGTCGGCCAGCCTTATCAATTCATCCAGCCCATTGGTGCCGAGCACCCGGTCGAGATTGCCACGTCGCGCGTGATCTCCGGCGGCACGGTGATGATCACCATCCGCGAGTTGTGGAACCAGCCCGTGTGGTGGCAGCTCGCCGGGCTGACCGGCACCTGGGACATGGTGGACATCTTCACCGCCCTGGCGGCCAACCCTAACTACGTCACCGCGTCGATGATTATCAAGCCGCCCGGTACGGAAAGCAACTCGGGTTCCTGGCGAGGCAAGGTATACCAGAACGTGACAGTCGTAGACATTAACGACGGCGAAACGGTTACCGTCGGGGCTCTGGCGGTCACTAAGGGTATTACCTTCGCGTACACCCACTACGTGCCCCTCAACAGCAACCAGTACGGCGCTGGCCTGCTGGGAACCGCCACCGCCTGATCCCGGGACAATGCCAGCATTACCAAGGAACCTGGTATTCCTTCTGGTGCCGATGATAAAATTCCTCTTTGCCTGCCAAGGTAAAGCACAAGGAGGAAAAGTGGCGCAGAAGGTACAAGTTGACCAGGTAAGCGACCTGGACGGGGTGCCGGCCGACGAGACAGTGAAGTTCTCCCTGGACACCACCGACTACGAGATCGACCTGTCCGCTGTCCAGGCGCAGGAGATGCGCGCCGGGCTGGCCCCGTTCGTGACGCATGCCCGGAAGCGGCCCGGCCGCCCGCGACGCGGCAAGCGGCGGCCCAGCCGCCCCGACCTGCCGGACATCCGCACGTACGCCAGGGCCAGGGGATACGACATCAACGAGCGGGGCCGCGTCCCCACCCAGATCATCGACGAGTACGACGCGCTGAAGGGCACCGACGCCGCCCGGTAACCCGCAGGGCCGCCCCCGGAAGGTAAGAACCCAGATTCTCTTCCGGAGGAGGACCATTGACCACTCCCGCCCCGCCGGCGGCGCCCGTCATCACCACGGACAAGGCCAGCTACAGCCCCGGCGACCCCATCACCGTGACGGTGGAGTACACCGACCCTGCCAACCCCGGCACCGCCGTGACGATCACCGCGACTGTCACCAACTCTGACGGCACGACCGCCAGCGGCACGGCCCAGGTCACGGTGGGCGCGACACCCGCCAACCCGCTGCCCGTCTCGGTCACCGACTCGCTCGGCGATGCCTACACCCAGACGAGCAACGAGGCCGGCACCGCCGTGTTCGCCGGCACCATCGGGACCCCTCCGGCCGCCCCGGCAGCGTGATCCTCACCATCGACGTCACAGTCACCGGCCCGGACGGCTCCACGGCCTCCGGGTCGGTGACCGTTGACGTCACCGACCCGGGAACAGCGGCGGAGGAGCAGGCGTGAACGTCAACGTGAACACCAGCGTGGGCGCGGACAAGTCCGTGACCTGCGACATCGTGGTTGACGGCCGCCAGGTGGCCGTTACCTTCGCTGAGGGCGAGATCACCTTCGCTGTCGCTGCCCCGGGCGGCGACATCACTTTCCAGGTGCCCGAGTCCGTGGTTGCCCTGGAGCCCGCGTGACCGAGGCATTCCCGGGCGAGGAGACCCCGGCCGGCGACGGCCCGACCGACTCGCCCCTGGAGCTGCATGCCGAGCCCCACGACGAGGCCGCCTGGCGCGAGGACTTCACCGGGCTCCTCGTCATGGGCGCGCTGCGCGGCTGGTTCGAGTGGTGCGGGCACCGCATCGCCATCAAGACCCTCACCACCGAGGAGGAGCTGCTGGTCGCGCAGCTCACCCGCGAGTACGAGGGGGGCATCGGCGGGACCAAGGCCTACGCCACGGCGCTGGCCGGGCTGTGCGTGGAGGCGGTGGACCGCCAGCCGATGCCGGTCCCTCTCGGCGAGCACCCCGGCCAGCCGAACAAGTGGGCGCTGGAGCGGTTCAACTACGCGCTCAGGTGGTACCCGCCGACCATCGACGCGATCTTCGACGCCTACCTCCGGCTGGAGGCCAGGCAGCGGGACGTCATGGCGGGACTGGGAAAATCCTCGGCCCAGGGGGATGCGACCCCTGGGCTGAGCGCCAGATCCGCCTCGCCGAGCGACGCGGGCTCCTGACCGGCCGGTCCCTCAACGTCGTCCAGGAGGCCTGCCTGGACGTCCTGTACTTCCTCGACGGCCTCGCCGAGCGCAGGCGCCGCGAGGACATGATCTTGTCGGCCGCCGTCTCCGGCGGGGTGATCACCCCCGTTCAGGCGTGGCCGGAGTTCTTCGGAATCGACCGGGGCGACCCGGATGTCTTCCCGTCCGCCGGGACCGACAACAGCGGCTTCGCCCTGGAGCGCGCCACCCCCGAGTCGTTCGCGGCCGACATGGCCGCCCTGGTGGCGTCGAGCAGGCAGGTGGTGCTGCGCGAGGGTTCCCAGCAGCCCGTTCCCGCGCCGCAGGAGCAGCACCAGTACGTCCCCGATCCCGAGTGGACCTGAGAATTATCCGGAAATCTCGTGGGGTAAACGCTATCCGCTCACGTATGAGTCTTCAGGAGGACTCATAGAACATGAACTGCACCCACGAAGAATGCGAGCCTTACAGCTCCTGCCAGGCGCTCACCGACTGGGAGCGCAGGATCGAGTTCCGCTTCCGCCAGCGGACGGGCCTGCCCGCTGATGATCTCGCCACCGACCCGGTCGCCTGGTACGAGGGGGCGACCGAAACGGGATAGCCGCCGCCCCGGAAGCACGGGAGGCAGAACATGACGATTCCGTGGCCGGGGGGCCTCGACCGCTCAGTGAACCAGCCCGACCCTGGCCAGCAGCAGGTCACCCAGGGCCTGAACGCCGTCGTCACCCAGCTCCGCAGCATGAACCAGGCGATCCAGGCGCAGACGTCGATGATGCAGCGGACCATCAACGCCTCTTCGCGCTTCCAGTCCCCGGGGCAGCAGGCCGCTCACTCGGCCGGCCAGCCGCACATGCGCCAGGACGTCACCCAGGCCCTGGTGGCGGGCGGCGGCACCCTGTCGGGGGCCCAGCTCTCCCAGGTCTCCCCGATGAGCGCGATGACCTCCCTGGAGTCGCTCAAGGCATTCGGCGCGCAGCAGCTCGGCCAGTGGATGGCCGGGATGCCGCTGTACGAGTCGGGCAGCACCCCCGCCGGCATGCCGACCTCGTTCACCCTGCCGCAGCAGTCGAACTACTGGTCCGGCGGCGTCCCGGGCGACAGCACCCCGGCGGGACCCGAGTACATGGGCCGCCACGCGAGCGGCTACTCCGGTTCTCACCGTGCCTCGCCTGCTGCTCCTGTCGGCGGTAGCGGAGGCAGCGCAGGAGGCCAGGGCGGCGGCGGAGGAGGCGCAGGAGGTCCTGCCGGGCCGGGCGGCGGCCCTCCTGCCGGAGGAGGCCACGGCGGAGGCGCCGGGGGCGGCGGAGGAAGCAGCTCCAACCTGAGCCTCCTCCAGCGCGTCGGCGTCCAGGTGGCCGCCTCGGCGGGCGGTCCCGGCACCATCACCAACGCGCTGCGCAACGTCCCCGGCGTCGGCCTGGCCATGGACGCGGTCAACTCGGTCGCCAACACCTACATCGCGCAGCGCGAGGCCGGCCGGGTCTACCAGAACGTGGAGGGCGGTTCCAACCTCGGCGCGCAGACCGAGCGGCTGCACGCACTGGCCTACGAGGCGTCCATGTACGGCCGGATGCCGTCCGGCGCCGCCGCGCAGGCGTTCGGCCAGGTCACCGCGATGGGCTTCAACCAGGCGGCGCAGAACGAGGGCGGCCAGCTCCAGAACCGCCAGTCGGCCCTCAACTTCGCCTACCACAACTACACGGCGACCGGCATGGACGTGAACGAGTCCATGGGGTTCCTCGCCTCGGCCAGCCAGAACCCGACAGTCAACCTCAACCAGCTCTCCACCGCGCTGAACAACCTGTCTACCTCCGCCGGGAAAGCCGGCGTCAACGCCGAGCAGGCCCGGCAGAGCTTCCAGAGCTACTTCAACGCCGCCCTCGGCCAGGGGGCAGGCAACAGCTCGACCGGCATCGCCCAGGGCATCGCGGGCATGCAGGCGTCGGGAGGCAAGACAATGGCCGGGGTGAACTTCTCCGGGCTGCTGTCCTCGCAGAACCAGTACCTGCTGTCCGGCCAGAGCGGCCTGTCGGTGCCGCAGCTCCAGCAGATCCAGCGGACCAATCCCGCGCAGTACAACCAGCTCCTGTCCGGGCAGAGCCTGTCGGAACTCACTTCCAGCGGGCTGATGAGCAGCCAGGAGCAGCAGGGGCTCAAGCAGATGATCTCCCAGGCGGGCGGGACCTCCGCGCTCCAGGCGAACCCGGACCTCTACAGCCAGATCGTCGGCCAGTTCCTCAACAAGTACCAGACCAGCGGGAACATCAACGAGAACGTCTGGACCGGCTACATCAACAGCATGACCGGCTCGAACATGAACAACAACCAGGCCATGCAGTGGATCGTGCAGCAGGTGGCCGGGGTCAACGAGTCGTCTTCCAACGGCAGCCTCGCCACCAGCCCGACCACCAACGGCGCGAGCGTGCCCGCGAACAAGCTGGGCAGCGCACCGACGGGCAAGGGCGGCCTGGCGCTGCCGTCGCAGCCGGGACTGACCGGCCAGCTTTTCCTCGGCGACAAGTCCAAGACGTGGCAGCAGGTCCTCCAGGGCGACAACTCGGCGGCGGCGGCCCCGTACCTGGCGGCCGAGAAGCAGAGCGGGCAGCGGAACCCGGTGCTGGAGTCGCTGCTCCAGAACACCAGCTCAAGCGACCAGGTGTCCGTGCAGACCGCGACCGGCACCCGGGTCATGAGCATGGCCGACGCGATGAAGTACTACCCGAACGAACTCCAGGCCGGGAACGTCAACTTCTACGGTTCGAACGGCCAGTCGCTCGGCAACACCGCCGCGCTGACCGGCGGCCTGGTCAACACGGGGGCGAATACCGCCGGGGAGGTCCAGCAGAAGGCCGGATCTACTCTGGGCAGCACCCTGTCGGCGTGGCAGAAGGCGCACCCGGCGTCCGGCGGGCAGATCACGAACATCGTGGACCTGTCCACCGAGGCGAAGCAGCTCCTGAAGCTGCTGCCGTCTACCAGCAACGCGGCGGCGGCCACCAGCACCGTCCCTGCGAACACCTACGCCTCGCAGGCGAGCCGCTGACCACGGACTTCACCTGAATCCCGGGCGCAGCGCGTTACCCTCGTGTTACTTTCCAGGCTTGTACGCCGGCTAGGCTCCGGCCCCGCTCGCGGGACCCCGGCCCGAGGCCGTCCCTGCGAGGTCTGGAGCCCGATGCGCACCGTCCCGCCGAGCCAGCGCCAGGTCTACTTCGCGGGGGCGCTGACCGCCGCCGCCGTAGCCTTCGTCTCCCCGCCCCTCCACCTGCCGTCGTCTGCCCCGGGCGCCGCCCTCGACGCCGTCGTGGTGAAACCGTCCCGCACCGCAGAGCAGCCCGTCCTGACCGGGCCGCAGGTGTTCGCCTCCTACCGCGCCCGGCACCGCCAGACGGCGCCCCGGGTCCAGGTCCCGGCGCCCCGCGTGTCGGACGACCTCGAATCGGCTGCGGTCATCCCCTCCCCGCCGCCCCCGCAGCCCTCCCAGGCCGCTCAGCCCGCGAGCACCGCCCAGGCGTCTCCTTACCCGTCCTACTCCGACCTGCCCTCGCAGAGCGGCGCATACGGCTCGCCAGGGGCGCAGAGCGGTTCCTCCGGCAGCACCAGCTCGTTCCAGGCGTGCGTCATCGCCCGCGAGTCCGGCGGCAACCCCCAGGTCATGAACGCCTCCGGGCACTACGGCCTCTACCAGTTCAGCGCTTCGACCTGGGCGGAGTACGGCGGCAACCCCGCCGACTTCGGCAATGCCTCCGCAGCGGAGCAGAACCAGGTATTCGCCAACGCCATGGCGGCCGGCGGCGAGTCGAACTGGGCGCCGTACGACGGCTGCTAGCGGCGGGGGAGGCCCGCCGCGATCCACGCATCGAGCCGCCTCTTCCCCTCCGGCCCGGCTGGCGGCAGGGACTGAAGCGCCTCCCAGTCGAACGGGAACGGCCAGCCGGGGTCACCCGACGGCAGCTCCAGCGGACGCGGCGGCTTCTGGTTCCTGCTCCTGATCGCCGCCCGCACCGGGTCGCTCCACGACGAGTCTGCCTGGTCACGGGAGAAGTCGGTGGCCCCGAGGACTACAAGGCCGAGGGGCGGGCTTCCGGCTACGCGAAACGGCCCGGTCCCGTCCCGGTACCTGCTCGGCCACGCACCGAGCCTGACAGTAGGGGACGGCACGGTCTGCGAACCGTGCACCCGGTTGTCCCACAGCCGGGTGCGCTTGCCCTTCTTGCCCGGCCGCCAGTTTCTGCCCATCATCAGGCTCGCGCCCGGGTGCTGCGGGCACGGACCCTTTGCGGCCCAGCCGCACTCGGTGCACAGGTACTTCGGGCGGGCGCTCACTGCTAGCTCCTCACTGCCCGGAAGACGCGCTCGCGGCGGCCGTCCGGGTGCACGAGGTACACCCGGTCCTGGATGCTGTAGGTGCCCTGGCCGCCGCTGCTCGCGGTCGGCTGAGTACGCTCCAGGTCTTCCAGTCGCCTCTGCGCGTCGAGGAGGGCCTCCTGCGGGCTGGCGTACTCCGGCTTCATCCCGTCCAGGGTGCTGCGCCCGTCCACCACGTTGACGTCTCCGAGCGGGTAGTCCTCCTCAGAGAACGCGTCGTAGCCTGCCAGCTTCCAGGTCACTGCCCGCCCCTTTCCGGCCCCATCACGCTGTCGGTGAGGCGCCCGGACCACTCCCGGTTGTACTTCGCCCACTCGTGGTGCGCTGTCTCCATGACGGCGAACTGGATCAGGGCCGCTTCTCCCGGGCTGAGCCCGAGGCGCCGGGACGCGCGGTTCAGTTCGCCGGCGAACCAGATGACGATCATCGCGGCCGGGACGGCGAACAGGATCAGCGCGGCGGCGCCCCACCGGACCATCCCGTTGAGCGCGCCCGGGTCGGCCCACGCCGAGTAGTGAAGTCCCTCGTACCCGGCGGCGACCAGGCACCCGAGGCCGCCTGCGATCGATGCGAGTGCTGCTGCTGTCTTCGGCTTCATGCTGAGATTATAGCTTTTCTTGATAATCGCCCGCTACCCCTTAACCCCCGGAAGCAGCGGAGGTGCTCATGGGAACGGCGACGCTCGGCTACCCGAACGGCCCCTCGGTGGCGTTCAGGATCGACCCTGACCTCATCGACTGGACGTGGGCCGTGCAGACGAACGTAGTAGAGACCATCGGCGGCCGGGTGATCCAGGTCCTCGGCGCGTCCCTGGACGACCTTACCGTCCAGGGCAGCCTCGGCCAGGACCACGCGGACAAGGTCACCGGGGAGAGCTGGCAGCAGGCCCAGGCGTTCCTCACCACCGTCACCGCGATCATGGAGCAGCAGGCCTCCGACGCCACCACGAACGCCCTGATGCACCCCCCGGCGGTGTTCACCTACCCGCCGAAGGGCTGGCGGTGGAACGTCTACGTCAAGTCGCTGACCGACCCCGACGGGAGCAGCTCGGTCATCCTCAAGCCGGGCAAGGTAAACCAGCGCTACGTGCTGACCCTGTTCATCGTCAACGAGAGCGCGAGCCTGACGGCCGCCGGGACCACGGCCAACGGCGCGCTCGCCCAGCAGTCAACCCTGGCGATCTCCCAGTTCATGGCCAGGATCAGCGACGGCGTCGGGTGGACGGCCAACAAGTACACCGGCATCTACACCGGCAGCACGCCGCCCGGCACCTGACTCCGCCCCCGGAAGCACCGGAGGAGGATCAGCGATGCCGTTCAATACCCCGCCCGCCTGGGGCGCAGACGTCCCGATCTCGATGCCGCTCCCCGCCGCCGAGCCGGTCATGGTCGATATGTACGGCTTCGGGATGACCCAGTACCGGCTGGTGCACTCCCTGTCCCAGGCGGACTACGAGTCGCTCGCCGTCCCCGTGTACGCCCCGGCCAGCCCGACCGGCGCCGTGGTGGCCGGCGATGCGGGCCTTGACGCCACCGGGAAGTCGTCGGGCTGATGGCGCGCCAGGGGCTGAACGGGACCCTCACCTACACCGACGGGACCACGGCGTACACCTACCAGGTCCGGGTCGGACAGGTCGGCTACGGGGTGGACATGATCTACGCCGAGGACCAGGCGCGCACCCAGCGGAGCTTCTACCCGCACCGCACCGCCAACCAGCAGTTCTCCGTCCAGGTGCTGCTGCTGAACTGGGACGAGCGCAACGACCTGATGACCTGGATGTCGAGCTACGCCCAGTACGCGCTCGACCCGACTGCCGTCCGCACTGTCTTCCCGTTCATGCAGGTGGTCTGCCCGGTGCGGAACTTCAACCAGCAGGGGATGCCGCTGAAGGGATACGAGTGGGGGGCGCACTCCGGGATGATGGCGTTCTCCCCGGTGTTCACCTTCGAGGCGGCCCAGTCGCCGGGGCAGAACTCCCTCTCGGTCGTCACCAGCTCCGTGGTCAACGCGGCCAGCGCCTTCGCCAGCGACCCGGCCGTCCAGTACTTCTACCCGTTCTCCACGCAGCTTTCGGCCAGCCAGGTCCCGCAGGACTACGGCCAGGTGGTCCCGTCTCCTGGCACCGTGCCGCCCGCGCAGACCGCTCCCGGACCGGACAACCCGCCCGCCGGGGTGAGCCAGTCGCAGTGGACCAACGCCCTCGGCGCGGTCGGCGTGGTCAACCCCGGCACCGTCGCCGGGCCGGCTTACCCGCCTGCCGGGAGCGCCGCCGATGCGGCCACCTCCCCGGGCATCTCCCTGGGGGGCTGACCGTGGCGGTGTTCATGTACGCGCCGGGGATCGCGATCTACATCTCGACGCAGAATAACGGGATCATCGATGTCAGCAACGACGTCACCCAGGGGACCCTGGTGCGCCGCAGCGACGGGGTCTCGACGTTCTCCTTCAACCTCCAGAACCCGTTCCGCAAGTACCAGGGGATCTTCACCCCGAACGACCGGATCATCGTGATGATGAAGCGGGTGTCCTGGGTCCGGGTTTTCACCGGCTACCTGAACCAGGTGCCGCTGGTCACGGCGTGGCCGTCAACGGTGCAGCTCACAGCCTCCTGCTCCCTCAAGCGGCTCCAGTACTGGTTCTGGGACCCGGGCCTCCCCGCCTCGCAGAACATGGTCGCCCAGGCTATGGCGACCGCAGCCAACCCCGACGACGGCGGCACCTCGGCGGCCGTGCTCGCGATCCTCCAGAACGTGGTCGGCTGGCCCTCCAGCAAGGTCCACATCGCCGGGGTGCCGCAGGGCTGGTCCGCCTGGGCCTACAAGATCGCCCAGCAGGTGGAGGGGGAGCTGTCCTCGGCGGACACCCTGGCACAGCAGCTTTACGCTGCGCTCGGGGCGGGCGGAACCGTCGGCGGGGTGACCGGCGGCGGGGTGACCGTCCCGTCGAACGCGCTGGCCGCCGGGACCTACGCCGGGCAGTCGCTGACCACCGCGCAGGTGCAGACGGCCACTCTCATCTACAACACCGTGATCCAGATGGGCGGGTCCGTCAACGACGCGATCGTCGCGATCATGACCGCCTACCAGGAGAGCCGGCTGGGTGCCAACACCGGCTCCAGCCCCAGCGCCATCGGGCTGTTCCAGCAGAACCCGGCGGACGGGTGGGGCACCGCCGCGCAGCTCGCCAACAACACCACGGCGACCCAGGCGTTCGCGAAAGTGCTCCTCGGCATCACCAACAGGTCCACGATGACCGACGCCCAGCAGGCGCAGGCGGTGCAGCGGTCGGCCGACGGCTCGCTGTACGCCCAGTGGCAGACGATGGCCACCGACCTGGTGGACTCGCTGACGACCACCGGGGCCTCCTCGGTGGCGAACACCCCGGCTGCCGCCGCCACCGCCGCGACCAAGACCGGGAAGGCGTCCGGGGCGCAGCTCCTCGGGACGGCGCTGAACCTGGTGGACACCTACTCGATTCCCTACCAGGAGGGAAACGACTCGGCCTACAACGCGGCCGTCCCTACCGTGCTGGACTGCTCGTCGTTCACCCAGTGGGTCTACTACCACACGCTCGGCTCCATCGGCTCGATGCCGCGCACCTCCCAGGAGCAGTCCGCCTGGGCCACGGAGATCCCCGTCGCCCAGGCGCTCAACACCCCGGGCGCGCTGCTGTTCTACGGCACCCCCGGCACCTCCTCCCACGTGGAGATCTCCTGCGGCACCGGCAGCAGCAGCGTCGGGGCGCATACCACCGGCACCTATGCCGGGGTGGTCGGCGCCGGGGCCTACAGCAACGCCAACCCCTACGGGTTCGCCTTCGGCGGCCTCGCCCCGAACATCGACTACTCGGCGACGCCGGGCACTTCCCCCGCCTACGCCTCGGTGCCGGCCAACGGGGCGGCCCTGGCGGCGGGATCGCCCGCCAGCACCAACCCGCTGGCCGCGACCACCCCGGGCGCGGAGCTGGCCGCCGAGGGGCTCCAGGTCAACCCGTCGTCCTCCGAGCCCTGGTACAACCCGACGAACGAGTTCGACAAGCTCTTCGGCAGCTCCCCGTGGATTCCGACGTTCGACACCGACGCGCAGCTCACCGCGCAGATCCTCACCGGCCCCCGCGCGCTGATGGCCGACAGCCCGCTGCTGCCGTACCTGAAGAACCTGTTCGCCTCGTGCATGCGCTCGTACTGCTCGGCGCCGAACGGCGACCTGATGGCCTGGTTCCCGGATTTCTACGGCATCTGGGGCACGGCGGCGATCATGCAGATCGAGTCGATCGAGCTTCAGGACTTCACCGTCTACTGGGACGACGAGCAGCTCATCACGCACCAGTTCGTGGTGGGCGCGCCGCAGAACCAGATCGACCTCGGGTCAGGAACGGTGTCCAGCGTCTCGATCACCGCCCCGAGCGGCACCCAGTCGATCCCCCAGGACCTGCTGCTGGCGATGTCAACCACCGGGATCGCCAGCATCGACTTCCCTGCCATCATGTACGCGCTGTTCGGCCTGGACGCCACCTCCACGGCAGCGAAGTCGTTCACCCAGTACGTCTACAACCGCTTCGGCGCGCGGCCCGACATGGAGCAGCTCCCGGGACTGGCGGGACCGTCGGGGGAGTTCTTCGGGGCGCTTTTCCTGTTCATGCGGAGCTGGGCCTACCAGTACAACGCAGATATCCCGATGACTTTCATGCCTGAGCTGTGGCCTGGAATGCTTATCCAGGTCCCTGATTTCAGCTTCCAGGCCTACGTCACCACGGTGACCCATACCTTTCAGATGGGCGAGGGCGGCTTCTTCGACACCACCGTCAATATCGCCGCCCCGTCCCGCATCCCGGGCAGCGGCAACGATTCCGGCGGCCAGCTCATCGGCCTCCCGGTAGCCGGCGGACTGGTCTCCCCGGGAAGCACGCCGGCCCCGGCGGCAGGGACGGGCGGCTGATGGCCGCGCCGCGCCCGGCCCTCAACGGCGCCACCACCTCCGTCGGCTTCACCACCAAGCTGGTCACCATCCAGTCAGTCAGCCCGGACGGCAAGACGGCGGTCTGCGTAGACCGGCAGAATACCCAGGTCAGCGTCCCCATGCTGGTGCAGCGCAGTAAGGGAGTTCTGCCCGCTGCCGGGGAAACGTGGCTGGTCACCCAGGATCTCGGCCAGTGGACGTTCGCGGCGGTCGTCGCGCAGTCGCCGGCTCAGTTCCAGACCGTCGCCCAGTCCAGCGGCGTCTACAGCGGGGGGACTGTCCCGGGCAACCCGACTGTCGGCGAGCTGTGGGTGAACTCCGCGCTGGGCAACATCGTCTCGGTGTGGAACGGCACCGACTGGGAGCCCCTCCAGTTCGGCGGCACCGCCATCCAGCCGGGCAGCCTGACCTCGGAGCAGCTTTCCGCCGAGGCGAACATCGCCGCCTCCCAGGTGAACTTCACCGCCTCCGACATCGGCGGGCGCACCACCACGATCTCGGCTACCGCGCCGCCGGACCCGTCGTTCGGCGACCTGTGGTACGACGCGGAGAACGGCTACCAGCTCAACCAGTGGGACGGCACCGAGTGGATTCCCTACCAGTGGGGAACCCAGGCTATCGCCGCCAACTCGGTTACCACCGAACTGCTCGCCGCCGAGGCGGTCACCGCCGAGCAGATGGCCGCCGGGATCATCTACGGCGGGATCATCGACGGCACCATCGTGGACGCTGCGACGTTCATCGGCAGCACGTTCGAGGGCACCGACTTCATCCTCAACAGCGTCGGCGGGTACTGGTACACCACCACTCCGGGCGCCGGCGACCTGGTAGTGAGCATCACCGCGCAGGCGGGGACCGACCCGGAGGGGAACACCACCGAAGGCGGCGTCACCATCTACCAGGGCGGCGCCCGCCTCCAGCTCCACGTCAACACCTCTGTCAGCGCCCCCGCGATCGAGATGCCGACCGGCGCGGCGTCGGAATCCGGGGGCGCCGCCATCTACACCTGGGTCCCGAACCCGGGGGCGCCTTCCGAGGGCCTGATCTCCTACTGGCAGGGACCGGGGTCGTCTTTCGACGGCAAGTCAGTCGCCATCCAGTTGACCAGCTCTAACGCTGACGGCTCGAAGCTCGCCCAGGGCGGCCTCGTCATAGACGGCGGGATCGTGGCCTACTGGGACGTTAACGGCCTTTACTCCACGGCCACGTGGGCGAACATGAGCCTTTCGAACGGCTGGTCGGTGAGCGGCACCGGGTTCGCCGAGTACAAGCTGGGACTGGACAGGATGGTCCACGTCCGGTTCGGCGGCCTGGGTCCCGGCACCACGGCCAACGGCACCACGATCTGGACGCCGCCGTCGGGCCTCGTCCCGACTTTCACCGGCACCATGAGCTTCCCCATCGCTGTCGGGTACTCGGGGACCGCGCCTGCCTACGGCTCCACCCCTGAGGTTGTCTTCAGGGGCGGCAGCATGCAGTGCTTCAACATAAGCACCGGGACGGTCGCCAACATCGCGGGGACGTTCTCGTACCCCCTGGACTGACCGCCCGGAAGAGGGGGAGGTGGTCGTGAGAGATCTCCAGCTAGCCGGCGGGGACCTGGTCGCGTCCGGGCGAGGGTTCGCGACTGTGACCGGGGCCGGCTACGTCCGTCAGCGGGTCGCCTGCGCCCTGTCCGAGCCGTACGGCAGCGACCCGTACAACCCGGGGTGGGGGTCGGCCCTGACCGGGTGGCTCGGCGCGCCGCAGACCTCAAGCACCCAGGCGATGGTCGCCTCCGAGGCGCAGCGGGTGCTCAGCGGGCTGATGGCCGCTCAGCAGCTCGTGCTCAAGTCGGCGGCGATGACCAACACCCGGAGCCAGCTCAACAGCGCGGACGTCATCGCCTCGGTCAACAGCGTCACCGCCTCGGCCGGGTCCCGGCCCGACGCGGTGCAGGTCACCGTCACCCTCACCACCATGGGCGGCCAGCAGGTCCAGGCATCGCGGACGGTCAGCGCCTGATGCTAGGACGGCAGCGGGTTGAGGTAGGCGTGCTCTCCGAACAGCTCCAGGGCAGCCTCGTTGTAGGCGCGGGCGCAGGCTTCCTGGCTGTCCGAGTGCAGGATGGTCCGAGTCTTTCCTTTTATGGTGATGCGGGCGCGCCACTTATTCATCTGCTTGTCCCATCCGACCCCCTTGTACTTAGAGGTGTGCCGCGTAAGGTCCGGTCTTCTGTTCTTGTCATTGTGCAGGCCGTCGCGCAGGTTGCGGCGGCGGTTGTCCAGCGTGTCATGGAAGATGTGATCCGTGCGCGGGTATCCGGTGATCATCGAGTGCATGGAGATGATCTTGTAACCTCCGCCGATCTGACGGATGGCGGTGCGAGCGTACGGCCCGTTGGTACGTCCGTTGCGCTTGATTTCAAGCACGTGTCACCTGTGCCTGATGACCAGCTCGTAATCTTCGACGTCGATTCGTGCGACTCTCCCGGCTGCCTTCTTGCCGGACAGGGGAACCTCGATATGCGCCGTCGCCAATGGTGGGCCTCCGTGCTCATCGTCTCTAAGGGGGTGATGCACCTTGGCAAGCCAGTCTGATATTTCATCTCAGATCATCTCGGTCCTGGCGGCTAGCGAACCTGACCTTGACACCACCGTCGGTTCCGTGACCCGCAAGATCATCGACGCAGTTGCAGCTTCGATCTCAACTGCTTCGCTGGACCAGCAGATGTTGGCTTATCAATTAGCAATACGATATCAACTCGATGACCGGCGCCGCGCTCGACTCTTTCGTCCAGCTTTTCGGGATGTCCCGCTACCCGGCCACCCGGGCGGTCGGCACGGTTTCCTTCACCCGGGGCACCGCTGTCGATACCGCGACGGTCCCCTCCGGCCTCCAGATCGCCTCCGAAGACGGGTCGGTGGTAGCCGTCACCCTGACCGCCGTGATTCTCGACCCGGCGGCACTGAGCGGCACCGCGCCCGTCCAGGTGGTCACCGCCGGCCCGCAGGGCAACGTCGCCACCGGGACTCTCACACAGGTCCAGAGCCCGGTCGCCGAGATCACCGCCTGCACCAACGTCACCCCGCTGACCGGGGGGGCCAACCAGGAGACCGACACCCAGCTCCAGGCCCGGTGGAAGGCGACCGTCTTCAAGTCCATGGCCGGGACCAGCCAGATGTTCATCGGCATCGCGACCAACGACCCGGACTGCACCGCCGCCAACGTGGTGGACGGGGCGACGAGGTTCCGCGAGCAGGTCCAGATCGCCAGCGGCGCGGCCACCTCCACGGTCTCCGACGCCCAGTACACCTACCCGTCGGGCCAGGTGGTCGGCCGGGACATCGACAACGGGGACGTCGCCGCGCCGGGCACCCAGTACATCTGGGACTACACAGCCGACCCGCCCTCGATCTCTGTCATCGACGCGAGCTACTTCCCCAACGCCGAGCTGGTTGACCTGTCGTTCCTCTACATGGACACCTACTCGCGCAATTCGGCCGCCGCAGGGATCTACAGCCGGGTGGACGTCTGGTGCGCCGGCAGCCGCCCGGCGGCGGCTTCTGCGACGGTCAACTACCACAACGCCACCACGTTCTCCAGCACCACCACCTCAAACTGGTACACGGGGGGCTTCGTGCGGCCCGACGGCACCGCGCCGGCCACGGGGAACGTCTTCGTCGCGCTGCCCTGGGGGCCGATCGTCACCCTGCCGCCGGTTCTGGTAGTCAACGGCGTCACCTACGGCCTGGCCACCCCCGTCTACCCGCTCGGCTCGGTGTCCGGCGGGGTCACCTACGCCTACCAGATCGTGCACCGCACCGGGGCGTTCGGCTGGAGCCCGTACTCTGACTTCGGCCTTGAGTGGGACGCTGCCTACCAGCCGCCCTCAGGGTCCGCGATCACCCTGAGCGAGAACTACACCTACAACAACGTCCCGGCCGCCATCCAGGCGGACCTGGAGAACTGGCGGCTGGCCGGCCAGGACGTCCTCGCCCACCAGGGCATCCCGGTTTCCCTCCAGTTCTCCCTCGCGGTCATCTTCGACCCGAGCGTCACCCAGTCGGTCACCCAGACCTCGATCAACACCAGCCTCCAGACCTATCTGTCGCAGCTCGGGTTCAACTCGCGGATCTACCCCTCCAGCGTCATCCAGGCAGTGGAGAGCACCCCGGGCGTCATCGCCTCCCGGTTCCTCACCGGGGCCGACTACCCCGCCTGGAACTCTGCGGCCCCCGACAACTTCAATGTCGGCATCCAGCAGGTCTACGAGGGCGTGGTGGCACAGAGCTACGTGGACAGCGGGGGCAACCCGGTAGACGTCGCCCTCGGTGCGGCCCAGCTCCCGACGTTCGGCGGCGCGGTCGTCGTGCCGAAGGCTGGTAACACCATGGGGCCGTTCAGCTAGACTGACGGCGGTCTCCTTGGACCAGGGGTTGGTGTCCCGCAGCGCGTCAACGCTGCGGGACACTTTCGTCCGCGTAGAGTGGTACTGCCTTTCTGGCTTGGGGATCGCACGTCCCGCAGCGTTGGCGCGCTGCGGGGCGTTTCCATGCCTGAGGGCAACTGGTCCTTCCTCCGCACGGAAGCAGGAGGAGGGAGCATGCCGCAGGTACTCACCGGCACAGTGAACAGCGGGGTCATCAGCAACGGCGGGACTGACCTGTTCAGCTACCCGAACGTGCAGCAGGGCTCGGTGCTTGGCCTCCAGACGCCGTCCACCCAGCCGCTGCCGCCGGGCACCGCCACCGCGACCAACCTGATCAGCCCGCCGCTCCAGGTGGCCTCGCAGCTCCCCAACTTCCCGTCGAACGTCTACGACGTCTCCCCGACGAGCATGCTCTACCACTTCATGGCGGCGCTGCTGGGCGACGCGGGCACCGGGCAGCTCCTCAAGCGGAACATGATCTCCCGCCTCCAGCAGGCGATCACCAGCACCCACTTCTACGACCTGGACAGCTTCTACGGAGCGCTGTTCGGCGCGCAGCGCGGTCCCTCGGGCTCCCTGCCCGAGAACCCGAACACCGGCCAGCCGGTCAGCCCCTACACCGACCTGGCGTCCCCGGACGGCTGGGACGAGATCGAGGCGGCCGACGCCACGTTCCGGGAGCGGATCATCCAGCTTGCCCGCGCGATCACCCTCGGCGGCACGATGCCGGGCATGATCGCCCTGGCCGAGGCGGTCACCGGGGTCACCTGCCAGGGCTGGGAGGCGTGGCGGCTCGGCGCGGCCGGGGGGCCGGACACGGTGACCTGGCAGGACGTCACCACCTCCTACTCCACCTGGCTGGCGACGGCCGGCCAGACCTGGGGCGCGATCGACGGCTACGTGCCGGACATCAACGTCAACGGCGTCCCCAGCGCTGTGGTGGTCGAGCCCCGCAAGCAGTACAACTCAACGCCCGAGGGCGCGGCCGAGCAGGGCAGCGACATGTTCGGGGTGCTGTCGGTGGTGGAGGTGCTCCGGCCGGCCGCGAGCATCGTCAGCTTCACCGACGGGATCTCCACGATGGTGCCGCTGACGATCGCCGGAGCATGGGCCGACTCGCAGAACTGGGAGCTGACGCACACCGTCACCCCGCCGGATGCCTCTGTCCCTGCCTACTCGGCGGTAGCGAACTCCTACCAGGGCGTGAACGCCGGGCAGCTCCCCGCCGGGTCCTACGTCCAGCCACGGCCGCCGCTGTCGCGCTCGGGGTCGGGACAGTACAGCTACGCCCAGGAGGTCACCTCGGTGTCCTCCCGGGCCGTGCAGGGCTGGAACCCGGGCAGCGCGCAGGTCACCGACGGGCAGAACTTCCAGTCGGTCGTGTTCCCCGGGGGCGCCGTCGGCCAGTACCAGGCCGCCCAGGGGGTCATGACGCCCGGCCGTGCCGGCTCGGCCCGCGCCGCCTCCAGCGTGGCCGTCAAGTGCGCCCCTTACTCCGGCCCCCGCGTCCCGGTGGCACGCGCGTCATGACGAACTCTTTCGCCACTCCGGGCGCGTTCGCGATCCCCTCCACCGCGCCCGTCTACATCGACGGCATCCCGGCTGGCTCGGTCACCCCGGCGTCGTCGTCGGCCCAGTCGCAGCAGCGGTTCTGGTCCAGCCAGCCGCGCTACGCCGGGGACCAGACCGCCGAGGAGCTGGTCATCTCCCTCGGCCAGCCCCGGTACGTCAACTACGTCGCGTGCGAGCTGCCCCATTTCCCGCACGCGGCCTACTTCTGGTGGTGGGACGGGGCGCAGTGGCAGTACCTGACCACCGCCAGCGGCATGCAGCTCATGATCATCACCAGCGGCTCGGTCCCCGCCCTGGTGGAGAACGCCGCTGCCCTGGGCGCCGGGATGAACCCCTACCACTACGGCGCGGGCCACTGGGTGAAGCACGACGAGCTGATCGTCCCGGTGACCACCTCCAAGATCCTCGTCCACCTCCAGCGGCCTGCCTCCCAGGCGGGCCAGCAGGTGCCCTGCGACCCCCACGGCCAGCCGGTGCCCTACCCGCTCGGCTGCCGGAACTTCGACCTCGGCTGCCGCGTCACCCAGCGGTCCCACGTGCCGCCCACGCTGCGGGACCCGGTGACGCTCAGCCAACGGCAGCCGTTCACGACCTCCTCCGACGTGAACGGCTCTGCGGTGCAGGTGGCGGTCCGGGAGAACCGGGCCGCCGACCTGCTCCAGGGCGGCACCTGGCGTTCCGCGCCGCAGCCCACCGCCGACTCGGTGGTGAACCTCTACATCGACGGCCGTGACGCAGACGGCAGCCCGCAGCTCGTCAGTGCCTTCAACCTCCAGCCGGTGACCTCCGGCGTCCGGTACAACCTCTACTACTCCGCCGACCCGCCCCCGGCCACGGCGACTTTCAGCGCGCTCGACGACCCGATCTCCTCCGGGCTGCTCAGCCCCGGCGGCTCCCAGTTCCCCGCGACCACCGGGCAGGGCATCTCCTTCGGGCAGGCGCCTGGGTGGCTCGACCTGTCCAACCAGGCGGCCGGGACGAACTCCTCCAGTCCCTGGTGGTGCGGGATCGAGGTCATGCCGCAGTTCAGCTCCGACGACGCCGGCACTTACGTCGTCGTGGACGGCGGGTCGTTCCAGCTTTCCTTCTCCGACGGAACCTGGCAGGTGACCGTCCCCGACCCGGACAGCCCCCAGGCAGTCCCGTCGGGCGGGGTGCTCGGCCAGTGGCAGTTCAGCTTCAGCCGGGGCGACCGCCTCCAGTTCTGCCACGGCTACGACGGGAACTACCTGTTCGCGTGGAGCCCGCAGGGCGGCCTGTGCCAGTCGGGGGCCACCTCCCCGCCGCCGTCCCCGGCGTTCCGCTTCGGCGCGCTCCGGTACATCGACCCGTCCGAGCAGGTCCTGGCCGGGAACTACATCCTGACCTGCTTCATCCTCAAGCAGGCGCTGGCCGACCTGTCCGACGGCATCCCGGGCGACTTCACGAGCTTCGCCGCCGGGGCCTCCGCGTACTGCACCGCGCCCGCCGGGGCACCCTCGACCAACAACGCGGTCGCCCGGTTCCACCCCCAGTGGGTGCTCGGCAATGTCTGCCCGTGGGGTTTCGTGGGCGGTCCCGGGTCGTCGTTCGCGGCCTGCAACTGGGTCCAGGTCCCGCGCACCTACGTCCTGGCAGCCGGGTACGCCGAATTTGACGCGACCCTGGCAAGCTGCTGGAAGTTCGAGTTCACCTCCCTCCAGGCGGAGAACTACGACTACCTGGTGCCCGGTCCCCTGGACGGGCAGTACTTCCCGCCGCAGGCACAGCCGGCAGCCGCCCAGCAGAACCCGACCACCCCGGCGCAGCTCGACACCGGGCTGACCGTCGGCACTTCGATGGCGGCGGCTTTCCGGCTCGGCGACGCACCGCCGTCGTGGGCCGCTTCCCCGTCGCCCGGTACCGTGCTGGGCACCGAAGCGCTGTACGGCACCGACCCGCTCGCGGCGGCCCGCATGCAGCAGCAGGGCGGCGCACTGTACGGCTTCCAGCAGTGGCAGCCCGCCCAGGTGATCCCCGCCGGCTCCGGTCCGAGCGCCTACCAGCAGCAGAGCGTCCCGGTCAGCGGCCGGATCGCCTACTTCGTCGCCGTCTCCTCCGTCGCCATGTACGCGATCGACTACACCCAGGCCGACGACACCCCGCAGTACCAGGAGACCTTCGCCACTCTCGACAACGTGGACGTCTCCAGCTTCGCGTTCGGCGGGTGGGACCTCCAGCCGGGCACCGGCCTGTTCACTCCGAGCAACCTGTCCCCGGCGGGCGCGACCGCGCAGAGCGTCGTGCTCAGCTCCACGCACCAGGTCACCGGGCTCCAGTTCGCCACCGTCCAGTCCAACCCGGTCCAGCTCCTGGACGACTCGGACTTCGCCCAGGACGGCTTCCCGAGCTGGGGTCCCGTCGGCGACGCCGTGCCCCTGGCGCCTTCCCCGCAGGAGTCCCAGCTCGGCATCATGGTCCAGGTGGCCCGGGGCGGCGCCCCGTCTGTCACCACTGCCTACGCCCCGGGGAGCTGGGAATACCTGGAGTCCACGTACGCCTCCTGGCAGCTCCTGGAGGCTGGGGTGCCCGCGTGGATCGACCTCGGGCTGCCGGCTGCCTCGTCGTCCTTCGGCGGCATCGGCTACACCGGAACCCCGGTGGCCACCTCGCCCGGCGGGCGCCTGTACACCGCCGCCCGGGTGTTCTCCCCGGTCGCCCTCACCGCGCCGCTGTACCTCCAGCTCCTGGACGGGGCGACCGGCACCGTCATCGCCGAGGCGGAGCAGGCAGTGGCGGGCGGGGCGGTTACCGAGTGGTTCGCGGGCTTCACCGTAGGCCAGTACACCGCCTCGACCAACACCTGGACCGACGTCGCCGGCGATTACGCCGCCTGGAGCGACACCGAGGGGCTGACCTGGAGCCAGGTCGATACCACCGTCGCGCCGCTGGGCGTCACCGTCACCGCCCAGGTGATCCAGAAGACGTCCACCGCCGACACCTGGGACGTGGACAACGTCAGCGTGTTCGACGACGCGATCACCTGGCAGTTCAGCAACGACGGCGGCGCGAGCTGGTACGACTCCTACGACATCCGCAACAACCCCTCCGGGGCGCTCGTCTTCCCCGCCCCGGCCCAGGGGCAGGGCAACCAGCTCATGTGGCGGGTGACCGGGTACCGGCCCGGTCTGGTGGTCTCCGGCCTGACGGTGCGCCCCTGGTACCAGACCTGGCCGCGCGGCATCCCCCCGAAGCCCGCCGGGGTCGGCCACGGGCCAAACATGTCGCCTGCCGACCAGTACACCACCGTCGAGGACGACCCCCGCTGGGCGATGAGCAGCGGCCCGGTCCCGGACGACTGGTACTTCGCCGTGCGGCAGATCCTCGGGGTGTCGGTCGCGCCGAACAACTTCCCCGCCGGGCTGCCCGTCCCGGCTACGGCCGAGATCGGCGCCGGCTTCGCCTGGGAGCCCGAGCCCCCCGTGGTGCTCCCGCAGACGTGGACCGACATCTACACGGACACCTACACCGACTCCTACGCCCTGGCCGACGGCGGCGACGTCTACACCGACACGTACTGCGACGTCTACGGGATCAACAACCCGGTCGTCACCGGCACCGAGCGGACCGGGGCGGCTGCCTTCTCCGCCAGCGCCACCGCCAGCGCCACGGCGGTCCGCATCGCAGCCCAGGCCTGCGTTCTCGGGACGGACCTCGGGGCGGTCGCCGCCTCCGACTCCTCGGTTTCCGCCTGGATCTCCGGCACCGGCCAGCCGGTCCTGGCGCGGCGCATCGCCCTGGGCAACCAGATCCCGGCCAGCCTCGCCGCGTCCGACGCGGCCGGGGACGCCGGGGTCCGCAGGGTGCTGTTCGACGTCCGGCCGGACGCCACCACCACCCCGGCCCAGCTCACGGCGTTCCTGGCGAGCTGCCAGGCAGGCGGCCTGGAAGCGTCTGTCTCCATCTGGGCGGGCGCGGACACCGCATTCGCCAACCCGTCGGACTGGCTGGCGCTGCTGCCCGCCTACGTCAGCGCGGTGCGGGTCAACGGCTACCAGCATGTCCTGGCCGTCTCGAACGCGGCGATGACCAGCGGGTGGCTGAGCACCTGGTACCCGGGCGACGCCCTGGTGGACGTCATCGCGCCGACGTTCTGGTGCAGCGGCCCGGCGCCGGGGTCAGGCGCTCCCACCCTGGCCGGGGCCGCCGCGTTCGCGGACGCGCACGGCATGCCGTTCGGCCTGAGCAGCTTCGGGGCCGACCACGTGGCCCACAGCGCGAAGCAGTGCGAGGCGTTCACCGCCTACGTGCAGAAGTTCTTCACCGCCCGGAAGCAGCAGGCGAAGCCGTGCTCGGACCTGTTCTGGCTGGGCACCGGGAACTACTCCGTCCTCACCGCGCCGTCCGGGGTGCTGGCGGCGTGGCAGGCCATGGCCGCAGCGCTCGACTGAGGAGGATGACGTGAGAGCCCACTACCGAGCGCCGGTCACCAGCACCACGGGGCTGTACCTGGCCGGGACTGCCGTCACGGTACTTGAAAACGGCACTACCACCCCGGTCGGGCTGCCGCTCTACGTGGACGGCACCACCTCCGACCTGCTGTCCAACCCGTTCATCACCCAGGACGGGACCATCAACTTCTACATGGACTCTCCGCAGCGGGTGGACATCCAGATCGCTCCGCCGGGCGAGTCGTCGGTGATCATCCCGGATATCGACGTCCAGGTCTCCTCCCTCACCACGGTCAGCCTGGTGTTCACGGGCACCGGCACCCAGTCCACCGCTGTCGGCAACGACTCGGCCGCCGCCGGGAACCAGGGGGCCGCCTTCGGCGACTCGTCGTCTGCCGGGGGAGCTTCGTCCCTGGCGGCCGGCCAGGCCGCCTCCGCCTCCGGGTCTTCTTCCACGGCAGTCGGCCAGCAGGCGGTCGTCGCCGGCAGCTCGTCTGTCGCCGTCGGCCAGCGGTCGGCCGCCTCCGGCCAGCAGGCGACCGCCCTGGGCACCGCCGCGAGCGCGGCGGCGAACAACTCCGTCGCCGTCGGCGGCAGCGCCACCGCCGGAGGGACCGGCGCGGTCGCCCTTGGGCAGGGAGCCAGCGCCTCAGGGACCAACTCCGTCGCGATCGGCCAGGGGGCCAGCGCCAGCGGGAACAACCAGGTCGTGCTCGGGGGCGCCTCCTCCGAGGTCGTGATCCCGGGCACCCTGTCGGCGCCGGGCGCCATCGCGTTCTACGGGATCTTCGGCAGCGGATCGGGCGGAGCCGTCACCCTGGACGGCACAACCTCCTACTCCGGGCTGACCCTCGCCGGGTCCGTGTACACGATGACCGAGGTCTTCCTGGAGGCCGCGCCGTCGTCCCTGACGGTCAACTCCGGGGTGACCCTCAACACCGCCGGGCTGCCCCTCCAGGTCAACGGGCCGCTGGTCAACAACGGGACGATCTCCAACAACGGCGGCCCGGCGTCGGGCTCTTCGGCGGGCGCGCTCGCCGGGAAACTGCTGTACGGGGCGTTCACCGGGGCGGCGGCAGGTACCGGGGCGGGCGCGGCAGCCGGGGCCTCGCCGGCCACTGCGGCCGGCGCGGGCGGCAACGGCGGCAGCAGCCCGGCCGAGGGATCGGGCGGCAGCGGCGGGACGGTGACGTCCTCCTCGGGCACCGTCCCCTGGCGCAGTCCTTACGCTGTCCTTACGGGTATAGCCGCCCTCGCCGGTCTCGCCGCCGCGCTTTGCGGCGGGGCCGGGGGAGGGTCGGGGTCCGGTGACGGGGCTAACCCGGGCGGGGCCGGAGGGGCAGGCGGCGGCGTTGTCGCCGTCTTCGCGCGATCTGTCGTCAACAACGGCGTGATCTCGGCAAACGGGGGTGCCGGGGCCACCCCGATCGCCGGGAACTGCGGCGGCGGCGGAGGAGGCGGCGGCGGGACCGTGGTCACCGTCACGGTCACTCCGGTCAGCGGCGGCGGGTCGGCCACCGCGTCGGCGGGTACCGCCGGAGGCGGCCACGGGACGGGATCGGCAGGGACAAACGGATCTTCCGGGCAGGTTATCCAGCAGCTTGCGGCGTGACGCAACTGGATTTCTTGCACGTGCGCCCTGTATTGTCTGTTCCGAGGAATCGCGCAAGCGCTGAAGAGCCCCCTCAGGCGACCAGAGGGGGCTCTTGCTTTTTGCGGTGACTAGCGGGACTTGCCGAGGAAATCGGCTGCCTCCTTCGGGTCGGTGGTGCGGGTCGCCGGCGGGAGCGCCTCCATGATCCGGCGGCCGTAGGCCTTGCTGTTCAGCCGGGGGTCCAGGATGGCGACTACGCCCTTGTCCTCTACGTGGCGGATCAGGCGGCCGAACGCCTGGGTGAGGACCAGGGTCATCTCCGGGACGGCCAGGTGGTCGAAGCCGGCCCGCTCGCTGTGGTAGCGCCGGACCAGCACCTCCTCGCGTGCCTTGTGCACCAGGTCGGTCGGCGGGGTGAACGGGAGCTTGTCGAGGACCACCAGCCGCAGCGCGCTGCCCTGGATGTCCACGCCCTCGAAGAACGTGCGGAGGGCGAACAGGACCGCGTGCCCGTCCTCCTTCATGAGGCGGACCAGCTCGCCGGGCGTGGAGTCGCCCTGCTTCATGACCAGCAGCCCCTGGTCGCGGAAGTCGTCGGCGAGCACCTGGTAGGCCTCGTTCATCGCGTTCCTTGAGGTGAATAGCAGCAGCGCCCCGCCGCCGGACGCGTTGACCAGGTACTTAGTCGCTCCCTGCGAGTAGGCCCGCCACGCGACCATCGTCTTCTGGAGCGGCTCCGGCTTGCCCTTCTCCGGGGTGAACAGCACCGCCTGGGCGGGGTAGTCGAACGGCGATCCGGCGTCGAACTCCCGGGCCTCGCCCTTGTCCAGGCCCACGGTCTCCTCCATGAAGGAGAAGCTCTTCCCTGTGGCGAGGGTGGCAGACATCAGGACGGTGGGGATGGAGTCCCACAGCACCTTGCGCAGGAACGGGCCGACATCGACGGGGGCGGAGCACAGGAGGACGCGCTCGCGGCGCTCCCCCCGGAATGTCTTGATCTCCAGCTCGGCCCAGCGCACCGTCTCGCCCTCAGGGCTGGTGGTGTAGGCCCGGATGCGGTCCAGCATGTTCGCCGAGCGGCGCAGCATCCGGGTCTTGGCCGTCTTCTGGCGGTCGTCGAAGGGGCGCTTGGAGCCGACCTCCTCCCGCGCCGCCCAGATAGCCTGGGAGAGGGCGATGAAGTAGGGGCCGAGGTCATCGATCAGCATCTTCTGCGACAGGGCCATCGGGTCGGCCTGTCCCCGGTTCTTGTCCTTGACCCAGGTGCGGTAGGCGACAGTGAGGTGGTTCCACAGGGAGTCGGCGGCCTGCTTGACCTCTAGGGCCAGGGCGTGCTCCAGGTTCTCGCGCTGCATGTACGCGCCCATGTCCTTAGCCAGGTTGACGAGGCTGCCCTGGCCGATCGTGTCCTCGATCGCGCTCCGGGTGACCTCGGGGAGGGTGTGCCCTTCGTCGATGACGACGCGACCGATCTCGCCGAGGAGCTGCACGTTGCCCTCGGAGATGTCGCGGAGGGCGAGGTCCCGCAGGAGGTAGGCGGTGTTGGTGATCACGATGTTCGCGTCGGCGGCCTTCGCCTTCGCGCGCTCGGCGATGCAGACGTCCCCGAACGGGCAGTTCTTCTTGCCCGGGCACTCGTCGCTGGAGATGGAGAACGGCCGCCATTCCTCGTCGGGCAGAAGCGGGAAGTCCTCCCGGTCGGTGACGCGCAGTTCCCGGACGGCCTCGGGGGTGCTCAGCTCCTGCACCCGCGCGATGACTTCAGCCTGGCGCGTGGTGGGGGCGGTGACCTGCTCCATCTGGAGGTGGCACGGGTAGTTGGCCCGGCCCTTGATGACGGCCCAGGTGAAGGGGACCCCCAGGTACTTCTCCAGGAACGGCAGGTCCTTGCCCGCGTACTGTGACTGGAGTGCCTTGGTGGCCGTGGCGACGATGGTGCGCTCACCTGAGAGGATGTGGGCGATCAGGGCGGCGAGGGACTTGCCGGTGCCGGTGCCCGCCTGGCAGAGCCCGTGGCCGCCGTCCGCGATGACCGTCTCGATCTCGGCGGCGAGGGCCTCCTGGTGCGCCCGGCAGGTGTACCCGGGCAGGTTCGCGGCGAGGACCTCCTGGGCCTCGGCGAACGTCGTGGGGACCTTCACGGTCTCGGTCGTCTCCGTCATGATCTTCCTCCTGGCTCTCAGGGACACCCCCGGAAGGGCTACAGCCCTATCCTATTATCAAGAAGTCCTGTATTACAACCAGTATATCGGGGCACAGTCCGGTATTCTCGGAATATGCCTGCACAGGGAGAGCCGCACCCGGAGTGGCCCCCGGGCATCCTTTTCAAGCCCACCTACGACATCGACTGGCAGTACGACTTCATCGCCAAGATGTTCCTCATGGGGCGCGCCGTGGTCGCCGCCGATATGGGGCTCGGCAAGTCGGTGATGGCGCTCGGCGCCGCCGCAGTCGCGTTCGAGTACGAGCAGACAGACCTCGTGCTGGTCGTGTGCGAGAAGAACAAGCTGTCGGAGTGGGTGCGGGACCTCGGCCGGTTCACCCGGCTGTCGGCCGCTCTCTACTACGGGCCGAGGCCGAGGCGCAGGAAGCTCCTCGACGGGGAACTCCCGCAGGTCCTGGTCACCACCTACGAGACGGCCCGGACCGACAGCGCGGTCTTCCCGCCAAAAAAGAGCCGCTCCCGGACGCTCACCCCTGGCCCGCTGCTGGAGGCCATGGCGGGCAAGCGGGTCATGCTGGTCTACGACGAAGTGACCAAGATCGGCCACGGCCGGTCCTCCAACCTCTACAAGGCCCACAAGTGGCTGGAGGAGCAGCTCCGCGCGGCCTGCAAAGAGACTCGCGTCCTCGGCCTGACGGGCACCCCCATGGATACCGACCTCGACGGGGTGCTCAACGAGATGCGGGTGGTGGTGCCGCGCGCCATGCCGACGATCAAGGAGTACGAGGAGCGGGTAGTGCGCAGCCGGGACATCTACGGCCGCCCTCTGTACCGGCCCGAGGGGAAGGAGTGGTTCCGGGCGCGGTGCGAGCCCCACATCCTGCGCAAGCGCAAGAGCGACCCTGACGTCCGCGAGCAGTTCCCGCCGCTGCTGGAAGAATTCCGCCGCCTCCAGATGCACGACGACCAGTACAGGCTCTACCGGATGCTGGAGGACCTGGCCTGGGACGAGAAGGGGAGCAAGCTCGACGCCCCCGCCGGGCTCCAGCTCGCCCTGCGCCTGGTAGCCGGGGACCCGCTCGCCCTCCTGGAAGCGGCCCGCAACGGGGAGTCGGAGTTCCTGGCGATGCTCGCCGAGGAGCTGGGGGAGGACCTGGAGCGGTGCTCGTCGGCCAAGGCTGAGGAGCTGGTCTCGATGTCTGACATCGTGACGTCCGGCGGCGGAAAGCTGATGGTCTTCACCTGGTTCGCGCACACCGTGATGCCCGTGTTGCAGCGCAGGCTCGGCGACCGCCAGGTGTTCACCTACCACGGCGGCATGACGTCGGCTGAGCAGGACCGCCAGCTCGCCCTGTTCGAGGCCTGCGGGGGCGGCGCCGTCCTGCTGGCCAGCGACGCCGCGAAGCGGGGCATCAACGTCCCCTTCGTGGACGTCATCGCCGAGTACGAGCCGGCCTCCAAGCATTCCGACCGGGTGCAGCGCGCCAACCGGGGCCACCGGCTGGGGAGAGTCAACCCGCTGACCTTCGTCACCTTCGTCCTCGAATCGACGATCGAGTCCACCTCCAGCATCAGCAGCGTCCTGGGGCGCAACGCCGACCAGGACTTCCTGCTGCGCGACGACGAGGCCGATGGCTACACTACGGCCGACGACCGGCGCGAGCTGTACGCGCAGGCGCGGCCGAGGAAGGCGGGTTAACGTGCGGCGGACGTCCGACATCGTGGCACAGATGGTCAAGCAGGCCATAGGCGACCTGGACATCCTCGCGGTTGACCGCGATGCCGTCGAGTGGGAGGTCATCCCGTTCGTGAACCCCGGCGCCTCTGTCTGCTGGCTGCTCGGCATCGGCCTGCCTGTCCCGGCAGTCGGAGACACCATCATGCCGTTCGTCCGGCTGTCCGATCCGCACAGCCGGGAGGAGGTCGCCCGGACCGTCCAGGCCCTCTACCGCACCGTGGCCATGCAGGTCCTCGGCGTCTCCGGTGACGCGACGAAGGCCGCCGAGGAACTCCGCACCTCTCCCGGCGGCCTGATCGTGCCGTAACCGCGCCCCGGAAGGGGTGTGACCGGAACTACCTCTTTCCTCGTTGACTGCTCTTCGTACCAGGGTGTCCCCGCCTGGGCGAAGGCCGCCGCCGTGTGCGCCGGCGGGGCAGAGAAGGTCACTGAGGGCACCGGCTATACGAACCCCGACTGGAACGCGTCGAAGACCGCGCTCCAGCAACTGGCCGCGCACGGGTTCGTGCCGCTGGCCTACCTGTTCCTCGACGCCGGGCCCGGTGCCGCGCAGGCGCAGTACTTCGCGAGCAAGGCCGGGAGCCTCACGGGCTGGGGCATCGCGATCGACCTGGAGCGCTCCTCCGGCAGCCCCACTGTCGCCCAGGCTCAGGACTGCGCCGCCGAGCTGCGCAAGCTCTACCCGGCCCACCCGATAGGCGGGTACGCGCCGCACTGGTACACGGGCGGAGCGAACCTGTCGTTCTGCGACTGGCTGTGGGCCAGCGAGTACGTGAACGGGTCGGGCGACCCGGGCGTGCTCTACAAGTCGGTCCCGGCCACCTGGTGGGCGCCGTACGGCGGCAAGGCACCGCTGCTTCTCCAGTTCACCTCCTCAGCGACCGTCGCCGGGATCAGCGGCCCGGTTGACTGCTCCGCGTTCGCCGGGACCGGAGCGCAGCTCGCCTCGCACGTCCTGCCGGAGCCGGCCGCCCCGCCGAAGCCGGCTGCTCCCCCCGCACCCAAGGAGGCGGCCGTGTCCGACCCGGGCGTCCTGTTCCAGCTCAACCACGACAGCCTGCCGCTCGACGTCCCAGTCGCCGGGGCGCTCCCGTCGCAGGACTTCCGGATGGTGGTCACCGGGGACACCGGGGCGGTGACGACGGCGACCGCCTGGTTCACCGACGGGTCAGCCGCCCAGCAGCTCTCCTTCGCCCTCCATAACGGCCAGTCGGCCAGCGTCGTCTTCCGCCGGCCGTGGAGCGGGGTGAGCACCGTCAGGTTCCAGCGGCAGGACACCAAGACCGCTCTCTCCGCGTCCGTCTTCATCCGCTTCTAAGCCCCAGAAGGATCAGGAGGGAGTCATCCCATGTCAGTACAGCCTGCCGGGCCCGTCCGGGCCCTGCGCGAGTGCGACGAGTGCCACGGCATCGACGACCTGGGCCATCACCAGGTGGTGGTGCCCGGGGAGGACGGCAGCCTGGTGGTCGCCAGCCGTCACTTCGCGTGCTGTGCCGGCAGCGGGTGCCCCGACGGAAGCTGCAACGCGATCCTTACGGGAGCACCAGGTGTCTAACCTCGACCAGACCTTCAGCAACTCGCTGCTCCAGGCCAGCGTGGGAGGCAGCTTCACTGCTCCGACCACGCCGATCACCTGCCGCCTGATGACGGCGACCGGGACGAACACCAGCAACGGCACGGAGCTGGCGACCAGCGGCGGCTACACCAGCGGCACCGGGGCGCCGCAGGTGACGTTCGCCTCGGCGTCGGCGGGCTCGATGGCCTCCAACGTCGCCGTCACCGTCACCAACATGCCGGCCACGACGATCAACGCCGTGGAGCTGTGGGACTCCGAGGGCAGCCCCAAGCGGCTGTGGTGGGGGCCGCTGACCTCGGCGAAGACCACCAACGCCGGGGACACCTTCACGATCGCGTCGGGGTCGCTCACCCTGGCCATGTAAGGAGCCGTCATGGCCGAGACCCCCACCAGCCTGTCGTACGCGGGCAACTCCACTGCCTCCGACCTGACGGCCAACGGGAGCACGGTCACGATCGGCCCGCTGAACGTCACCATGGCGGGCTTCGATCTCACCGGCACCCAGGCGGAGTGCGTCCTCGGGCGCGGCGGCGGATCGGCCGACGAGCCGGCCGGGAACACCGCGAGCGGGTCCACCGACTACGGCTTCACCGACACGACCTACACGCTGACGGCGGCGCAGGTCCAGGCCGGGAGCCTTATGGGAGCGTGAGGCGGTGGCCAACTACCGTCTTTTCCCTTCGACGAGCGGCCCGGCGCTTACCAGCTACACGGGCAAGTTCATGGCGGGGGTCGCCTTCCAGGTCACCGAGGGCGCTACCTGGCTGTCTGGTTTCTGGTGGTGGGTTCCCGCCGGGGGCGATACCGCCGCCCAGGAGTTCTGCCTCTGGCAGCTCACCGCCGGGCTCGCGGGCATCGTCGTGCCCGCGACCACGGTCACGTCCGGGACGCTGACCGCCGGGGCGTGGAACTACGTCGCGCTCGCTTCCCCGGTGGGGCTTACGCCGGGAATCCCCTACCTGGCTGAGACCGCGTACACCGCCGCCCACGGCTTCCCTGAGACGCACGGCCAGTTCGGCAGCGGGGACCCGTACTCCGCAGGAATCACCAACGGCCCCCTGTCGGCCTACTCGGACGCGTCCGGGTCGAACCCGGCGCCGTCCGGCTGGGTGACCCAGGGGTCTTTCGGCACCGCCTACAGCGTCCCTACCTCCGGTATCCCCAACCTGGGGTCGGACAGCAGCAGCAACTTCTGGCTGGACGTCCAGGTCACCGACACGCTCCCCGCAGGAGGAAGCTACCGGCTGTGGCCGTCGCTGCCGCTGCCGCAGGGGATGATCCAGGACTCGGCCGCGAACTTCACCCTGGCGACCGAGTTCGTCCTCTCCGGGTCGTGCTCGCTGGACAACATCTGGTTCTACTCCCCCTCCGGCGCGCCTAACCTGCCGACAGAATGCGGCATCCTCGGCCAGACCTCCCAGGCGCTGGTCAGCGGCACGCACGTCACCTCTCCCTCCTGGTCGGGGGCGGCCGGGTCGGGGTGGGTAGCGCACGCCTACACCGGGGTCACGCTGCCCGCCGGGGCCTACCGGGTCGCGGTGGCCAACTCCGACGGCACCGCCGGGGCATGGAACGACGCGACCGTCGATTACTTCCTCACCGGGGCCGGGTCGGCGGGACTCACCGCAGGGCCGTTGTCGGCCCCGCCGAACAGCACGGCGGGCAGCCCCGGCCAGGGGTCCTACAACTCCGGTGCAACCCTGGCGTGGCCCGGCACGTTCGACACCGGCCACGCGCCGTCTTACTGGGTGGACGTCGAGGTCACACCTGGAGCCACCATCGACTCCGGGTCAGCCGCCCTGGCCGCGCTGCCGTCACTCGCGGCAGCCGGCACCCGGACAGTCCTCGCTTCAGCTCACGTCACCGCCGCCTCTTCGCTTTCGGCGCCCGGGACAAGAGCGGTTCCCGCTGCCGCCGCGCTGTCGGCACCGGGGGCGCTGTCGGCTCACGGCACGCTGTCGGTCCGCGCCGCCGCCTCGGCGGCTGCGCTGGCGCGGCTCTCGGCGGCAGGGGCGGTTCCGGTCACCGCTGGTGCGGCACTGGGTGCTTCCGCCGTATTGACGTGCTCTTATCTTCCCGCACGAATCGTGATCGCCGCGAATATCATGTTCCCAGATAACCAGTCTGGGATATACGGGGCCAGTGAGGCTGAGACGACCGTAATAGTCCCTGGCGTGACAGACGGGATTTACAGCTCATGAGCATGCAGCAGCACTCGGCAGCCACCGCCCTGCTCGCCGACCCTTCCGTGCGCGCCGACCCGGGACAGTCTTTCAGCACAGTGCAGCGCGGATATCACAAGGGCGAGGTAGACGACTGGGTGCGTTCGGCCCTGTCGGAAATCGACCGTCTCGGGCGCCAGGTAACCGCATTCCTCAGTCACGAGGCGTCCAGCCCCCAGGGGCAGAAGCTCCTGTCCGAGCTGATGCAGCTCGCCGCCGACGAGGTGACGGGTCAGCGGGCGGCTGCCGTAGAGGAAATCGAGCAGATGATCGCCGGGGCGCACCAGCAGTCCGACGGGATCATCGCCGACGCCCGCAGGCAGGCCGAGCAGATCACCGGCAGCGCCACCCAGCAGTCCAGCTCGCTGATCAGCAACGCCCGCGCCGACGCCAAGAAGACCACCGACAAGGCCGAGGCTTACGCCGCCGCCGTCCGGGAGGCCGCCGAGGCGCGCCTGACGCAGCTCGTCCGGCTCCACGACGACGGGATCGCCAGGCTCTCGCAGGTCAACGAGGTGACCGGCAAGATGCTCGCAGCGGAGAGCCAGCGGGGGTCCCTCGCCGACGAGGTGACCAGGGCTCTCGCCCCGATCACCTCTGCCGCCGAGCAGCGCTAGCTACTCGCCTTCGACGTTCGGTCCCGGGCCGGCCTTCCAGCAGCGGTACCGGGGGTGGTGCACCACCTCGTTGTCCCTGTCTTCCGCCAGCCACTTGTGCAGGGTTTCCCGCGCCGGGGCGATCCCCTCCTGGTCGAGCATGTTCCAGATCACCTGGGCGCTGGCCCCGTCCACCGGCCGGCCCGCGAGGAACTCCCGCATCCTGATCCGCCCGGGATGCAGGTCCTTCTCCGGGTCGGTCAGCCCGCCCCCTTTGACGACCTCGTCGAAGCGGTCCGTTCCGCCGCTGTCGCCGCTGTACCCGTTCAGGGCGCTGCCGGCCGCCAGGGCCATCGCCGGGACCTTCAGGACGCCGTTCTGCTGCGCCCGCGCCCAGCGCTGCGCGTACCCGGTGCCCAGCGCCCGCGCGGTCATCGCGTCCAGCCGGGGACGCACCGGGGCGGTGTCGATTTCCGACTGGTAGACCGGGCACTCCGGCGGGCACAGCGGGTTGTCGTCGTCTTCGCCGCACACCTTGTCGATGTGGTCGTGGTGCAGGAACTTGGACGGCTGGCTGGCGCGCGGCCCCCGGCCCATCATGCCGACGCCGGGTGTCTGCGCGAGGAACTGGAGCTGGCGCCCGGCCAGATGGGGCAGGTCGGGGACGATCCAGCTCAGCTCGCTGAGCTGGCTGGGCCGCAGCGCGAACCTGACGTCGATGTTCGCCTTCATGTCGGTGCTGCCCCCGGCCGAGGTGGTGCCCCGCTGCGACGCCCAGACGGTGGTGACCGCCTCCGACCGGCCCTTGCGGGTGATCTCGATGCCCTGCTTGATGAACCAGTTATTGGTCATGGCGTCCGCCTGGCCGGCCCGTTCGAGGTCTCCCCTGGTCCCCGAGATGTCGCTGAACAGGTCGGCCATCTCGTCGCAGACCAGGATGATCTGCGGCCGGCCGGCGGACGGCTTGATCTTGCTCCGGCCGATGCCCGAGTTCATTCGTACCTCGGTCGCGGCGATGACCGCCTCGATCATCAGCGTCGCCTCGGCCCGGTCGGTGGCGATCCAGTCGATCGGCGGCATCCCGGTGCGGCCTTCCTCCCACGCCTGGAACCAGGGCTTGATCGCCCGGCCGCCCTTCATGTCGATGGCCCAGATCACCGTGTCCACGCAGCTCGCAAGCTGGGCGATGAGCACGTTGATCAGGTTGCTCTTCCCGGACCCGGTGGAGCCGACGATCATGATGTGGACCTCGCGGACCGGCACCTTCAGGTACGAGCCGTCCTCCTGGACGCCGACCACGATCTCCTCGGTGCAGGTCCGGGACCGCACCTCCGGGGTGAGCAGGTGGGTGCCCTCCATGCCGTCCTGCTCGCGGAGCTTCATGAGCACCTCAGAGGAGGTGGCGCCGGCCTCGAACATGCAGGCCCCCTCCTGCGACTGGAGGGCTACCTCGAAGTTGCGGGCCTTAGCCCGGAAGTCATCGATGGTGACCTTGCCGGACTGGGGGAGCCGGATGCGCACCTGGCGGCCCCAGCGTTCCTCGGTGAGTCCGGTGACTTCCACCGGGACGACCTCACCCGTGATCGGGTGCACGCCGGCGGTGATGCCGAAGTCGGCGAACATCGTGGCGAACAGCTCCCGCTGGACCTGGTTCTCGTCGGGCTCCGGAGCGATCATGAGGGGCTCGGGCACGGCGGTGAGCGCGATGGGCTCCTTCTTCGGGTGCCGCCTGTGCCAGGCGGCGACGCCCAGGGGGACGAACGCGAACGCGCCCGCGAGGAAGCCGCCGATGACGTTCCCGTGCCACAGGCCGGCGGCCTGCGCCCAGGCGGTCCAGCCGCCGAGGAAGCCGCCGAAGCCGAACAGGTAAAACGGGAAGAGCTTGCGCCCGGTGACGCTCCACGTCACGAGCGCGGTACCCGTCGAGGCGATGATCTCCGACGCGGGGAGCACCCACCCGGGAGCGCTTGTCCCCGAGAGGATGGCCTCGGCCCCGAGCGCGGCAACGGTGGCCAGGCTGATCCACTCAGCCGGGTGACCGTACTTCTGGTAACCCCCCTCAGGCTCCTCTTCCACTGTTGCCTCTCCTGTGACCCGGAGTGTGACCCGGAGTGTGACTGTGACTGTGACTTATCTACTTTCCCAGATAACGAGAACTGTGACGAGCGCCGGGATCTTCCCTGGCGGCGCGCCGGCGTCACACTGTCCCGGCGCACCAGTGCGCCAGGACCCGCCACCTGACGCGCCGCCTCACACTCTGGCGCGCACCAGATTCGGTAGACACATTACAGGTTTTCTTGATAAGTTGGAAGCCGCAAGGAACGAGCAGCCAAAGGAGCACCGAATGAACGCGCCAGTTACCGCACCAGAGACAGATCCCGTCGCCGCAGCCCGCAACGCGGTGCGCACCAGGTGGAGCGCGCACCAGTCGCAGCAGGCGGTGCGCCAGGCGGCGCGGGAGGAAGAGCGCGCCATCAGGGACGAGCGGCGCGGGGCGCGCCGGGAAATGCGCCGGCTGCACCGGGAAGACCGCGCCGACCGCACCGCCGCTGCCGCTGGTGCAGCCGGCGGGTGGGTGCGCCGCGCCGCGCCGGTAGTCGGTGCGGCCGTACCTGTCGCCCTCGTGAACGCCACCGCCTTCGTCGGCCAGTTCGCCTACATCAGGGACCACGTGCCGTGGGTTCTCCCCGGGCAGATCCTGGTGGCCGCCACCTTCGAGTCGGTCGCCGTCTACCTGGCCTGGCACGCGCACATGGCGATGATGAAGAACGACTCGGCGACCCGCCTCAAGCTGGGCGCCCAGCTCTTCGCCCTGATCATGGCCGCGATGAACTACAGCCACTACGCCGTCCACTGGCGTCCCACTGTCCTGGCCGTGGGCCTGGGCCTGATGTCGCTGCTGTCCCCGTCGCTGTGGGGCATCTACTCCCGGCGCGCCGCCCGCGACAAGCTGATGGAGCGCGGCCTGATCGAGGAGCACGCGGTGCGCCTCGGCGCGAACCGCTGGACGTGGCACCCGGTGCGCTCCGTTGCCGTCATGTGGCGCGCCACCTGGGTCGGCGAGAACGACCCGAAGCGCGCCATCGGCCTGTACGAGTCGGCGCAGGTCTCGCGCCGCGCCATCCGGTCGGCGCGCCGCGCCAGCGACGGCGCGCCAGGTGCGCCGCGCCAGGGTGGCGCGCCAGAGGCGGCGCAGCCCGCGCCGGTACCCGCGCCGCGCCAGGAGGCCATCGCGGCTGGCGCGCCACTGGCGCAGGAGTCCCCGGCCGCGCCGCTGCCAGTCGGCACCGACGGCACGCCGCTCCAGTGGCCGGGCCTGGCGCAGTACGCGCAGCAATCGGCCCCGGCCGCCCTGATCCCCGGCACCACCCTGAACGGCCACCCGGTCGCGGACGTGAAGGCTATTGCGGAACTGGCCGCGACGCCTACCCTGAGTGCATCGCACCCGATTGACCCGCAGCGCGTCGTTGATGCCGAGCTGCACCTGGCGGGACTTGCCGTCAGCGACCTGCCGTCTGAGCGCGTTGTCTCGCGGATTCTCTGCCCCGAGCACGACCACCGCCGCCACGCCAAGGCGCTGCTCCAGGCGCGCCGCGCCGCCGGCCAGGACCCGCTCCCCGCGTTTGTCCAGCGTCAGCGCCCGGCGCACGCCCCCACGGTCATCGCCACCCCTGCCGCTACCCTCCCAGGAGGCATCCAGGCTCATGGCTAGCATCCTCCCGTCGTCCCCGCCGCCGTCCGGGTCCCGGCTCCACCTCGCAAGGAGAGCCGGGATCGGCGTCTGCGCAGGCGCCGTCGTGCTCGGCGGCCTGGGGCACGTCATCGGCTGGAAGTCAGCCGGCATCCTCGCGGCGTGCGCCGCTGGGGCCGCCGCGCTGTTCTTCCTCGTGCGCGGCATCCGCCAGCGCAGGTCCGGCGGCCTTCCCCCGGGCTTGCGGGGACTGCCCCCGGGCCTGCGGGGCGGCGGCCGGATTCCCGGCCTCCCGCGCGGCCTCGGCCGTGGCGGTCTGCCCCGGGGGCTCGGCCGTGGCGGCCTGCCTCGCGGATTTCCCCGTGGCGGCCTGCCTCGCGGATTTCCCCGTGGCGGCCTGAAGATGCCCCGGGGAGTTGGACGCGGCCGTCTCCCGGGCGGGATGCGGTCGTCTCTCCCCAAGGGGATGCGTGCCCCGGCGTCGCGCTCGCGCATGCCCGGCCTGGCGTCCCGTTCCGGCCGCAGTGCCGGTCCCGGCCGCAGCAAGGGCGCACTCCCGGGCGGCTCGCGCAGCAAGTTCCGGCCGCGCGCGGCTGGCGCTCCGGCGTTCCGTTCCTCGCGGGCCAGCGGGCGCCCCGGAGCCCGGGCCGGCTCGCGTGCCGGGTCGCCGGGATCTTCGCGCAGAAGCGGCGGGATCGGCTCGCGCGCTTCCGGCGGCCTGCCCCGCAGCGGGCGCACCTGGGGCGGCCGGCGTTCCGGGCTCGGGTCCGGCAGTGCCCGCACCGGAAGATCCCGCTCCCCGGGCGCCAGGCCCGGCGCTCCGGCGCGGGTGAACGGCTGGCGCAGGGCCGTCCCACCGAGGATGCGCCCCGCGTCGTGGACCGGCGGCACGCCCGCCCCGGCGCGCGGGTGGCGCAAGCTCATTCCGCCGCGCCTGCGCCCGGCCGCACCGGGCACTATCCCGAACCCGTCCGCCGGCGCGACCAGGCGGCGCGGTACCAGGCGCAGGAACAACTTGAACAAGCCGCCCCGCGTCCGGCTGCGGCGCCGCTGGTTCCGCCGGCCGGGGCGCCGGGTGAAGGGACCGAGGCCGGTGCGTACGCACAAGCTGCGGCCGTTCACCCAGGCGTGGCTCCTTCACCATGTCGGCCGGTACGGCCGGCGCCGCAACCGGAGGCAGACGGCGCGGCAGGCCCGCAGGACAGCCAGCACACGCCGGAGATCAATTCGCGGCAGGATGCGCAGAATGCAGGCTTTCTTGATAAGGTGGAGGCTCAGAAAGAAGAACAGGACGCAGGCACCGAGCGCTCCGGTGGGTCCGGCGGTAACCATTACGCCGCCGAGCAGGACCGCCGACCCGGATGCTCACCGCCGGCCCCGGCCGGCCCGTCCGCGCCCAGGACCCGCCGCTCCGGCCGGAGCGCCTTTCGCGGGCCAGCCGAGTTCCCCAACCGGAGGACAAATGCCCAATGTCACCTCTGCTCCGATCGAGCAGGTTATCGAGGCGATCAACTCCGCCTTCGGCAACTTCAACCCCGAGAGCGTCGTCCCCGACGTGGAGGCGTTCCTGGAGAACCTTCCCAAGGTGTTCGACGCTCTCGACGCCAACATCAAGAAGGTCGCCGGCCGTATGGACGAGGACCTGCCGGTCCACAAGGACGTAGGCGAGGCGCTGCGCGAGCTTATCCCCCCGCTCGGCGGCCTGTCCGAGCGGGCCGAGGAGGCCTACACGACCTTCAAGAACCGTCACGCGCAGGAGCTGGACCAGCACTACAACCCGCGCCCGCACGAGGAGGCCTGGAACCGGCGGTAGCGGGCGATCCCCTCAGCAGAGGGCGGGACGGTCTCCTCCCCAGGCCGTCCCGCCCTCTTTTACGTCCTTGTGCAGATACAGCTTTTCTTGATAATCTGCTCCCATGACGAACAGCGCTGCCCCCACCCTGGTCATCACCGGGACGGCCGTCCAGTGGGACGGACGCCCGGTCGCCCGGCTTCTCTGGTCGGGCCGCTGCCTGAAGGTGGAGAACCTCCGGGGCCGTGGCCTCGGGCGCCTCATTCCGGCCGGATACACCGAGGGCCGCCCCGACGACGGAAGCGGCCTGTACGACGCGTGGACGGCCAAGCACCCTCACGTGCACACCCCCAGCGACACGGTCATCGCCAGGGACAAGAGACTGGCCGAGGGCATCGCCCTCATCATCAAGGAGAGCACCAGTGGCTGACAGAGACATCAGGAACCTGCCGGTCTGGGGCCAGGTCCTGGTCCGCAGGCTTGAGGGCGAGCGCGACCGCGCCCGCCGCGACCTGGAAGATTACAAGGCCCGGGAGACCGCAACGCTGGAAGACAGCACTGTGGTCGCCGATCCCTACGGCGAGTGCCCCCGCCCCCTGGGGAAGGACCCGTCAGTCCACTTCAACGGCAGGGACATCTCGTTCTGCATTGAATTCGACAGCGCCGAGGGCATCCTGACCGTCACGGCGACCGGCTCCGGCCCGGCTGCCGGGAGCGGCCTCGCGGTCTACCCCTGGACCTCCAACGGCATCCGGCTGAAGGGCGGCCGTCCGTGAGCGACCGTGACCTCTTCGACCACATCTGGCATTCTGACCGGACGGGCGGCTGGGTGACAGAGCTGCGCACCAGCGGGAGGTGGGCCGTCGTGCCCGTCTCCGCCCTGGTCGGCAAGACGGTGAACATCGGCGACAAGGACGGCGGCGTCTACGAGGGCGTCACCCTGACGGCGTTCGACGAGCAGACGGGATACCTGACGCTCGAAGGGGGCATCAGCGGGTCGTGCTTCCGGCCGGAGGAGGCGAAGCCTTTGCAGCGCCCCGAGCGCCTGCTGGCGCACGATGTCGCCCGGGGCTTCGTCCATCCTTGAAGCCTGTTGCACCAATACAAGTTTTCTTGATAAAGTCGGTCTAGGACACCACCCACAGGAGGGAAACACGCGATGACCGAGACGGACGAGCGGGCGGCGGGCACTGCCAAGGAGCTTGAGCAGGTAGCCCCCGGCTCGCTGGCGTACGCGACGGCGACAGACCCGACCAAGAAGTGGGACCTCGCGAAGCTGGCCGGGATGCTCGGCGGCGACGCGGAGCCCCCGAAGGTCACCCCGCAGCCCAAGCCGGCCGAGCCGGTGAAGATCACCCCGGAACTGAGGGCGGCCCTGCGCCGGCTCCCCGAGGTGTTCGGCGGCGTGGCCCCGACTGAGCCCCGCAAGCTGGAGGCCGCCGAAGTCAAGCGGCTCACCGACGAGCGCGACGTGCTCAGCCAGGTGATCACCGCCCTGGGCAACCGGGACAAGGACATCGACGAGGCCATGCGCACCCACATGGACTACCTGGCCCCCGAGGGCGCCCCGGTGATCGCCGACGGCGTGGCCAAGGGCCACCGGCTCCTCGCTAAGGACGGCGAGCCCTTCGAGGTTCCCGTCGAGGGCTACGAGGACGCCTGGCAGCAGCGCAAGGTGCACGGCCGGGCCGACATGAGCATCGGCGTCCTCGCCGACCTCCTGGTGGCGGAAAAGATCACCAAGGAGGAGTTCATGTCCCTCACCGCGCAGGTGCGGGTCCTGGACGAGGACAGGATCAAGCGGGCGGTCCGAAGGAACCCGGCCCGGGTCCTGTCCATCCTCAAGGCGATCACCCTCCGCAAGGGCGACACCGCCCAACTGGTGCCGCCGAAGAAGTAGGCACTCCGGGGACGCCCGGCCCCTGACCGGGGGCCGGGCGTCCTCCCGTACCAAGAGAGAGATGATGACAATCGAAACGAACGTCGTCCCCGCTGAGGCCGTTCCGCCGTTCATGGTCACCGAAGAGATGATCAACGAGCGCGACTGGAGCCGGGGGCAGGCGCCTTTCTACCGGGTGGCGGAGGTGGCGAAGTTCTTCTTCGGCATGTCCGAGTCGTGGCTGCGGCTGAAACTGCGGCCGGACGAAGACCACCCCGACACCTGGTTCGTCCTGCGCGGGGAGCGGATCGACATCCGTCGCAACAACCCGGACAAGGACGACTCCTCGCGCGTCTTCACTCTCGCGGACATCGAGCCCATGGCATGGTCCCTGCGCCGCTTCGGTGCGATCAGCAGGCTGCGCCTCGCCCAGATCCTGCGGGTAGTAGAAGCGGAGGCGTTCCTGTACGGGCTGTTCACGCCCCCGGCGCCTGAGGAAGAGCCCGAGTGACGGCGCCTCCTCCGCTGATGGCGGTGGACGGCACCGGGCTGCTGGTCCGGTGCTCCCGGGCCGCCGCCCGCACCGGGATGCACGCCCCCGACGGCACGCCCACGGGAGCGCTGACGCTGTTCGTCGGCTCCCTGGCGTCCATGGTGCGGGAGGTCCGGCCGTTGTACTTCCTGGTCGCCTGGGACGGGGCGAACGGGAGGGCCTGGCGGCGCGCGATCTGCCCGGAGTACAAGGCCAACAGGCTTCCGTTCCCGGACAAGCGCCCGGTGGAGAGCGAGCAGGTACGCGAGTTCTGCACTGCCGCAGGGATCGCCCAGTGGTGCATGGACGACTTCGAGGCGGACGACCTGCTTGCCGCCGCCGCCCGGCTGTCCGGCCGGGACCTCCCGGGCTGCGACGTGGTGCTGTGCTCCGACGACCGCGACGTGCTCCAGCTCATCGAGCCGGGCCGGGTGCGCGTGCGCACCTTCGGCAGCGGCGGCATGACAGCCGACACCCTGAGCGTCATCGAAGAGTGGGGCGTCTACCCGGAGCACCTGCCGTCCCTGCGCGCCCTCGCGGGCGACCCGAGCGACGGAATCCCCGGGCTGCCCGGGGTGGGCCCGGTGAGGGCCGCACTGATGCTCCAGCAGGCCGGGTTCTCCTGGCCGCTGCCGGAGGCGGTTCTTCCCGACCCGGCGCAGCACGCGCAGGCACAGGCATGGCACGACATCATGACCCTGCACGGCGCCCCGGAGACCCCCGAAGGCCACGATGCTACCGGAATCCTTGATATCCGCCAGACAGCCTGGACGCGCGGTAACATCCTCCCCGTACTTGAAAAGTACGGGATGCGTGTTTTGGCGGAAAGGTGGTCGAAAAGCGCTCTCTGGTAATTAAAGTTCAGCTTGACCGGCGCATTATCCCGGTCATAGCCTCTCCCTACACGGCGTGAATTCCCCGAGCGGGGGCCAGACGCCGCTTCAGCCTTTTGCGGTTCCTCAACCTGAAAGGTCAGTGAGTCATGTCGCCGACTCTCGACTTTGCACTGCCGTCCCCTCAGACGGTCACCCGGGACTCTTTCCCGGGATTCGTCCAGGACGAGATCCTCCGGACCTCCGGACCCCAGCCTCCCTGCCCGGCCGCCCGGGACATCCTCTTCGCCTTCTGGGACCGATTCGGCCCGAGCAAGACGATGGACGTGTGCTCCCTCGTGTTCGGCCCGCAGCACCGTGGTATCTGGCGCAGCGCGCCGGTTACCCCGCTGCGCTTCGCCGAGCGCCAGGACGAGTTCTTCGCGCTCCCGCTCCTGGAGGGCGGTGACTGCCTTGAGTGAGGAGATCGCCGGCGGCGACCTCGGCACCGGCTACCTGACCCCCCCGGAGGAAGACCGCCGCGCCGAGCTGTGCAGCGCAGCGCTTCACTACGCCCGCGACCTGCGCTTCGCTGTCATCCCCGTCCGGTGGATGGAGAACGGCGCGTGCTCCTGCCCGCGCGGGATCGAGTGCCCGTCCCCGGGCAAGCACCCGGTGCACGAGCACTGGCCCGACACCGCCACCGCCGACCCGCTGGAGGTGGCGCACTGGTGGCGGCCGGTGCCGCCGGACGCCAACCCGTCCGAGTGGTGGCCGAAGGCGAACATCGGCATCGTGACCGGCCGCAAGTCCGGCATCTGGGTGCTCGACGTGGACTCCTACAACGGCGGGGACCACCGGCTCGCCGGGTACGAGAACCGCCACGGCGACCTCCCCGAGACACGCCTGCACCGCACCGGCTCCAACGGCGTGCACTACTTCTTCGCCCACCCCGGGTTCGACGTCCGCAACAACGCCAGCACGATGCTCGGCCAGGGCCTTGACCTGCGCGGCGAGCGCGGCTTCGTCGTCGCTCCCCCCTCGGTGTCCGCCAAGGGCATCTACGAGCTGAACCCCGCGCACGACATCGCCCCGGCAGCCGCCCCGGCGTGGCTGCTCGACCTGCTGCGCGAGTACGACAAGCAGCAGAACGGCGAGGCGCTCGCGGGCAGGATGCCCGAGATCGCCGGGTCCGGCACCCGCCGGTACGCGGAGGCGGCGCTGCGCGCGGAGGCCGAGCGGATGCGCAAGGCCGGCCCGGGCTACCGCAACGACACTCTCAACCAGTGCGCGTTCAGCCTCGGCACTCTCGGCGGGGCCGGGCTCCTGGAGGAGGCCACGGCATTCGCCGCGCTGCGCGAGGCCGCCTGCGACTCCGGGCTGGGCGAAGGCGAGATCCGGGCTACCTTCATGTCCGGCTGGAAGGCCGGCCTGGAGAACCCCCGGCAGGTGCAGTGGCAGGCCATGCAGGGCGAGTGGCCGACCCGCGCCCGCACCGAGTTCGGCCTGGCCGACAGGTTCGCCGACCACTGGGGAGAGCTGGTGCGCTGGTGCCCGGAGCGCGCCACCTGGATGACTTACCACCAGGGCGTCTGGATGACCGACGCCCCGCAGGCGGGCGAGTGGTACGCCCAGATGATGATCCGCTCGCTGGAGGACACCGAGGGACTGTCCTACGAGGAGGAACCGGGAACCGCTCCCGACGGGGAGACCGAGACGCCGTCCCCGCGCGCCATGTTCAGCGAGTGGGTCGCCAAGCAGCAGACGAGGAAGGCGGTCAGCGCCGCCGCCCGGCTGGCGACCGGCCTTCCCCTGATGCGCATGGCCCAGTCCACCTTCGACGTGGACCCGATGAAGCTGAACGTCAGGAACGGCGTGGTTGACCTGGCGACCGGGGAGTGCACCGAGCACTCTCCGGACTACCGGATGACTCTCCAGGCGAATGCGTACTACCGCCGGGGCGAGGCCGCGCCGCAGTGGGACGAGTTCCTGCGGCGGGTGCAGCCTGACCCGGAGATGCGCGCTTACCTCCAGCGGGTAGCCGGCTACTGCGCGACCGGCCGTACCGACGAGCAGGCCATGTTCCTGTGGCACGGCTCGGGGGCGAACGGCAAGTCCGTCGCCCAGGCGGTTCTCGCCCACGTGCTGGGCGGCTACGCGCAGACGATGCCGGTGTCCACCCTGATGGCCAGCTCCATGGACGACCGCATCCCCAACGACGTTGCCCGGATGGCGGGCAAGCGGTTCCTGGTGGCCAGCGAGACCAAGGCAGGCAGGGCCCTCGACGAGCCGCGCCTGAAGCAGCTCACCGGAGGGGACACGATCGCGGCCCGGTACATGCGGGCCGAGTACTTCGAGTTCAAGCCGGTCGGCAAGATCCAGCTCACCACCAACCACCTGCCGAAGATGAGCGACGACGCGGCCACCTGGCGGCGCATCCACCTGATCCTGTGGGGCGTCGTCATCCCTGAGCACGAGCGGGACGGCTTCCTCCAGGAGCGGCTGATCGCGGAGGAGTCCGCCGGCATCCTCAACTGGATCATCGAGGGGGCCCTGGCCTGGCAGGCAGACGGCCTGAACCCGCCGGAGGGCGTGCTGGCGGCCAAGGAGGCCTACCGCGTCGAGGAGGACGTGGTGCAGCAGTTCATCGAGGCGATGATCGACGTGGTGGACCCGGTGGCCCGGCACGTGGGCCGCAGCACGGCGGAGATCCACTCGGCCTTCGAGAACTGGGCGGCCAGCGAGCACCTCGGGGCGGACGGCAAGCTCGGACAGAGGGCGCTGACCTCGCGGCTGCGGAAGCGCGGCTTCGAGTACGTGCGAAGGGGCGGCTGGGCCGGGTTCCCGGGGCTCCAGGTGAGGTCGCTCCTGGGCTGACGTGCAATCTTGCCGGGGTCCTGTGCAATCCGGTGTGCACATTTTGTGCAGAACATGTTTTCGGTAAAACTGAATAACAGGCGAAGTGTGCACATGTGCAATCTTTACCCCGCTGATCCTCCAGAAAAAAATCCGGAGGATCGTACGGGCATGTAATTGCACATACCGGATTTACGGCTGCATAAGTCACTTTAATACTGCGCAGTACCATATCCGCAAAGGAGGAAACACCATGGCAATCCGCAAGACAGGGGCCGTCACCGGCCAGGTCACCGAGGTGGAGCAGGAGCCGCAGGAGCAGATCTCCGCCACGGCCGCCCGCTGGCCGCAGGACTACGAAGCCGCCCCCGTCACCTGGGACGACATCCAGGAGGAAGCCCTGGCGGCCGAGAACAAGGCGGCCGACCAGGAGTGAACGGCCCGTTCGCCTTCCGTGGCCCTGACGGGGAGATCGACCTGGAGGAGGCCCTCGGGCCGCACCTCCGGCACTACGTCGCGGTCATGGTGTCGGGCGCGAACGGGTCGAGAGCGCAGGTCCTGGCCATCGGCCGCACCGAGACGCCGCACGGGACCCTGCTCCGCCAGGGGTTCGGCCGCCCTGTCCGGGCGTCCTCGTGCGGCGAGGTTGTCCGGCAGCCGCAGTGGTCGTGGGACGTCTGCGCTTACTACCTGCTCCTCGGAGTCCGCTGGACGGCGGCCAAGCGGGAAATCCGCCTCGCCTACAAGGCACTGTGGAAGCGGTCGGGCGGCGTGCAGGACGAGCGGCTCACCTACGCGGTCTCCCAGCTCACCGACGACCGGGTGCGCCGCGCCTACGACCTGGTGCCGCTCGGGGGCGTCTTCCTGCGCGACCGGGACACCGCCGAGCGGCTCAAGAAGGCTGCGGTCGCCGAGGCGGTCCGCCGGATGACCGAGGAGGGCGAGGAGTTCACCGCCGACGAGGTGCTGGAGGAGATGGGGCTCCGCAACGAGCCGGCGCCCCCGCAGAGCGCGAAGCCGCCGGAAGAGGCGCCGCCGGGGCGCCAGGAGCCACCGGAGAGCCGCTGGGGACTGGCGTGGGGTCATTACCTGCTGTCCGGCCCCCAGGGCCCCCCGCAGGCTGACGCGGCTCTCCTGGAGGCCTGGCAGGGCCTGGTCGCCGCCGCGCTGCGCGAGCGCGGGATCAGCACCGGCTTCGCCGTCGGAGTCGGCTTCGGCGACACCCCTAAAGTGTTGCGCGATATCAATGAACCCTGTATCTTCGTGATGACAGAAAAAGGGGCTAGCCCGGATAAGGCGAGAGACGCCGTGGAAATGGGCATATCCCTTGGCTACGTCGGAAACAACGCAGGAGGGAATTAACAGTGCCGAATTATTCAAAGGGCACCAAGAAGGCGGAGGAAGTCGCCGAGGAGAACCGTTCCTCGGGCTTCTACCGGGTCAAGACGATGATCATGAAGGCCGGCGAAGGGCCGTGGTATCTCCGGCTCCTCACCGACCTGGACGAGATGACGTCGGCCGACACCCACATGTTCTGCGATACCAAGCCCAAGCCTCCGGAGTTCAAGGGCGACAACTGGCCGAAGGCCATGCCGGCGGTCTGCCGGAACGACCGGATGTTCCGCGTCCTCGACGCGGACGGGCGGCCCACCGACCAGTTCGAAGAGGACGAGGAGGGCGGCGGCACCTACGGCGACTGCTACATCCACGACCGTGACCGGGGCAAGGTCCGCGAGGGCAAGTTCAAGCGGGACAAGTCCGTTCCCGACTGGCAGACCTACAGTCTGGCCGTCGTCCGCGAGCCCATCCTCGACCCGGTGAGCAAGCGCCCGATCGGCTACCGGGACGCCGAAGACGAGTTCAAGATGCCCGACGGGTCGATCAAGAAGATCCCCCGGCTGGTCATCGTCTCCCAGAAGCACCGCAACTTCTGGAGCGGCGTCGAGGCCGCGCTGTTCGAGGGCGGCCCTCTCGGCGCCCGCGACATCAGGATCACCCGCAAGGAGAACGACTACAGCTTCGGCGTGTCGTCCCCCGATCCGAAGCTGTACCCGGGGTCGGACGCGTGGAAGCGCTACACCGAGGCCATCGAGCTGGTCGGGTTCGACCTGGACGAGCACATCCTCGAACTGGCTAGCAAGGACTGGTACGACCGCTGGTTCGTCGAGGGCGCGGTCCCGAAGGACGGCTACGCCCGGTCCGAGGACACCACCGAGGAAGCCTCCGACGCCGTCGCCGGGACAGAGGCAGCCGAGAAGATCGACCCGGAGAGGGTGGACGTCTTCGCCGAGCAGCTCAGGTCGGCCCGCTCGACGGCCGCCGCCTCAGCCTGACCGTCCCCGGAACCCCGGCCCGCGACCTCGCACCTGTCGCGGGCCGGGGTTTCTGGTCCTGGAGGAACGATGGCCTTCGCTGACCTGCACGTCCACTCCGAGTACTCCGTCCTCGACGGCCTGAGCACCACCGCCGAGATCGCCCGCCGGGTCGCCGAGAACGGCGGCACCGCCGCAGCCCTGACCGACCACGGGGGCTGCTTCGGTCATGTCCAGTGGCAGCGCGACGCCGATGCCGCCGGGATCAAGCCAGTCTTCGGGATCGAGACTTACTTCCGCCCCGACCGGCTGGCGCGTCCCGCCGAGGGCGACAAGGAGGCGCAGAAGCGCCTTGTCAACGGCGACCACCTGATTCTCCTCGCCCAGGGAGACAAGGGGCTGCACGACCTGTGGGCGGCTTCCACCGAGGCGTACGTCTCCGGCTTCTACGGCCGCCCCCGGATGGACTGGGCCCTGCTGGAGGAGTTCGGCTCCGACCTGATCTGCACGACCTCCTGCCTCAGCGGCATCATCGCCGACGACATAAAGCACGGCCGGGTGAACCAGGTGATCACCGCGCTCGACCGGCTCAAGTCGATCTTCGGGGACCGGCTGTTCCTGGAGATCCAGGGCAACGAGCTGGCTGAGCAGAGGTACATGAACAAGGCGCTCGCCGAGGTCAGCGAGATCATGGGCATCCCCGTGATCGCCACGAGCGACGCCCATTACCCGGGCGCAGCGGAGAAGGACCTGCACCGGACCTGGATGGCCTGCCAGTCGGGCAAGCGCAACGACGACTACTGGCACTTCTCCGGGATGCTGGCGGAGGACCAGCTCCGGGGGTTCCTCGGCTACCTGGACCCGAAGGTAGTCGATAAGGCCGTCTGGAACACCAGCGAGATCGCCGCCCGCTGCACTGCCCGCATCGGCGGCCACGCCGAGCCGCCGGTATTCACCCCCGGCGGCACCCCTGAAGACGACGCCCGCGCGCTGCGCGCGATGTGCGAGGCCAACCGGGGGCTGGTGGACCACCTGGGCCGCGAGTACCGCGACCGCGAAGACCGCGAGTTCGAGGTGGTCACCGGGAAGGGCCTGGCCGGCTGTTACCTGATCGTCGAGGACCTTATCCGGTTCGCCCGCAGCCAGGGGCGCCTCGTCGGACCGGGGCGCGGGTCGGCTGCCGGGTCGCTCATGAGCTACCTGCTGGGCATCACGAGCGTTGACCCGATCAAGACCGGGCTGCTGTTCGAGCGGTTCCTCACGAAGGGCCGGGAGGCCCTCCCGGACTTCGACCTGGACTTCGCCTCCAGCGCCCGCGCCCCGATCCAGGACTACGCCGTGAGCAAGTACGGCGCCGACCACGTCGTCCGCGTCGGAACCATCATGCGGTACGGCGCCAAGGGCATCCTCAACAAGCTGCTGTCGATTGAGGCAGATCGTTACCGCACCCTGAATACCGGCCCTTACGGGGACGCGGGCGGTCAGCGCCAGGCACTTGCCGACCAGTGCAAGGCCGATGCATCCGTCATCGGGAAGATCGTCGACCAGGCGGAGGCGGGCACCGCAGGCCTGGGACTCCCCTGGGAAGAGATCATGCAGGACCCGGAGATCGCTGAGTACCGGGAGAAGTACCCGCAGGTCTTCGCGACCGCCGAGCGGCTCCAGGGCCGCGTCTACGCCCAGGGCCAGCACCCGGCCGGGCTGATCATCTCCCCGGGCCGCGTGCTGACCGGGGCGATGCCGATGCGGCATGCCAAGCCGGGCGACAAGCTGCTGGTCTCCCAGTGGGACTACCGTGCGGCCGAGGACCTCAATCTGCTGAAGCTCGACATCCTGACTCTGCGCACACTGGATACGGCGGAGACGGCCGTCAGGCTGGTGGAGGAGCGCACCGGCATCCGGCTCGACCCGCGCTCCTGGGACATCGAGCATCTCGACCCCCAGGTCTACGACGCCGTGGACACGGGGCAGACGCTGGGCGTCTTCCAGCTTGAGACGCGGCTGTGCTCCGACTACGCCCGCCGCATGAGGCCGCGCACCCTCGCCCACCTCGCCGACCTGACCACCTTCATCCGCCCGGGGCCGCGCAACTCCGGCGCGACGGAGAAGTACCTGGCCCGGTTCCTGGGGACCGAGGAGGTGGAGTACGCGCACCCGCTGCTGAAGGAGCTGCTGAGCAGCACCTACGGGGTGATGCTGTACCAGGAGCAGGTGATGCTGGCCTGCATGATCCTGGCCGGGTACTCCGAGCTGGAAGCCGACGGGGTGCGCAAGATCCTCGGCAAGAAGCTGGTGTCCAAGATCGAGGCGGCCGGGCAGGAGTTCATCCGCCGGGCGGTAGAGCGCGGCCACGACGAGGAGCAGATGACTGCCCTGTGGGCGGACATGGCGGAGTTCGGCCGTTATGCCTTCAACAAGGCACACGGCTACTCCTACGGGGTGCTCAGCTACTGGACTGCGTGGCTGAAGGAGCACTACCCGGCGGAGTTCCTCACCGCCGTCATGTCCACGGTGGACATGGACCGGCTGCCGGAGTTCGCCATGGAGGCGCGCCGGATCGGCCTGACGGTGCTGCCGCCGGACGTCTCCTGCTGCCAGGGCGGGTTCACCTGCCAGGGGATCACCGTCCGCTACGGGCTGCTGGCTATCCCCACGGTGGGGGAGGCGGCGGTGAGGACGATCGTCCGCGCCCAGCCGTACAGCTCCTACGCCGACTTCCTGGCCCGCTCGGGGGCGAACGCGGGGGTGACTTACGCCCTGGCGAAGGCGGGCGCGCTGGACAGCCTGGTGCCCAGCCGCAAGGGCCTGGTGCGGGTAATCGAGTCCGACCGGGACGGGACCTCGGTGCGGTGCGTGCACAAGACCGACGAGGCGGCGGGCCCCGGCGGCCTGCCGTGCGGATTCGGCTGGGAGGCCGACCAGCGGGAGCAGGAGGAGCAGCACGCGCGGCTGATGGCCCCGCGCCTCGCCGACGGCAGGAAGGCGCTGAAGCTCGCCGTCAAGCCGCCTCCGGCCCGGTGCACCAGAGCGTGCCGCCGCTACACCCCGCCGTCGCTGCCGGGCATGGCGGCGTGGGGCGAGTACCCGCCGGACGCCCTGTTCCGGGCTGACATGGAGGTCTACGGCACCTGGATGACGGAGGCGGTTTTCGCGCAGCTCGACACCCTGTCTGAGGGCCTGCGCGAGCAGGCGCGGGAGATGGGCCGGCTGCTGGTGACCGCCGCGCCGGGGACCTACCCGGCGGCGGCCGTGTTCGCCGGCGCCCGCAGCGCCGTCACCAGGACCGGGAGCACGATGTGGTGGGTGCGGCTGCTCACCGAGGCGAGCGTGCTCGACCTGGCGTGCTTCTCCCCGCGCCGGGAGGAGGACCTGGACGTGCCGGGGATGGTCCGGCGGCTGCGGCAGGGGACCCTGGTGCAGGCCGAGGTGAAGAAGCGCTCGTACATGAGCAGGTCCGGTCCCCGGATGGGATGGAACCTGACGGCTGTCTACCCGCTGGGAGGATAAAAGCGATACAATCTTTCCAGATAAAAAGAAAGGACGAGAATGCCTCCTAAGCCGCCGCCGGTAGGAACGTCGAAAGCTAAGTCCCTCAGAGGCTTCGCCCTGGAAATGCAGTCCCGTTACGGGCAGAAGCGGATTGCCAACGGGCCGCCGCCGGTCATCGTCCCTACCGGGTCCCTGAACCTGGACCGGGCACTGCGAGTCGGCGGCTGGCAGCTCGGCCGCGTGTACGAGATCGTCGGCCCCAAGGACTCGGGCAAGTCCAGCCTGGTGATCGCCTCCATGGTCAGCTTCCTGGAGGCATTCCCCGACAAGGGAGCCGGCTACGTCAACATCGAGAACACCTTCGACCCGGACCGGGCGACTGAGATGGGACTGGACTGCTCGGACGAGGCCATCGCGAGCGGCCGGTGGGCGCCCCTGCTCCCGGCTAATACCGAGGAGGCCAGCGACATGGCGCGGGACTACTGCGCCAGCGGTTTCTACTCGGTGCTCGTAGTTGACTCGGTCGGCGGAATGGAGTCCCAGCGCGTCCTGGACAAGAGCGCCGCCGAGGACACGATGGGCAAGAACGCCCAGGTCATCACCAAGATGACCAAGCACCTGTCCACTCTGGCGCGGCTTAACCAGTGCACCGTCCTGCTGGTCAACCAGCAGCGGGCCAATTTCTCCTCCTACGGCGGACCGCAGTCGGCCGGCCCGATGGCGATGCAGTACTCCACCACCGCGAAAGTCGAGATGTCGATGCGGGCGTCCGCCGACAACGGCGACATCCGGAAGCTGAAGCTGCCGGGCGACGACGAGCCCGTGGCGGTCAGCCAGCGGCACGTGGCCAGGATCACCAGGGCGAAGAACACCCTGGCGGGCGGCCGGACAGCGCAGCTATTCATCAACAAGGTCGGCACGGAGCAGTACGGGCCGCCGGGGATCGACTACTCCGACGAGTACCTCACGATCGGCTCGGCTCAGGGAGTCGTTAAGGCCTCCGGGGCCTGGTACACGTTCCCGGACGGCGGCCGGGCCAACGGCCGTGACAAGGGCGCGGCTTACCTGCGGGAGCACCCGGAGGTCATGAAGCAAGTCCGGGAGGCCATCGACTTCGATGCCCCGGTAGAAGAGCTAGAAGGAGCGACGGATGCCAGCTAACCCGAGTACCGCCGAGATGGGGCGGCGTCACGTGGAGCGCGCAGCCGAGGCCCTCGGGTGCGTTCCCTCGTCCGGCAGCGGCAACAGGTGGCAGAACCCCGCCGACGGGCGTTCCCCGCACGACAAGCCCTACCCGCTTGCCCTGGAGGGCAAGTCCACCCGGGGCAAGTCGATCTCCGTCACCCTGGAAATGATCGCCAAGCTCCGCGAGCAGTCCCTGGGGGAGAACCCGGTGCTGCCGATGTGCTGGTACGGCACCGACGACCTGACTGAGGTCCTGGAGGACTGGGCGGCGGTCCCGCTCGACTTCCTGGCCGAGGTCCTCGTTTCAGCCAGGAAGTTCGTGGAGCTGGAGACGGAGCTGGGCGACGTCACCCCGGAGCACATCAAGGCCCTTGTCCTGCGCGCCGGGCTGGTAGACGGCCTGCGCAAGAACCTCGCCGAGGCGCACGAGGCGCTGACGGCAGCGGGGGAGGCTATCGCCTTGCGGAACCTGGACGTGCGGGACGCCGAGGCCGAGGTGGCCCGCCTGCGCGACCGGGAGGCCTACCCCAAGGAGCTGGCGCAGTGGGTGCCGAAGCTCCCGTGGACGGTCATCCGGATCTTCCCCGAAGACCAGCGGGGCAAGAGCGCCGACAACCCGGCCGGCGCCGCAGTCCATTACGAGCCCGACGGGACCCAGCGGCTCTCCAAGGTCAGGCAGGTGCGCGTGCAGCGCTCGGCAGTCAACCGGCCGCAGGTCTTCGCGGACAACGTGCGGATCAGGAACGCCGACGTGTTCGGCTCGGACGGCAGGCTCCTGGCCCGCTCCTGCGAAGACGACGAGTCGATCGAGGAGGGGTGATGCCGCACCTGACCCGCCTGGCGGAGTTCTCCGCCCGGGGCACCCTGGTGAAGCCGCTGCTGCACCAGTTCGTCATGGACCCGAAGGCCGACGTGCCGCTCAACCTGCTGGTGCAGCGGCCGATGCCGCGCCAGCCGGACGGCCGCTTCCACGCCAGCCAGCATCCCCTGATGGACGAGTTCGAGCTGTACCTGTGGATGACCGGCCAGCTCCCGGACAACGACACGTTCGACGAGTCCAGCTTCAATGTCCGGATGGCCGTCATGTTCGGCTCGCTCGCGCACGCCGTGATCGAGGCGTTCCTGGCCTGGACGGGGAAGGCGGTCCCGCTTCCGCAGGGGACCTGCGCGAGCTGCGGGCGGCCGTACCGGGCGCTGCACGCCCGCCCGGACCCGGTCAAGTACTGCACCGAGTTCGGGTTCGCGCACCCGCAGACGCGCTCCTCGGCTCACCTGGACGCCGTTCTCGACTTCGGCGACGGCCTGACCGGCTTCGACTTCAAGACCATCTGGCCGCTGGGCCTGAAGGGCGTCCGGGACATGGACACGGCCCAGTTCAGGGAGAAGTGGCCGAAGTACTGGGCGCAGGGCCAGGAGTGCATGCGGCTGAGCGGCCTGCGCCGGTACATCTTCCTGTTCATGACCATGGGCTCGCCGTGGGAGACCCGGGAGTTCCACCTGGACTTCGACCACGAGTTCGCGGTGGAGACCGAGGCGAAGTACCTGCGGGTCATCTCCCACATTGAGCGAGGGGTGCCGATCGTCGCATGAGCATCAGGACGTCATGCACGGGCGCCTCTGTCATCGAGCAGTCCCGGGTGCGGATCCGGCAGTCGAAGCCTGCTCCTGCTCGCCCTCCCTGGCACCCCCCGGCGCTGACCGACTTCCTGCCGGACCAGGCGGTCGTCGCCTTTGACGCCTCACTGGTGAACACCGGGTGGGCGGTGCTGATGCGCAACGGCGGCGGCTTTGACGTCCTGGGTCACGGGACGATCAGGCCGAAGACGGCCGCCGTCGGCTACATGGCTACCTGGGAGCGCGCCAGGCTGCTGGAGCAGGCCCTGTGGGATGAGGGCCTCGTGGTGCGCTTCATCCGCGCGGACAACATCCTGATGGCAGTGGAGGCTCCCTCGGTCGGCGGCGGCTACCGCACCGAGTCCAGCCTGGTCGCCGGGCTGACCGTATGGCGCCAGGCTCCCCGCAAGTGCCAGGTGGTCTCAGCGACGCACGTCAGTGCGGTGCTTCTCGGCGCCCCGGAGATCAAGAGCACCGAGCGCAAGTCGGCGATCAAAGAGGCGGTCTGCCGCTACGTGCCGGAGGCGGCCGGGCGCGACTTCAATGAGCACGAGCGAGACGCACTGTCAGTGGGCCTTACTAGGCTTTTCGACTTGAAGGAGGCAGCGGAATGAGCGATGCACAGGCCCAGATCGAGCGCGTGATGGAAGCGTCGGAGGTCCCGGCCGGGGACGCCCCGGCCGAGAAGACCATGGAGTCCGACCTGCACCCGGACCGGACGCACGAGATGACCCGGGCAGGCTTTGCCCGGATGCGCAGCTCCTGGGCGGGCGACGACGCGCGCCAGGTGAGCGAACTGGAGGCGCTGTCCGACAAGATCATCCGCAACAGGTTCTCGGTCGCCTTCGGCATCATAGAGCGCATCCACGCGCACGTCAGGAGGCAGGCGTTCGACGGGAGGACCGGCGAGTACCTGATTTACGAGGACGGCACCCCGCAGTGGGAGAAGGACGAGTTCGGGGTCCCCGTCGAGGACTGGGCGTCGCTCTCCGACCGGGACCGGAACAACGTCCTGGGCACCATCATGAGCCACATGTTCGAGTGGGAGCTGGCCAAGGCCAACATGTGGGCGCAGGCGATGTACGCCAAGGGCGAGTGGGAGGAGATCTTCGCCCGGGGCTTCACGTCGCTGCCGGGCCATGTCGTCTCGGGCAAGCCGACGATCGAGGACCGCACCCAGTGGGCGCAGAAGAACGCGGCGCAGGAGCGGTACTTCGCGCTGTGGCAGTCCTCGCTGTCGAGGAAGGCCGACGGGGTCGTGAGGGTCATGACGGGCTTCCAGCGGATGCTGGAGAACACCCGGGCCGGGTAGCCGCCGTAAATACCTGAAAGGGCAGGGGGAGCGTCTTGTGGCGCTCCCCCTTCCGTGCTTTATCATCGCGCTGTGAACCCTGTATTTATTCTTTTCTCAGTGGCGTTTGCCCAGGCAGGGGGTGCGAGATAGACCCTAAGCTGCTCGTCCGGCTGCTGCGTAACTTGCAGTTCTTCTACTCTTTGTACCTTTCCGAGGGAATAGACACCGTAACTGGTCCCGACGGCGATCTCTATTCAATCTTCGATGTTATTGGCATATTCGAGAAGAGAAAGACCCTCTTGAGCCCGCAGCGTGCGAAAGCGGTCGAACTGGTATTTTACCGGGACATGACCGAGCGGGAGGCCGCCCTCGCCATGGGGCTAGCCCCCGGGGCACCGGTCTCCTCCTACGCCAGCCAGGGCGCGAAGCTGCTGGCCGCCGCGTGGCCGGGGGACCCGTGGCTGGGAGAGGCGGCGGCGTTATGCCCTACGACCGGAAGAACATGCGGCTGCGCCACGGTACCTGCCGGGAACTGGAAGACCAGGCCGACGCCCTGCTGTGGGAGTCGCTGAAGGGTGTCACCAGCCGGGAGGCCAAAAGCGACGTCCTGACTCCGTGGAAGCAGCAGGACAGGCTCGACCACGAGGTCTACACAGGTACCGGCACTGCCGACCCGGCCGTCCGCAAAGGGCAGTTCAGCCGGGTGTGGAACAGCAAGTACCCGCACCTGAACTCCCGCGACGGCCACTACCCGGTGCGCCGCGCGCAGGACGGGCTGGACACCTTCGTAACCGGCGACGACAGCCATGACGAAGGAGAGTAGGCCCGGTCTCAAGGTCGTCGTCACCGACGAGCAGACGTGGGAGAAGCCGTACGAGTGGAGCTGCGGGGCGTGCCGTTCCCCGTACGGCGACCAGATTGACCAGGCGCTGGCCGAGGGGTGGAGCTACAAGGCGGTCCGCAAGTTCTTCGCCGGCCGCAAGCCCGCCTGCCCCAACGAGGTGATCCTCCGCCACCACGTCGATTCCGCCCACCTGATCCCCCCGCACTTGAAGGCCCGTCTGGCGTTCGAGGAGGCGGCGGCCGGGCGCGGAGACGACACCGGAACCTCCTCGGCGCGGGGCGAGGACGCCCTGGCGGCGATCATCCGCCAGGGCACCGCCCAGCTTCTGGGCGGCATGACGGACGTCCGCGCCTCCGACGTGGTGGCGGCGGTGCGGCTCCAGGAGCAGATCGCCGCGCGCCGCGACGGCGAAGGGGTGGAGGCCTCCGTCTGGCAGTCAGCGCTGATGGAGTTCTTCGAGATCGTCCGGGGTCACCTGACGCCGGCCCAGTGGAAGCAGTTCGTGGGAGAGGTGTACTCCTCCGAGCCGCTGCGCCGGGTGCTCACCAGCGACGACCGCGCACTGCCCGGAGGAGCAGATGGCCACTGACGTCTTGGATTTGTACGACCACGAGGTAGAGGAGATCCTCCAGCTCCAGTTGAAGCTGAACGACAAGGCGCGGTACGGCCGCCACAACTACACCGACTTCGAGCGGGAGATCCGCGAGCGGTTCGCCGGGATCGGCTTTACCGTCGAGGTGAGCTGGTACGGCTTCTCCGTGGGCGGCCAGCCGCAGGACGGCGCGATGCCCGAGGTCACCGTCACCGGCCGCACTGACGCGAAGCACGTCTTCGACAAGGACCGCCAGGTGCACGAGGTCACCAACAACGTCCTCGGCATCCCCGGGGAAGAGGGCGTCATCAAGGCCGACCCGGACACCGTGAAGAACTTCCTGGACGGGAACGGAGGGCACGGCCATGGGCACGGACACTCCCACTAAGTCCCTGCTGGTGCAGGAGGCCCCCTACCCCGACACCCTCCAGGACCTGGTGGACAGCCTGGTCTACCGGCCGGGCTGGAAGTTCCGCCTGGCGCGCCTCGACCGGGGCCAGGGGAGCATCGGGCTGACCCTGGTCATCACGACGCTGGGCTATGACGCCTATCACGTGGACCGGGGCGAGACGTACCAGGTGAACCACTACATGCTGGTGCCCCCGGCCGCCTACAACCAGCCGTCGTGGCGGATGTGGCTGTTCGAGCAGATCCTCCTCGTGGAAAAGCACGAGGCGATGGAGTTCTTCGCCTTCCTGTCCGAGAAGAAGATCACGCGCCCGTACGCGCCGAACCACGGTTTCGGATGGGACCCGTACCTGGTGACTGAAGTCTCCTGGGACAGGGACCGCCGTACTAACTTCCGGAACGAGCTTTCCCCGGAGGCCTGATGGCTGTCGGCCGGTGGGACGCCCCGGACACCACGGCCGCCGGGCCGCTCGACGTCTATGCTCTAAGGAGGTTGCCCAGGCGCCGCGCTAACGGTCCTGGGCTGGAAGACCTGTGTGGAGGTCCCCCCATGGCTTCAGTGTACGTCTTTTCTGGTACCCCGAGCTGCACGGTGTGCGGCGTTCCGGTGCGAAGCGACAACAAGGTCGGTATCTGCGACCGGACTCCGGCATGTCGCCGTGTCCGTGCCCAGCTCGCTTATACCCCTGCTAAATGGGAGTTCTCCTGTTCTGTCTGCGACAGGGGTATCAGGGCCGACAATCACTCAGGCGTCTGCCAGAGGTCACCTGAGTGCCGGAGAGAACATGACCGTCGCCGCCATATCGCGAACCGGGCGAAGCGGCTTGCGGTCCAAAAGCAGTACCGGGACCGTCCCGGACGCGCATGCCGTTACTGGGCGTCCGGGTGCACTGAGCATGCCGTAATCGGAGGTCACGCCTGCCGGGAGCATGCCCGTCAAGAGGGCCGAGCCTTGCATGCAGCACACCGGACCAACCTCGTTAACCGGCTTGCGGAAGCACAGCACTGGATTTGCACGTGGGAGATCTGCTGGCAGCCGATTCTTCCGGACCACCAGGTCGAGATCGATCACATCATCCCGATCTCCTCGGGCATCGTCATCCAGGATGAATGGAATCTCCAGGTCCTTCACCAGGGGTGCAACCGAGCGAAGGGGAGCAAGATCACTGGCCAGAGCGTGAGATTGGCATGGAAACACGGAATAGAGCTGATCTCAGTTGGCGATTAGCCGGTGGCAGGCTCCCGAGACGCAGACTGCTGGACCGCTCGATGTCATGGAGTGGTTCAACGGGCCGCCTGTGCCCGACCCGGTTACGTTCATCACCGGAGAAGACTGGCTCGATAAGCCGCAGGCTTATCCTCGCCAGATCACGCTCATCAAGATCATCTTCTTGCGGGACGATCTCTTCACTGACTATGACAGGGCGGTCATCAGTGAGTGGCAGCGCAGATTCCAGGAGACTAATCCTGAGGCTGGCGACGGAAAGTTCAGCGCTCAGACTAAGGGTCTACAGCCTGACCTGTACGAGAGAATGGCGTACCTCAAGAGACGCGGATACAAATGGTTCCCGGAACTCATTCTTGCTATCGGAAGGCGTGGGTCAAAGGGGTACCTGTCAGCCTTGTGCATGGCGTACGTTCTGTGGAACTACCTGTCTCTTGGTGATCCTCAATCTCATTACGGAATTGACGTCAACAAGCCACTCGCGTGCGCCGTCTTCGCGGGAAAGAAACAGCAGGCGATCGAGAACCTGTGGGGTGACCTGTACGGCGTACTGACTAGCGCGCCCTGTTTCACGCCTTACATCTCCGAGGCCCAGGTAGAGAGCCTGACCATCTACGCGCCATATGATTTCGTGCGGATGCGGAAGATGGCACAGCGAGGGATCATCTCGTCCAAGGACATGGCTACGTTTCGCATCGTTCCCCGGGAGTCCACCCCGCTAGCGCCCCGTGGCCCGGCCGGCTGCATCCTCGCGTTCGACGAAGCAGCTCACGTGAAGAATGCCGGGGTGACGAGAGAGTTCGGAGTTGTCTACGGCGCGGCCAAGCCGAGCCTTGATCAGTTCGGGACCGATGGCTTCACCGTGCTCCCGTCGTCCACCTGGGAGATGATCGGGAAGTTCTACGAGCTGTGGGAGCTGTCTCTTCAGCGTGAGCCTGCCCCGGAGCCGGGCGAGACGATGCCCGCCTACCCCACCAAGTTCATGGTCCAGATCGAGTCTTGGGCGATCTACGAGGACTGGGAGAAGGCCCATCTCCTGCCGCTGTTCCCGCCGGGATTCACGGGAGACCTGAACGAGTACGACCCGGAGAACTTGCCTCTCCTCAAGCCCCTCAAGGGCGCGATCCAGGCTTACGACGAGGAAATGGCCCGCGAGGAGAAGGCCAACCCCGATACGTTCCGGGTCGAACGGCGCTCAGATTGGGCGACAGCCCTCGACGCCTACCTCAACACGCAGAAGATCGAGGAGATGTTCAGTCCCTGGGCGGAGCGCGACTCCCGGTTCGGCCGACCGGAGTTGTTCATGACCTCTAAGGGTCCCTTGTCGATCGACTACACGGCGCATGGCGACCCGTCAATGGTGAACTGCCGGTTCGGCTTCGCCGTCGCCCACCAGGAGCCGGGCCCGGACGGGATGAACCACGCCGTCTTCGACCTGATCCACTACTGGGACCCGGCCGATTTCGAAGATCATATCATCGACTACGACGTGCCGATCGAGTGGATCTTCGATAACGTCGTGCTGAAATTCCAGCCAGACGAACTGACCTTCGACCAATTCAACAGTGTTGCCTCGGTGCAGGCGCTCCAGAAGAAAGTGCGTGGGGCGCACCTCCAGAAGAACGTCATGGTCTACGAGCGGACCGCGACAGCCGCGTTGAACTGGAGCACGTGGGAGACGTTCAAGGCTGCCTTGAACATGGGCCTCGTCCACGCCCCTCCCCACGGGGAGGCCAAGGACGAGCTGCGCTTCTTGCAGAAGCCAGAAGGACAGCAAAAGGTCGTGCACCCTGAGTCAGGCCCCGTCAGGACGAAGGACATCGCCGACTGCCTGGCTATCTCAACCGCCCGGCTGCTCGGCGAGCAGATGAAGGCCTATCTCGCCAAGGACCTGCGCAACCAGCGCCCGCACATGAGCCAGCCGGGCGGCCGGGACGCGCTTGACCGTTTTGCCCCCGACTCGGTAAATCCTCTCGCCGCCGAGCTTGGATCGGCCCAGGGGCGGGGAGGACTGTCGAGGGGGTTCCGGCCGGGCATGGCGCCGAGGATGGGGCGCCTCCAGCAGCAGGCCAGGTACGGGAACACCCCGGGGGCGATGCGCCGAGGGCGCTCGTGACACAAGATCACCGGCACCTTACCCTTGGGTAAGGAACATGTGCCGGAAGTGAAACGCTGTAAAGGCGGGAAGGAGATGTCCATGAGCAGGAGCGGAGCCGGAACTGTCCGGACGGGCGTGCACGTGAGTGCGGCGCCCTCGGGCTGCGGCGCCTGCGGGCACCCCTACACCCTGCACAGCAACGGCAGGACCGGCTGCAAGGCGGCCGGCTGCAACGCGGGCCCCGCCGAGCCGTGCGGCGAGTGCCACGGCACCACCTTCAGCCTTGTCGCGGGCGTCGAGTGCACCGTCTGCTCCGGCCGGGGCTCTGTCCCGGCGCCGTGCCCGGGGTTCACCTCCCGCGACCGGGTGCACGAGGCGGTCGAGCTGCTAGCCTCGTAATCCTCGTCTGGTAGCAAGATCACGAGCAGCCTCCCGTGGAAGACATGGGAGGCTGTCGCTTTCTGTCCGTCCTCCCTTACCCGAATACGGGCTTTCTTGATAAGGTGGACGGCATGGCGTCGATTCAGGGCGACGGTCACGGCACTGACTGGGACCGTGTCTTCCGGGAGAAGGACCCCCGCCTCACCGAGGTGCACCGGGGCCTGCGCATCTGGCCGGACTACGACGCCTACCAGCACGCCCACGACAAGTCCGTCCCGGTCGCCGAGCGCGCCCACGCGCTGCTCGGCCACATCGGCGACCTCATGAGGCGCGAGCATCGTGGCATCGGCATGAGCTGGAGCGACAGCCCGACCCTAGCCCGGCAGGCCGCCGGGGAGGGCGGCTGGAGCCATCACGGGCTGACCGGGCGCCCGGACCCTGAGAGCCCGGACTACGATGACCGGCCCTTCCACATGCCGGTGGTGCTGAACGCGGCGTGGCCTGAGAAGGAGCACATCGAGACGCGCCCGCACGTCCTTGACCGCCACGGCGTGTTCCCCTATGACGACGCGGAGATGTCGCAGGGCGAGGTCCCCGTCCGGAATGGTGCCCCGGTGCGGGTCACCGGGATCTCCTGGGCGAAGGACGGTACCGAGCGCGACACCTGGAACCACCACGTCTTCGACCACCCGGTGCACTACAACGGCACGGAATTCGAGCCCCACGGTCCTGGCCACGAGCACACCGCCGCGCTACTGGAGCACTTCGAGGCAGCGGAGGGTGACGGCCGCCGCTACTACCACGCCAGCGACGAGGACTTCGAGCCCGGCGACACCGTGTCCGGCGGCCACCGGCTCGACGACCTGTACCTGGCCGACACCATCCCGGGCGCGCACAAGTACTACACCTCGGGCAACGTCTACGAGATCGAGCCCCATGACGATCCGCAGCCGTCGATGAAGGGCGAGTACACGGTGCCGTCGGGCACCGTAAAGCGCAGGGTGCCGTCAGAGGAGGTCAGCAAGGCCGTCCGGGACGCCTACAACGCACCCGACCAGAAGGCCGCGCGGGACCGCACCAACCGCCGCCAGCGCGAGCACTCCTGGCGCGTCAAGAACGACCGCTGGTACCACGGCTACGGCGGCCAGGACAAGCCCGGCTGGGACGAGTACCAGTCCCACTGGTTCCCTGAGGGCATCGAGAACGCGACGGACGAGCAGTCGGAGGCGTCCCGGCACGGCAGTCCCCTGCCGCCGGAGATCCACCGCTGGATTCACGGGACGGAGGCCGCCGTGCAGCCGATCGACCTCTACCACCACACCACTCCGGAGAATGCCGCCGCGATCATGCGCGAGCGGAAGATGAAGTCGGCCGAGCGAGGGCCGGACGGCCGTCTCTCAGCGTTCTTCACCACCGACCCGTCTCCCTTGGAGAGCCAGGCGGGCAGGCGGGGGAGCGCCACGGTTCACGTCCGGGTGCCCGAGCACCTGACCTGGGTGGAAGACGAGTTCCCGTCGGGCGAGCAATGGCACGGGATTCCGCTGGCAGAGCTGCGGCCTGAGCACTTCGTGGACTCCGAGATCAGCCGGGAGGCATCCGTGCAGCATCATGGCATCAGCGGGGAGAGTGCCCCGGAGAGCGCGGACATCTTCGCCGAGCCGACCGGGATCAGCCCGGTGGGCTCCCACCACGCGGACCTGATGCGCCACCCGGAGAGGTCCGTCCGGGTGAACGGGCGCGGGGAGAGCGAATGGGTGCACCCGCACCTGACCGCCCCGGACCACGGCCCGTACTACGTCGCCCGCGACCCCGGGGATCCGGACGGCAACGAGGGCACCCTGCATGTCCTGGACCGCAACGGCCACGCGACTCACCGGCCCTACAAGGGCGGTAGCTGGCAGCACGCCAATGCCTACCGGGACTGGCACCGGCTGACCTACCGCCAGGACCCGGAGGGGGAGGGGACTGAGCGCGACGTCCCCTCGATCATGGAGGACCACCAGCGGCACCTGTCCGCGAACCCGCCGCAGTTCCCGCATTCCCGCACCGACCCCCGCGACACCGAGATCCTGAGGCGGCCGGACGCCCGGGTGGCGCGGCCGGAAGGGTACAGCCCGAGTGACGAGTACCACGGCTCCTACGAGGTGGTGCGGCACCCGGACACCGGCCGGTTCCACGTCGTGGACAACCAGGGCCGTCACGCCGGCGCCGGCTATGACGGCGCGCCCACGCAGATCGGCGCGGAGCGGTCCCGCGACTATATCGAGAAGCGCCAGATGGGCAAGGAGCGCGCCCGGGGCATCGCCGACAAGCTCATGGGCGGCGGCATGGAGGCTCTCGACCCGGGCGGCACGGCGGAGTCCCGCGAGTCCGAGGCGAATATGGCTGCGGCCTCGGACATGATGGGCCGTTACGAGGGCGGCCGGGGCAAGGTCAAGTTCGACTCCGACGAGGAGGGCGGGCGTCCCTACTACGAGCGGGAGCACCACCTGCCGAACGGGCAGGCCTCCGGCTGGTACGCGAAGCACTACGGCGGCCCTTCCGCCGACGTCTACCACCGGGCGACTGGCGACCTCTCCTACGCCCTGCTGCGGTTCCCGGTGCACCCGGAGGACGAGGGCAGCATGACCCCGCGCCTGCACCCGGCCTTCCGCGACGAGCACCTGGCGGAGTCGCTGAAGAACTGGCACGACAACGAGGAGAGCCAGGAGCGGCAGTCCCTGGAGGCGGCCGACCCGAGGATCAGCCGCTGGAAGCAGCAGCGCCTCGGCTCGCAGCACGAGGTGGTCGCCCACTTCGAGGAGACGGCCGCCGCGCAGGACCCGGACGAACGCCCCTTCGGCTACTACACCCTGCGCCACCGCACCGAGGACCTCGGCGAGCGCAAGCCCCGCCATTTCATCGAGGCCCACACCCCCGAAGGCAGCGTCGTCGGGCGGATGAACTGGTTCGGGACGACCGGCTGGGTGCACCACATCGACGTGGCAGGCGAGGAGGACGACGTCGGCAACGGGTTGTCCTCGATCGGCGACGGCCGCGACCACCAGGGACGCGGCCTGGCTACCGCCATGTGGGACTGGTCGCAGGAGATGCGGCCCAAGGCGAAGCACTCCAAGGACCAGTCCAATCAGGGCAAGGCGTGGGCGCGCGGGCTGAAGGACCGCGAGCGCCGCGACCCGCCGGAGGAGCCGCCGTCCTTTCAGGTGACCGCAGCAGCGGAGTACGGCCCGAAGCCCGAGTTCCGGGCTGCGCCGGAGCACCTGTCTGATGACGAGAAGATGGAGCACTGGGAGGGGGAGCGCCGGAAGAAGCACGCCTGGGAGTCGCACATCCGCCGGGGCCTCGCCCTGGGCCACCTCGACTACGGCTGCGCCCGCGAGCTGGGCTACTGGGGCAACGGGGACGAGCACCCGGACGAGACGTGGAACCACGAGGGCGAGATCGTCTCCCGGCGCGGGTGGCAGCCGCTCCCGCAGCGCCTGTACCACGTCACTACCAACCTCCCGGCGGTCCGCGAGCACGGGCTGAAGTCCCGCCGCGAGCTGGGGCAGCACACCACCGGGGGACTGGGCCTCGGCGGCGGCCCGGACGACACCGTCTCCCTGACCTCGCATCACGGCACCGCCCGGAACATCCTGCGGTCGATGCATGAGTACCACGACGTCCTCAACGGCAGGAAGACCCCGCAGGAGATGATCGACGAGGCCCGCACCGGGTCCTCGGCGGAGCGTCCCTTCCTGCACGACTGGATCGGCCTGTCCGGGCACCCGGTCCCGGAGGAAGACGAGCTGCCCCGGCCGATGCGGGCGGTAATGGAGGGCCATGAGGTCTACACCAACCCGACGCTGCGCACCCGCGAGGACATGCACGAGCAGGAGGGTCCCGGCTGGGAGCCGGAGGACGAGGGGCGTGACTTCGCCGGGCACCACGTCCACAACGGGCCGTGGCGCCGCACCCCGACGCCCGAGCGCCGCCGCCAGCAGCTATCGGAGTTCTACAAGAACTTCTCCTGGGCCAGGTCGTGGGCGAAGGGGCCGGACAACCCGCTGTTCTCGGCCAACGACGCCGAGGGCTTCGCGCACCTCGACCCCCGGCACTTCGCGATCGTCCACGCGACCCCGCATCCCGGCGCCCAGGGGTTCCCGCAGTCGTCGCTGCAAGAGTGGCGCACCGCGAGCGGTGACGCAGTGCACGTGCACCGGGCCGAGCAGCTTGAAGGCGGCCACCTGAAGGAGGCATCAGTGAGCCTTGCGTCGCGCTTCCAGCCAGGGCTTCGCAACCCGCACACAGGCGGGGACGAGTGGTTTCACGGCACCCAGTCCGACCCCGGGGACTTCGTGCACGGGTTCTCCCACGACGACACCCATGACCACGAAGACGAGGAGCTGCGCGAGCACCTGTCGCACTGGAACACCAAGCTCGGCTCTCACTTCGCGGCCGACCACGGGGTGGCGGAGCACTTCGCCCGTCAGGGGGCTTCGACGGACGACGACGAGGACGACTGGGGCGGTGACGACGGCCGCAGCCGCTACCAGGAGAAGGACCCGCAGTCGGTGATCCACGCCCGGCTGCACCTGCGCAACCCGAAGGTCTACGACTCTGAGTTCGACATGGACCACGAGGCGTACGAGCACGAGTACGGGCAGCGGAAGAACTACATCTCGAAGCACTTCGAGGACAGCTACGAGGACGAGGACCCGTCTCACGAGGATTACGACCCGGATACCCCGGGCGAAGGCGAGGAGTGGCCGCTGGCCGCCCGGTACCGGCACGACGACAAGCAGCCGATCCCCCGTGAGCAGATGCAGCGCCGGACCCTGTTCTCCAACCCGGACATGCCGGAGATGCCGGAGCGTACCCGCTGGCTGGCTTCCCACCCGGACAAGGCGGGGATTGCCCGGCGCTTCAAGGAGCGGCTCCAGGCCCAGGGCCACGACGGCATCCTGTACGGCAATGAGTTCGAGACCAGCCACGCCACCGGGGACGGGGGTCACCACGACCTGTCGGCCATCATCTTCCACCCGCACCAGGCGGAGATCACCCAGCACCACCAGACCGGGGCTCCCTGCCTGTCGCGCGAGGAGGGCGAGAGCCAGCGGGGCCGGATGCCGCAGCCCGGCCAGGAGGAGCTGCCCGGTGTCGAGGAGCACGCCGACCACTTCCCGAACGGGTTCCTGCGCGGCGCCGCCCTCCTCGCTCACTTCGGGGAGCCGAGGACGGCTATGCCGCTGCACATGCAGCAGAAGCTCTTCCACATGCAGCCCGACCCGACATTGCACGAGCCTGAGTCCGGCCGCCATAACCCGTCCGACCCGGAGGCGCACCTGCGCTGGCGGCACGAGCACGACGAGGGCTACGAGCCGGACACCTGCGAGCAGTGCGGCGAGGACCAGCGGCGCTGGCGCGAGCACGCCGAGAAGCACGACGACTGGCAGCGCGGGCAGGACTGGTACACCGACTGGAGCGAAGAGCACCCGGGCGATGCCATCCACCGGGGTATCGGCGTCGCCCTTCCTCCGGAGGTGCACGCCGTGGTGCACGACGAGTCGCGGCCCCTTGCCGAGCGCGCCCGCGCCCTGGCGCATCACGTGGTGAGCAGGGGCGGCCTGGGAAACTTCTGGTCGTCCGACCCGGACGTGTCGAAGACCTACGCCGAGTCGTCCGCGAAGCGGTACAGCAGCCAGGGCGAGAAGACCCCGGTCATGCTGCATGCGCACACCCCGGGCACAGAGCACATCGAGACCGACCCGGAGACGCTCCAGCACTGGGGCGTTTACTCCTACCACCTGGCCGGGAACCGGGAGGTGCCGCTTCAGCACCAGGCCCCGGTGCACCTGAAGGGCATCTCCTGGGCGCCTCCGGGGCACGAGGCGCAGGGACCTCACCCCTCCGATCCCAAGTGGCACAACCCGGGACCGCACCGCTTCGACCAGGACCGGGCCTGGACGCACCACGAGTTCGGTGGCGACGGGATAAGCGCGAATGCCTCCCTGGCGGCGGTTGTAGCCCACTTCGATGAGGGACCGCAGGTTCCGTCGTTCACCTGGAAGTACCAGACCTACGGGCCGGAAGGCGGCTACACCGACAAGGAGCAGGAAGTCGCCGGGCCGTTCTACCACGGCAGTCGCTCGAAGGGACTGCGCCCCGGCAGCAGCGTGAAGAAGGGCATGTCGGCCAACCCGTGGGGCGACGAGGGCAACGAGGCGGCAGAGCCGGACCCCTGGGATGAGTTCAGCCGGCCCTCTCGCTACATGCGGGCTCCCGAGGAGCACGAGGCATTCGGCCATCTCAGAGATGACCACAGGATCAACCCGGAGCTTCTGATGCGGCTGCCCGATGAGACTCTCCGTAGAACTCACTACGAGATACACAGCGGCGAGCTGTACGGGGCGCCAGGCAGCGGTCATTACCATGATGAGCGGCCCGGTGAAGACAACTGGGACGGCGCCCTCCGGGGGCTTCATCCTGAGGCATCCCTCCCGGCCGTCGTCGCCCACTTCGAGGATGGCGACCAGTACGTCGCCCCGCCGCAGCCTGGCGACGAGACGTGGAGCCACCTCCAGGAGGCGCACGGAGCGCGCCCTTCGGCGGGCAGCGACAAGGCGCCGGGCGCCGACTTCACGAGTGCCCTGCACCGCAGGTTCCACGACGGCAAGAAGGCGTTCCCGGGGTCGGTCCCCCACCATCACGGGGCTCAGGCCGAGGCCCCGGCTGCCGGGCAGTCTGCCAGGGACTCCATCTCCCGGATGTTCACCCCGATCCCGCCTGAGGAGCTGGAGGCGCAGCGGCGTGCAAGCGAGCCGAAGCCCGAGCGGCTCGACGACCGGGAGTACTCGATCCGTGACGTGAGCAGGCACTACGACTGGGAGGGGTTCGACCCCCACGAGATCGAGCACCTGGTGCACCGTCCCGAGCACGCGACTTTCACCAGGGAGGACGTGCCGGTCCACACCCTCCGGCACGCGGACGAGCACGGGAACCTGGTGGCGCCGCCTTCCTACCACGACATCGCCAGCCAGGACGACGACGAGCGGGAGCGCCTGGAGGGACTGGAGCGCGGCTACGAAAACGGCGAGCCGGTGCCGCCGATCGTGACGGTCCGCGACGGCGAGCACCACATCATCGCCGACGGCTCGCACCGGGCGGCCGTCCACGTCAGGCGCGGCAGCACCCACATCCCGGCGTTCGTCACCCAGCGGACCATCTACCCGGGAGCGCACGAGGCGTCGCGCCGCGAGGACGAGATCGTCCTGGCGCCCGTCTGCGACACCGTCCCGGCGATCGACGCCTCCCCGCTGGCGCAGGTGATCGCCGCCGCCGGTCTCCTGGGGTCGTGGGCGCCGCAGACGCGGGAGGACGCGCTGGACGGGATCAGCGCGTTCACGGCTGAGGTGCTCCCCGCTCTCCGCCAGGGGCTGCTACGGCTGGCGGCGGTCATCGAGGAGATGCCGGTGCACCCGGACGTCGCCGAGCTGCTCTACGGCATAGCGCGGGCGTCCCGGGTCGCGGCGCAGGACGGCGCGGAGATGCTGCGGAGGCTGCCCCCGGAAGCACCATGGCAGGAGAGTGGTCCCCCAAATCGCTGACGCCGCCCCGCCCGATCAGGGCGGAGGCGGCCGACGACCGCATCTGGTACCACGGAACGCCAGATGAGCGGACCTGGGAGCACGGTGCGCCCTACGGCATCCACGTGGGTACCGAGGAGGCAGCCAGGCAGGCTCTGCACGCCCGGATCGGCAAGCCTGCCGAGGGCGAGTGGGACGGCACCCGGGAGTACGGCAAGACGCTCCTGAACAGGGACTACAGCATCTATAGCCTGGACGGCACCAAGACAACCCAGCGCAATCCGCCGTCGTACCCGACTAAGGGGCCTGGCTACAGTGACGGGACCACCGGCCCTATGGATGCCCGGCCGAGCATCTTCCCGGTCCGGATCAAGGGGCCGATGACTAATCACCCCGACGCCCCGGTGACCGACGATTACGCGAACGGCCGGATGCGCGGGCAGATCACCCGGGGTAATGCGCGGCGCGGTTACTACTACACGAACCACGGTGAGGACGAGGGATCTATCTCAGCGGCCGTCCCGTCGGCCGCCCACCTGGAACGGATTCATCCGCCGAAGACTGCGGCTCACGGCGGTGAGCGGTCCTACGTTCTCTACCACGGCGCTCACCATGACGACGTGCGTAGCATCCTGGCCTCCGGCCTGCGGGGGGACCCTGACCAGCCGACGGTGACGACGAGCCGCGAGGGCGCCGAGCTGTACGGCCGTAAGCGCGACTGGACGGCGCCGAAGGTGCTGGAGATTCACGTGCCCCGCTCCCAGGTGCACCGCTACCTGGGCGAACCGCAGGAGGGCCTGCCGGTGGAAGGCACGGTGCACGCGCTGCGGGAGACGCTGCCGCCCGCGTTCATCCGCGCGGTGCACGAGGCGAGCCTGAGACGGGGAGCTGCCTGGAGTCCCCAAGTTGGGATCTTCGGCCCGACCACCGGCCTGGACCCGCTGCTGTTCGATGAGGGCGGCATGCTGCGCGGCCAGGTCCGCCACGAGATCATGACGCGGCTCGACCAGTGCCTCCGGGTGAACTCCGGGCTGGCCGGGAGCGACTGGCAGGAGTGGCTGCACGTCTGGCTGACGGGCGGGTCGGCCTCGGAGTGGGCCGGGTCACGGCCGAATGAGAAGGCGCAGGACCTGGACGTCATCGTGGCGATCGACCTGCCCGAGGCCCAGGGATACGGCGCCTTCGATGGGATGAACGGCGGGGAGGCCGCCTCCGCGCTGAACGCCGCCCTCTGGAAGCACTTCAACACCGACGGGTGGCAGCCCGGGTTCGGCGGACGCTGGAATCTCACCGCGTTCTGCAACCAGCGGGCGAAGGACGGCATCGGGGCGATCAAGCCGTACGCCGCCTACGACGTCACGGGCATGCGGTGGGCGGTCTCCCCTCCCCACCTGCCGGAGCACACCGTCGCCGACTTCGACCCGGCGGTGATCGCCCACGCCCGCGCGGTGGCGGCCGAGGCCCGCGCCATCCTGCGGATGCCCGAGCCGCTGCGCACCCGGGAGGCCCGCGACCTGTGGGAGCACGTCCACCAGCACCGCTGCACGGCGTTCTCGAAGGAGGGCACCGGCTGGGAAGATCCCGGCAACGTGGACGAGAAGATGCTGGCATACGCCCCGCACGACTTGCTGGGGAAGATTAAGGAGCTGGCGCTGAACAGTCAGCAGAAGACGGCTGCCTGGTCGCCCGAGTGGCCGGAGGACGAGCGGTCATGGCGCGGGGAGCGTCGTCTGCTGCCCCTTACGGACCTGATCGCCAACGATAAAAACATGCGCGAGGTGCTGTCCTCGGGACGCCGTTCTGAGACCGTCGGTGCCATCCACGTCTGGCCGCGCGATGACATGCCCGGCTTTGAGATCGGTGATGGCCACCACCGGGTCGCCGATGCCATCCGCAGGGGTGAGACCCATATCGACTCAGAGGTCGAGCCGTGGCCCGACGAAGAGCAGTACGATCCCCCGTTTTACGACTTCAGCCAGCACATGCGCCGGGAGTCAGCCCTGGCGAAGACGGCCGCCGCGCAGAACCCGCCGTGCCGGTACTGCGGGGAGCCCCTCGACGAGGAGGACGTCCGCGACGGCCACAGCGCGCACGAGGAGTGCTCCGACATGCGCTGGTGCGAGCCGCACCAGGAGTACCACGATGACCCCCAGGAGGCCGAGGGCCACAACGGCACGTACACCGACTGGGGCTGCTACCTGCCGTTCGAGGGCGGCATCCACCGGGGCCTTACCGTCCGGCTGCCGGAAGAGGCTCACCGCCTGGTGCACGACGAGACGCGTCCGGCCGCCGAGCGAGCCCGCGTGCTGAAGAGCCACCTCGACGATGGCGGCCACTACGGCGTCCACTGGACCGATCACCTGCCTGTCGCCCAGGCGTGGGGCTCGGACAACGGGGCCGTCTTCGGCGTCCCCGACCCGGACGACTCCTCGCGCACCCACGTGGTGCTGCACGCCGCGAGCCCGGGTGTGGAGCACATCGAGGATGACCCGGAGAAGCTGTCCGGCCGCAACCTGTGGGGCTTCGGCCATGAGAACTCCGAGCGCGAGGTCCCGCTGAAGGAGGGCGCGCCCGTCCACGTCACCGGCATCTCGTGGAAGCGCGGCGGCGAGAGCGAGTGGAACCGGCACGACTTCGGGGAGACCGCGCCCAAGACCGCCTCGTGGGACCACAGCGGATCGGACCACAGCGGCGTCTACCTGCGGTTCGGCGACTGGCCGCACGACGAGCGGTCCTTCAGCCCGGCCGGCGGCTACCACGAGGAAGGCGTCAGCGCCTACGACCTGGACCGGCACGGCGACCCGTCGATCGACCACGGCCTCAACCGGGGCCATCAGCACGACGACGAGTGCGACGTGGACGAGAACGGCACCTGCCAGTTCCAGGACCCGTGGGGGGAGCCGGACAACGACCCGCAGGAGGAGATGCGAGGCCGCGTCGCCCGTGCCGAGCGCTCCCGCTACTACGGCAGCGACAAGCCCTCCGAGGTAGGTCACCTCGTCCGGGGAGAGATGACCGGCGTCGGCTACGACGGCGAGCCGTTGCTGAAGAACGTGAGGCGGGTCGGCGACTGGATCGACCACCGGCACCTGTTCCTCGACCAGGCGAAGCCGCACCGCCTTGCCCGCGACCCCTCTGACGAGGACTACGAGGAGCCAGAGGAGAAGCCGCCGTACGGCTACCGCAACCGCACTGCTGCCCTGGAGGCCGGAACCCAGCTGTATCACGGAAGCCTGCACCAGTACGCGCCGGGCACAGTACTCACTCCCGAAGGGAAGGACGCCGAGGGCTCCCGCTGGTCGGGTGACTACGTCTACGCCGCCACGAGCCCGGAGGCGGCCCGGTACTTCGGCTCCATGCACGACACCACCCCCATGAGCGACGCGGACGTGCACGTGCACCGGGTCGAGCCCGTTGGTGACGTAGAGCCGGACGAGTTCCCCGAGGGCGCCGAGGACGAGAGGTTCGCTCGCGGGAACTACCGGGCGAAGGCGCTGCGCGTACTCGACAGCCGCCGCGTGCCGGGACACTGGGCGAAGACGGGCGCCTACGAGGGCGAGCGGATGCTCCGCAACACCCACGAGCTTGGCTGGAGCAACGAAGAGTGGGCTGCCGCGCGCCGCGAGCCGTGGCACGCGGCGGCTAAGCTCGCCCAGCGGCAAGTGCGCCTGGACCACCCGAAGACGACCATGGATTTCCCGCGCGGCGAGGAGGGCGACCGGATGGTCGGCCATATCCTCCGCCATACCGGGTACCAGGGGGACGTCAGCGGGGCGTTCGTCTCCCGGCATCCTGATCCCGCGAGGAGGACCTCCAATCCCGCGTGGCTGGACGGGTACCCCGGGGTAACCCTGCACCCGGAACGATGGGACTACGGCACTGTCGCGCATGAGGCCGCCCACCACGCAGTGATGGAGGCCCACGGTGTCGGCCCGAACCAGTACGAGTCCGACGAGGCCAGTCACGGCCCCGAGTGGGCCGGGCACTACGCGCAGGGGCTGAACAGGATCTCGAAGAGCGCCGGGGACGACTTCCTGGCCCACCACCAGTTCTACCGGGACCTGATCGGCGAGGGCCTCCAGTGGAAGCGCCCGTCGGACATGGACGCGGCCGACGAGCGGTGGCGGAACTCGGGGGAGTCTTACCCGCGCGGTCCCCGACCGCAGCAGAGTCACTACGGCACGGGCATCGAGCGCGAGGCGGCAGCGGCAGAAGGACCTGCCGGGATCCGCATGGTCGAGCCTGAGGAGTACCGGAAGTACGTCTTCCCTGACTACCCGGCGAAGACCCTCCCGGCTCTCGCCAGGCACCTGAGGAAGAACAGCCCGGGGTACTACGACAAGCTCCGCGCTGACGTGCAGGCTAACGGGGTCCGCACGCCGCTCCTGGTGCGCTTCCCCGGCGTTCCCGGGCACCCGGTGAAGAAGCCGCAGGTGATGGATGGCCATCACCGGGGAGCTGTCGCCAGCGAGCTGGGCCTCCCGGTGCCAGTTGGCGACTATGACAACGAAGAGCACTATCGGTCGGCTATGCAGGCGGGGCAGGCGTGGTTCCGCGAGAACCACGACCTGAAGGCCGGCATCGTGCGCGAGGCGGCAGCCGACCCGGCTTACCTGCACGGAGGGCCGAACCGGGTGGAGCCCGGCGGTCTCATCCACCAGGACGCCATGCCGGAGAGCTACGGTCGGCTAAGCCATAACTTCTTCACTACCAGCCGGGACGTGGCCGAGGAAGCCGCTGACATGCGCAACGGCCTCGGCCACGGCTGGGTGCATACCGTTGAGCCGACCGGGCCGTTCGAGGTTGACCCGGGCGAGCCGGATTCCTGGAAGTCGGAGGCTCCCCTGCGGGTGCTGTCGGTAGAGCCGGGCCGGCTGAATGGCAAGGTCCCGCACCCGCCGATCGTGCGCGAGGCGGCGGCTGAGCACGGCCCCGTCTACACCTACGTGCCGGGCTCCTCCCCGGGGTCGCACGCGATCGTCGCGCACCCGGCCGGGGCCGAGCAGACGAAGGAGAACCGCATCGGCAGGCTGAGCTGGACCGAGGAACCCGAGGGACCGCGCGTCGTAAACGTCCACGTGGACGAGGGGTGCCGGCGGCACGGCATCGCGACCGAGATGCTGCGGCGCGCCGAGGAGATCACCCCCGGGATCAGGCACTACAACCCTAGTCCCGACGCCGTGAAGTGGATCGAGGGGATGGGCAAGGAGGCGGCAGCCGGAGACTACCGCCAGCCGCACCAGGGGCCGGACGCTGAGGACGGGGAGGCACTGCACGAGCTGGGGACGAAGGGTTTTTTCCCGCCTGACGTGCACGAGCGTCCGCAGGATTACGGGGCCGACACCCAGACGGCGGGCAAGATCCGTAAGGCACGCGGCAACCCGGACGAGCGGATCACCATGTACCGGGCGATGCCGAGCCCGCATCACAAGATCAACACAGGCGACTGGGTGACCTTGTCCGAGGACTATGCCCGTGAGCACGCCGAAGAGTCTCACCCGGACGATAACTACGCCGTCCTCGGTAAGGTCACCCGCGCCAGGCACCTGCGCAATGATGGCAACGACCTGAACGAGTGGACCTACCACGGGCCGACCCAGCACTTCCCGAAACTTGTTGACCGGGGCGGCAAGAACGGCGGCTGGAAGAACTCAGCCGAGCTGAGCAAGGCCCAGTGGAAGGACGTGCCCCCGGAGGATGAGATGCCGTCCCGCGAGGCGGCCAGCTCTGACGGCGTCCCCCAGCGGCCGAAGCGGACCCCCGGCAGCGCCATGGTGTACCTGGACGTCCCGCACGGCACCGTCGAGCCGTACGAGGGGATGGAGACCGGCCACCACGTCGCCCTGGCGTACCTGCCCCGCAAGATCGGCGACGAGGACTTCGCCCGGGTGGTGGACCGCGCCCGGGAGGCGGCGGCCAGGCACGCGCCGATGAAGGCCACCATCTCGGGCGGCGGGGTCTTCCCGCCCGGCACCCCGCCCGACCGGCGGAGGGCGGCGGTCGTCCCGGTGCACGCCCCCGGCATCCACGAGCTGCACCGCGAGTTCTCCGAGTTCGACCGGGCGCACTACGAGGCGTACACCCCGCACGTCACCCGGGCGCAGCTCGGCGGCCACCAGGCCGACCCGCCGGCGCACCCGGAGGTGAGCTTCCCCGTCACCCACGTGCACGTGCGGCGGGGCGACGAGGTGCACTCCTTCCCGCTGACCGGGACGAGCCGCACAGAAGCCGCCCTTCTCGACCCGAAGTGGCGCGAGGTCCAGGTCATGAACGGCTGGACCTGGGACCCTACCCCGCGTCCCGTCGGGAAGGGATACGACACCCGGCCGGTCTCGGTGCGCGCTGACGACGCGGTGCGCGATTACCTGACGCACCGCAGCCAGCACGACAGCGAGACGGACGAGGAGTTCGCCGAGCGCAAGGCAGACATCGGGCGCTACGGCCCCTGGCACAAGCCGAAGGACAGGGACGTCCGGGTCCTGGAAAAGTACCGGGACCGGGCACTGAAGGGCGGCCCGATCCGGCGGGAGGGCGGCAGGAACGGGAGCATCCCGCAGGGAACTGAGTTCAGGCACGAGGTACTCGAACCGCCGGACGACTTTCACCAGATCACTGCCGAGCACCCGGAGCACGGCAGGATCGGCCGCATCACCTGGGAAGGGGCGTCAAGCGGCATCTTCCCGTCTGAGGTGCACGTGGCAGAGGTGCATCCCGACTTCCGCCGCCGGGGGATCGCCACCGAGTTGTTCCGCCGCGCCTCGGAGATCACCCCTGGCTTGCATCATGCGCCGGAGGAGGCGCAGGGTGACGACGCAAGGGCCTGGATCGCCCGTGAGGCGGCTGCCCGGACGGTTTGCCCGTACTGCGGCACCTACGAGGACGCCCACCCGCAGTTCGAGGGCCTCTACCACGCGACAAGCCCCGCGCACCGGAACAGCATCAGGGACTCGGGGCTGCGCACCGAGTTCGACCAGGGCGAGGACATGACCGAGCCCGGGATCTACATGAGCCCGCACTCTAACGATGACGCCCACCAGGACGTCTGGCACGTTGATATCAGAGGACTGCGCCTCCACCCGGACGACCCGGGGAACATGGAAGAGTTCAAGGACGTCGGCGGGTCCTACTTCTCGAAGGAGGACATCCCCCCGGAGAGGCTGCACCTGCACCGGCCGGGCACGGGGAACAAGTGGATCGGCTATCCCCCGAAGACAGCGGCGGCCGGCCCGCAGTTCTTCCATGGGACCGACTCGAAGCTGAGCGAAGGCGACCTGATCGTTCCCGGTCGCCCGAAGGTGAACGCAGGCAGCGACCCCAGGCACGTCTACTTCACCGAGAAGTACGAGCACGCCGAGGGCGCGGCGAGGGGAGCCACTGACCGCCGTGCCACCAGCTACGACCGCGAGAACGGCAGGTGGGTGCATGACGCCCCGGGGGCGCACTACGTGTACGAGGTGGAGCCGACCGGGGAGTGGGGACAGGACGAGCAGCTCCCGTGGACGCCCTACAGCCACCAGTCCGCTCACCCGCTCCGGGTTGTGCGTGACGTCACCAGGCGTGACGGGGACATGCACCGCGAGGCGGTCAGCGGCTACGACGGGCTGACCGGGCGCTCCGCGATGATCTACCTCGATCTCCCGCCGGGCACCGTGCGGCTGGTGCCCGGCGGGGTCGATGATCACCACGTCACCCTGGTGTACCTGGGCAAGAACGTCAGCGACGAGGCGTTCGGGGAGGCCTGCCGCCGCACCAGGGCAGCCGCCGCGAAGCTCGCGCCGATGGACGGGGTGCTGCGCGGCATCGACATCTTCCCGCCGTCTAAGTCCAGCGACGGCAAGGTGGTCGCGTTCGTGCCCGCCTACATCGGCAGCGTCGGGCTGCTGCGCCGCGAGCTGGATGACCTGTCGGCCTCCGAGCACACCGACTGGCGCCCGCACGTCACCCTCGCGTACCTCGAAGAGGGCGACTCGCTGCCCGCACCGCACCCGGCGGTGCCGCTGCGCTTTGACCGCATCCACGTGAAGCGCGGGGACGACGTACGGAGCTTCCCGCTGGGCGGGATGCAGCGCCAGGCAGCGGCTGAGCTGCCTGCTTACTATCACGGCACCAGGTACGAGCTAACCCCGGGGCAGGTGCTGACTGGCGGCGCGAAGCCCGCGAACAACCCGGGTGTCGGCAGGTACGAGCACGTCTACATGACGCGGTCGCCGATGGGGGCTCATGCGGCGGGGAGCCTCGCCTACGATGAGCTGGGATACCAGCGCGGGCAGCCTAACGTCTACGCCGTGGAGCCCCTCGACCCGGTAGAGCGCGACCCGTTTACGAACGGAGCTGTGCGCAGTAAGCGCGCCCGGGTGATACGTAAGGTCAACCCGTTCACTGAGCCATACGATGGTGACGATGACTGAAGACACGCAGGCGGCAGAGAACAGCCTGCCCGAGGTGAAGTTCGCGGAGCACCCGCAGCGCAAGTGCCGCGAGCCGGTGACCGAGGATGGTCTGATCGACCACTGGTGCGACCTGCCCGCCCCGTCGCAGAAGGGGCACCCGGGGCCGTGCTGCCCGAGCACCCTGCGCTCCGCGATCCGCCGTCGCCAGCTCTGGGAGAAGGCGAATCCGGGGTGGGAACAGATGCAGCGTACTGACGACCCGTTCGCCGATTTCACCAAGATCCCGGGAGTGACCTGATGGTTTCCCAGTACCCGCCGCAGAAGCCCGAGGTCATGAAGATGCGGCTGGCCCCGCGCGCCGCTCAGCCGCAGCGCGTAGCGCCGCCGGAGGTGATCACTTCCGACATCCCCTCGTCCGCGCTCCTCCCGGCCGCCCCTCCCCCGTGGACCATCACGGTCCCTGCCGCCGACGGCACCCCGCTGCTGACGATGCGCGAGGAGAACGGGTTCCTGGTCGTCGAGGGCGACGAGTCCCGCTGGGACGAGGGCGCCAAGAAGTTCCTGTACGGCATGATGCAGTGGGCCGGCCAGGCGGGCATTACCTGGAAGGACGAGGTGCGCAAGGCGGGAGAGGCCAGGTGACGGCGTACGTCATGGCCGGAGGTACCCGCATCCCTGTCACCGGGTTCGCCCTGCGCGGCGGGAAGATGATCCTGACGTGCGAGACCGCCGGACCAGTCCCGGAATCGGCCGGGGATGTCGCGGTGACGGTCTTCGGCGAGGACGGGATCGGCTTCGGGCAGGGTTACTGTCGTGTCTCCTGGCAGGAAGTCCGCCCAGGCGAAATGCTTGCCCTGGTCGTCGCGATGGGGCTTGAGCGCTGCTACGGCGACGCGGAGACGGCGGTCTAGGTGCCCTCCTACCACGACCTGCACGTCACCACCGCCGAGATCCCGCGCACGTCGGTCTTCAGTCTGCCTTACGACCTCTGGGTGATATGTTCCCGCATCTCCGGGTGGGAGCTGTGGCGGACCGCCTCCCGGCCGGCCGGCTGGAAGCTCCTGGCGGGCGAGTACGCCTCCCTTGACAAGTGGCTGGTGCTGGACGTGGACGGCAGTGTCATCGTGGACAGCCGGAAGCAGCCGGACGGGAAGACAGACAGCGTGCCCGCTGCCCCTAACGGGGTTGTCTAGCAAGAAAAGCTGTATTATCCTGGCTTTACGTCAGGCGCTTCCGCAAGAAAGCGCTTGTTCCTTGCAACGCGGGCCCGGACCGATGGGCCTGCGCGCAGACCGGGCGACCCGCACTGGCTCTGGGTCGCCCGGTCTGCCGTTTCCGGAGGAGGACTGGTGGAGCAGACGGACCGCGAGACGGCGATGACTGCCTTGTACGAGGACTACGCCAGGGCGCCGGTCCTCGCGAGACTGGCCGGAGGGCGGACGCTGGTGCGCGGCCACGGGATGCTCAGCGCCCCTGTCGCGGTCGTCGGCGAGGCACCGGGCGAGCAGGAGGACCGCCGGGGCAGGCCGTTCGTCGGGCCGGCCGGGCTCTTGCTGAAGGACTTGCTCGGCAAGGCCGGGATTCCGTGGGAGTACTGCTACGTGACCAACGTGCTGCCGTGGCGCCCCCCGGCCAACCGCACCCCGTACCCGTTTGAGGTTCAGGCGTCCGAGGCGCGCCTGGCAGCCGAGGTCGCCCTGGTTGACCCGGTGGTGGTCGTCGCGGCCGGGGAGGTCGCCTGGCGCGGCCTTACCCGGGGCAGCCTGGGGAGGTTCGCCGGCGCGCGGTTCCAGTGGCACGAGCTGGACGGCCGCCGCCTCCTCGCGGTCCCGCACCCGAGCTTCATCCTGCACCTGAAGGAAGCTGAGGTCCCTGAGTGGAAGAACGCCACGGTCGAGGCGCTGCGGCTGGCGCTGCCGCAGAAGGCCAGCGCGTAGCCGGGTCGGCAGAAGAGGAAGAGACTCCCGTCTATGACGGGCCCGACCCCCGGAGGTGGCCGGGCCGGGAGGACATCTGGCCCCTGGCGGAGGACCTGCGCCAGGCCGACTCGATGCTGGAGCTGCTCGACGGGAAGGTGGCCCGGGACGGGATGCCGCCCGCGTTCGACGAGGCGCGCTCCCTGCTGCGGGCCACCGCAGCAGGGTGTGCCGGGAAGCTGGCCGTCGCCCTGCTGTCCGCTTTCGGGGTCCCGGTCCCGGAGGAGCCCGAACTGCCCACGGAAGCCGTGGGAGGCTTCAGTGGCGACAGCGACGGCCCGGGAGACCGGGATCACCTGCGATGAGTGCCAGGGCGAGTTCGTGCTCGGCACTGAGTACTTCTACTGGTACGGCCGCAAGCTGCACCAGTCGTGCGCCAGCGAGGCGGCGGCCGAGCGGCGGGAAGACGACTGCACCGCCGTAGAGGCGGCCCGGCTGATCCTGGCCGCAGGAACGCGGGTCGTCCTTTCCCGCGCTCAGCTCCGCGCCCTGGTGACCGCAGCCGTGGAGCAGGGGCTGGAGCCTGTCCGCAAGCCTGACTCGGGCAGGCAGCAGTGGTACGGGCGGATGCCCGGCTGGTCGGCCGCCCGGGTGAAGCAGGGCCTGGCCGCGTCGGAGGCGGCGGGCATGTGGCTGGATTTCCTCGACGCGGGGCGGATGCCGCCGCTGCGGGGCTGCGACTTGTCCCGGCTGATGGACGTCATCGACGGGCAGGGATCACAGCCAGGTAACAGTGACCCGCTGACCTCTATCGTTACCGTGCCGTTACCTGTCTCTGCGTTCTTCCCGTGACCCGGCCGCAGAAGGTACAGGAACCCACGGGAGGGCTGATGACGAACCGCAGTGACCTGACGCGGATGATCCGCCAGGCGTCCACGGGCCGGGAGACCGCGCAGGCTGTCGCCGCCCTCGACGAGTTCGACCGCCGCCAGGCGGCGCTCGCCGAGCAGGACAGGGCGACCGACCTGGGCGCGCGGATCGCCGCCCAGCGCCTCATGCCGTTCACCGCGCACGAGCACCACACGGCGGCCACCGACTGGATCGCCGAGTACGAGCCGGCCGGCGACTACCGCACCGCGATGATCGCCGAGGCGAGCACCTGGTACCGGAACCTGCCCCGGGAGGTTCGCGCCGACCGCGAGGAGCTGACCGCCCAGGCGTCCGGCCGGGCCCGCACCCTCGCCTCCGCCTACGCCTCCCGGGCGGCGGCCGAGAGCGAGTTCCTGTCGGCGGTCGGCTACCTGCACACCCGGGAGGGGGCCTCGGGGCTGCCGCAGATCGACCAGACGATCGACCCGAACAACCAGCCGCAGCAGACTCCGTACCCCGCGCAGGTGTTCCCCACCTTCGCGCCTGACCAGGACCCGTACAACGCCCAGGTCGAGGGGCCCAACCACGACTCGGAGATCTCCAGCCAGGTGGCCCCGCTGATCCAGCAGGTGCAGCAGCAGGACGCCGGCGGCTCGGGGTACGGCGCGGGCCCGGAGCGGCCCGACGCGCATACCACCAGCTTCGACACGGCCGACTCCTACGCGGAGGTCCCGCTCGGTCCTCCGGGCATGATCCCGACCGCCCCGGCGGCGACCGACTCCCAGGGCTACAGCGCCCCCAACCCGGTCGCCGGGGTGCCGCAGGACGCGGGCGCCGAGCGCAGGACCGCCGCCGTGATCGACGGGTACTCGCTGCCCGACCCGTTCGGCTACCGCTGGGCGATGACCCGCGAGGTAATGCACCCGTTCCACGAGCGCTGCGGATCGGCCCACTGGCCGGACGAGGACTGCTTCGACCGCTCGCACACCGCCTCGGTCGCCGTCGGGTACCTGATGGACATCGAGGGCGTCCGCCGCCAGGCGCAGTGCGAGGCCGTCGGGGTCAGGGAGGGGCTGCGCGCGGTCACCTCGTCGCACTCGGCGGCGGAGCTGGGCACGGCCCACAACCGCTTCACGTCCGCCTGGGGGCAGAGCGACCGCAGCGCCGACGACAGCGCGGTGCTGCACGGTTTCATGGCCGTGGTCCGGCCGGTGCTGTCGGAACTGTCCTGCACCGCGTGCAAGGGCGGCGACTGCGGCAACTGCCACGACCGGGACTGCGCGTGCGCTAAGCACCCGAAGGGGACCGGCAGCCGGATGGGCGCGAGGGGCCTGGCGGCCGGCGGCGTCACCGAGTCCGAGCGCGAGCACGCCGTCCACCACCTGCCGGGCACCGACAAGTTCCCGGTTGACTCGGCCGCCGACGTGGAGAACGCCAAGCACGACATCGGCCGCACGAACGAGCCGCACGGCAAGGTAGTCAACTACATCGACGACATGGCCAAGGAGTACGGCGTCGCCCCGGTAGGAGGCAAGTGATGGCCCGGCCGGACTACTCCCCGGGTGCCCGCACGGGGCTCATGTGGGCTACCGCGTCTGACCCGGACGGGGACGGGGACAATGACTCGACGCCGCAGGGCGACACCGACCACGACTGGTGGAGCACCGACGGGCGGCCGATGCGCTCGCAGGCCGCGTCGGGGCTGCCGCAGGTCCAGCAGCACACCGACCCGAACAACCAGCCCGACCCCGAGGGCGACCAGCTCCCGGTGGGGGTGGCGTTCCCGCTGGGCGACAACTCGCCCAGCTCCACGTTCCGCCAGGAGTGGTCCACCGGGCCGGACGGTCCGCAGCCGCGCACGGCGAAGGCCGACCTCGCGGCGGGGGACGCCGAGGCGCTCGGCAAGGCGGCGGCCACCCGGGGGGAGCGCCCGCAGCACAAGGACAAGTTCGGGCACAGTGCCGTCCAGCACGGCCGCTACCTGTCCGCGTGGAACGAGACGGCCGGGCTGATGCACGGCGCGGTCGGCCGCGCGGCGATGAGCCGCGACGAGTACGCGCGGCACACCGGGCGCGCCGACCTGCACTCGCAGTACCTTGCCGCCTACGCCCAGGGACGGCGGATGAACTCCGACTCCTCGGCGCTGTACCGGGCTGACGCCGAAGGGCAGGCGACCGCTTCGCTGCGCCGCCAGGCGGACACCTGGAGCCAGCCGCGCCAGTCCACCGACGACATCAGCCCGCCGTTCAACTCGGCTGCCACCTCTCCGGACCCGTGGTCGCAGAACGAGGACGGCGGAGACTTCCAGGCCGGCCTGAGTGCCGGGCAGTCGGACCGGGCCGCAGGGGAGCGTCCGCTGTTCGCCGACAACAGCTCGGGGGTCTCGCCGTACGTCAAGGGCTACGCCCAGGGCTACGGCGGCTCCCAGGGCCCCGCAGGGCCGCAGGACGTGCCCCGCTCGATGGGCGGCGACTCCGGGCAGGCACAGAACGCTCAGGAGGCCCAGCGGGCCTTCCAGGTGGCCAGGGCGTCCCGCACCGCGTCGCTGCGGCGCGTATCGGCCGCGTTCGCCCCCGACTCGCTGATGGACGACCCTGAGTTCCGCAAGGCATACAAGTACTCCTTCATCTGGGAGCCGGGCGTGCCGCTGGTGAAGAAGGGATCGGCCCGGTTCGAGGCTGGCCTGTACGCGGGGATCACCGACCAGCCGGCCAAGCAGCAGGCGTGGCTCGCAGAGCATGCCCGGTTCGCCTCGTGCTTCCCCGAGCTGGGACGCCGCGTCGAGCTGCACGAGGCGTTCACCCGCAAGACCGGGGCCGCGCGCGGCGTTTACGTTCGCCAGGCGGGTACCTCCACCGACCTGGTCACCGACGGACCGGGCACCTCACCGGACCCGATGGGCTCCACACCGCTGAACGGCCCGGGGGCGCCCCCGCCGATGGGCGGCCTGTCCGACCCGGCCCAGCAGGGGGGAGCGCCGCCGTACCAGGGTGCCCCGCCGCTGCCCGGCGGCCCGGTGGTCCCCGACGACGTCATGGGCCAGCCGCAGCAGCAGCCGCAGCCGAACGGGCCGACGGTGCAGACGTACTCGGGGATGCACCCGGAGAACGCGCAGCTTGCCCCCACGGCGCCCAACAGCGCCGACCAGAGCGGCTACACGAACCGATCGGCGTACAGCGGTGATCCGCGCGGCAACGACCGCCTGGCGGCCTTCAGGCGCACTGTCCAGGCCAATCTGGCGACGATGGGAGCACGGTGATGGACGACCTTTGGACGATCGCCAGCGAGGACCACGAGGGCCTCGCCCGCCAGGCGGCACTGGCGCGGGCGGACGCCGAGCTGGAGGGCGTGATGCCGTTCCTGCTCGCTTCCCGCACCCCGGGCGAGTTCGAGCACCGGGCGTCGCTCGCCGAGGACTCGTTCGTGGCCATCGCGGCGCGCGGTGACCTGGACCTGGGCGACCTGATCGCAGTCGCCCGGCGCCGCTACGAGCTGTACCGCGAGGCCCTCGCGGAGGACGTAGACCCGGTGATCTCGCTGGAGCCGCTGCTGAACGGCGGCGGCTTCGGCAGCGGGCCGGAGCGGGCCGACAGCCACACCGAGGGGCCCGACTACTCGGGCGGCTACTCCGAGGTCCCGCCGGGCGCACCGGGCGGCCCCGACCCGCAGGTGACCCAGGTGCGGCCGGAGACGCCGGGCCAGGTGACCCAGGCGACAGGCTCGCTGCGCAGGCGGGCGGACGCCGACCCGGGCTCGATGATGATGAGCCCGTACATGCCGCCGGACCTCGGCACCGGGGACGGGTCGGTGGACATGAGCACGCCCAGCGGCGGCACTGACGGGCTGACGCCGAGCATCCCCGCCGGGACGCAGGGCGGCGGAGGCACCGCCCCCGTCGGCCAGCCGACGAGCAAGCCCGGTGTGTCTTCGACGGCCAGCGCCGACCCGGTGCACTCGCGGGTGCTGCGGGCGACGGCGGTGATCGCGCAGGCGAACCCGGGGCTGCCCCGCGCCGAGTGCGAACGGCTGGGCCGCACGGTGGTGGCCCGCTACCTGCGGGAGGCGGACCTGACCGACTCGGTGATGGGCAACGGCCCGGTGAACGGCGGGGGCGGGGGGTCCGGCGGTTCGGGCTCGGGGGGCGGCACCGGGCTGGCCGGGCACGTGCTGGAGGGCCAGGGTATCCGGAGCCTGATCAGCGGCGGCGCGGGTGAGGCTGCCGAAGGCCTGGCGGAAGCGGCCCCGCTGCTGGCCCTGTAGAAACGCTGAGGCCGCCGGGAGCGGGGTTCCGGCGGCCTCGTGCTGCGGAGGCGTTTGCTTTCGGGGGAGCATTTTGTGCCTCTGCGGGTCACTATAGCGTCGTTACGCGGTCTTCTTCCTGGCGTTCATCGACTTGAGCAGCTCGGCCATCTGGAAGTCGGCGATCCTGGTGCCGTTGATCGTGCGGAAGGAGAGGGCGGTGTAGCCGTCCCTCGCGAGCTGGCGGATCATCGACCGGCCGCCCTTCAGGGCGTGCGCCCTGGTGGTCAGGCCGAGGTCCCAGGGGTAGGCCCATCCCGGCTGCATCATTCCGTCGTCCGGCTGGCCCGGCTTGTAGAGCGCGTTGATGATCACCCGGTGAGTGCCGAAGTAGGCGCGGACCACCGGGGCGGTCGCCTCGACGAGGGGGACGACCGCCATGACGTAGTGCTCGTCGGAATTCAGCAGGCCGGGGCGCACCTGGTGCGCGACCGCCCTGGTGCGCCTGGTCACCGAGTCGTGCGAGGTCCCGACGGCGACGACCTTACGGGGGAAGTCGTTCTCCGCGTCCGGGTACATCAGGACCCCGGCTACGGTGTAGTCCCCGGCAGTCTTGTACTCGATCGCCTCGCCGAATGCCTCGGCGATCATCGTCTTGCTGGTGCGTCCGGCCATCAGGTCCTCCTCGTCGCTTCGTTCCTTGCACGAGGAGCTTATCAAGAAAAGCTGTATTGTCACAAGGGGATTACCAGGCGCAGAGGCCCGGGTCACCGTTGACCCGGGCCTCTGGCGGTGCGGCGGTGCTACGGGGTTACGACGTTGATCCAGCCCGTCTGCGCGTGGGGGAGCGGCTGGCGGTTCGCGCCGGCCGGGATCAGCTCGATGTCGTAGGTGTGCCCCGGCTTGAGGCCCTCCCAGAAGCCGACAGTGCCCCCGGTGAAGCCCAGGTGCGGCGAGCCGGCCGGGCTGAAGCCGTAGCCGAACGTGCGGGTCAGGACGTAGTGCACGCCGGGGCCGTCCTTCCAGCCCAGCTCGACCCGGGTGGGCAGCAGCGAGCCCGGCACCACGTGGCCGTCGTACAGGTGCGGCAGGATGCAGGTCTTGCCGGTGATGTTGCCGTCGGCCGGGAGGTTCCCGTCCCCGTTGGTCCCGGAGTCGGTCCAGGTCTCGCAGTCAGTGGAGTACGTCCAGTCCCAGCCGTTGCCGCCGCTGGTGTAGGCGCCTGTCACGCTGGCCTGGGCGCTGGCCGCGAACGCCTGCCTGAACCAGTCGGTGGTGGTGTCGGCGCTGGCAGCCGGAGAGGCGAAATTGTCGTTCTGGGTCTTCTCGGCGTACCCGGCGCTGGGGATGTCGGCGGCCGGGGCGTAGAGCACGTACGTCGCGGTGCCCTCCATCGTGCCCTTCGCGGACCTGAGGATCTTCACGCCTGCGACAGCCTGGTTGGGGGCGTCACTGCCGACAACCGCGTTGAACTGGCCGCTGTCGCTCACCTCAGCCGTGTAGCAGGTGTCCTCGCTCGCGTCGAAGTTACTCAGCTCCGCAGCGGTGCAGACCGAGGCGGCGGCGGCGTCCATCGTCAGCGTGCGGTTGAAGTCGTCGTATGCCCACGCGTTGCCGCCGTTGCCCGAGTCAGGGTGGTTGAGCACCCGGGTGACGGCCTTGACCAGCGGGGCACTGGCCGCCTGGCCCGAGGTCGTGGCGAACGCCGCGCCTGCGCCAGTGGCGACGAACGCCGCTGCGGCTATGCCGATAAGCCCGTTTCGGTTCAGCTTCATGCAGTTCCTTCCTTAACCTGAAATGTCAAGGAAGACCATAGCCCACTCAGGGTCACTCTCGCCCGCGTAAAGCCCGTTCCGTTATATCTGTGCCCTGTTGTCACAAAGATACCGACGCGCGGACGAACCGCATGATGCTCCAGCGGTAACGCCGTTCGAAGGCGAGGATACGGGCTGCCTCGGCGGCATTGCCGTGGCCCTCGAACGGGCGGTAGGTGAAGCGCCCGCTCCTGAATGCCCAGTAATTCGACTTCACCCGGTTGTGGGCGCCGCACAGGGTGCAGAAATTCCAGAACGACGTCCGGCCGCCGAGCGACCAGGGGCGCACGTGGTCGAGGTTGAGGTCAGCGCTGCTGTGGCACCAGGGCAGGCAGCACATGTGCCTGTCGGCCGCGTAGACGATCCTCCGCAGCCGCTTGCTGACCCCCGGCCGGTACGGCTGGCCCCGGCGCCACCAGGTCCGCCACGAGCACGGCACGAGGGCTCCAGGCGCCTCGATCGCCAGGAGGACGACCAGCGGGTAGAAGAGGCTGACCAGCAGCCCGGTGACGACCAGGCCGGCGAAGCCCAGCACGCCGCCCGGGGTGTTGTCCGCCAGCCAGCCGAAGAACGCGAACACCCCCGGCAGCGCCCAGCGGCCGAGGGTGCGCGCGGGAGCGCGGTGCCTGGCGGCACTGCTCGTCGTCATGGTGCGCTCCTGCTAGATGTGGGTGATGAAGACGCCGATGCGGTTGGCGACGACCGGGATGTAGCCGAGGAGGCCGTGGACCCGGTCAGCCCAGCCGACCGGGTCGTCCCAGATGCCGACGACCAGCACGATGACGATGATCCACACGAACGGGTGCCACTGCGGGATCCACCTCATTTAAATTCTTCCTCCCTCGACGGCGCCCCTGGCGAGGCCCATAAGAGTGTTGACGCTGTCGGCCAGGCTGCTTACGTCGGCCTGGAGTCCGGCGATCGTCCGGTCCTTGACTGCCTTGTCGCGCTCTAGGACGATGACGTCGTGCTCCAGGGACTGCACGCGCCGTTCGAGCATGTCCAGGTCGTGCTCTTCGGCCGCGCCGATGTCGCGCGGCGTGTGGCTGTGCCGGTCGTCGGCTACGCCCTGGACCTCGCTGGCGTAATGGCTGTGGTCGCTCATGATCCCTCTCATGATACAGGTTTTCTTGATATACGGACTTGAATAACCGGGCCCGGCTCCAGGGGAAGAGGAGCCGGGCCCCGTGCGTCAGGCCGCGTGAGCGGCGTAGACGCTGAACTGGGTGAACGCCCACCCGACGGGGTTCTCTGGGTCACGGACGGCTTCAGCCCAGCCGGCGATGACGTCCTGCCACCGCTCGCTGCGGCCCAGCTCCAGCAGCAGCTCGATGTCGGCGGCGATCTCCTCGCGCACCGAGTCGTTCAGGCGGTCGCCGGCCCACTTGTCGCTTACTGCCTTGATGCCGGCCCAGCGGCGCTCCTGGGGTGTCTCCTTGCGGGGCTGCGCTGCCCTGGCCGCACGCTCCTGGAGCCGCGCCTCCTTCGCCTGGGCCGCCTGCTCGCGGGCCACGCGCCTAGCTTCGCGCTCTGCCTCCCGCTGCGCCCGGGTGATATCCCTGCGGGACTGGCACCACTCGACCGGGGCGTTCGGGAAGCACACGGAGCAGAGCGTCTCGCCGAGGCCCTCGAACCGGCCCTCGATACCGTGGATGGCCTCGTCGGCGGTCAGGCCGGAGTACTCGGTTGCCCAGCCCATGTCGGTGTCCCACCGGACTGTCTTGCATCCCCGGAGACTCGCGTGGATGTGGCCGTCAGCGTTCAGGCACGGGTAGTAGCGCAGCCATGCGCCCAGCGCGAGGTACTGGTTTTCAAGCTCCTCGGCCTGGAGGTTCAGCGCGGTGATGACGTCGCGGGCACTGGCGATCCGGGCGAGCAGCTCCGAGGGCCGCACCCGGTAGCTCAGGCTCTTCTCGTCGCTGCCGTTCGCCATCGCGGCCAGCGCTTCCTCGGCCTCGCTGTGGCTCATCTTCCAGTGCGAGCTGCCCAGGCCGCGCTTCTTGTCGCCGGCCATCCGGTGCACGGTGTCAATGAGCCGCTCCAGGCCGCGCGCTTCCATCGTCGCCCGCTGGATGACCGCGAACTCCTGCGCGTCAAACTGGGCCATCTCGTACTGGGTCAGGTCTGTCGTCATCAGGCTCTCCTCGCTGTGCGGTTCCTTGCAAGAGGAGCTTATCAAGAAAAGCTGTATTGCAACAAGGGGAAATGCGAAGGGCCGCCCGGGATCGCCCGCGCAGCCCTTGCCCTGGAGGAGGACCAGGCTTTAAGTCCCCGGTGCGATGTAGGGGATGGTGTGCCCAGCGCCTACCCAGTAGTGCCCGAGCAGGCCGAGCAGCGTCACCAGGACGACTACCACGGTCATCGTCATGACGACTCCGGCATGGCTCTTGCGGATGTTGATGCTGACGTTCTTCCGCCACATGTCGCTGAACCGCTCGCGGATCACAGGCGGCATGATGGGGAGGCGCACCCACGCGGGGAGGATGTGGAGCCCGGCGTTGTTCAGCCGGACGGCCTCGTCGGTGCTGATCTGCGCGGCCTCGACCTTGCCCTGCCAGTAGTCCACCGTCCGGTCGAGCTGGTACCCCTGGAGTGTCGCCCCGACGGGGGCCCAGTAGCGGTGCAGGA